TCAGGCCGCCAGCGGCTCCAACATCTCCGGCGTGACCACCTGTTCCCAGGCCTTGCCGAACCGCTCATGGTACGTGATGGCCACGGTCTGGCGACCGTTCAGGCTGAAGCCGCTGCGCGACGAATGGCTATCGCTGGGCGCGAGCGTCGGGTGCTGGATGACCCGCATCCCGCTCTCTTCCTTCACCACGACCTCGTGGTGGTAGTGTCCGGTGTGGGCGTAGCGCTTCTTCGTCCGGCCCCACATCTCGTCATACCGATCGGCGAAGAGGACGGGCAGCTGCTCCTTCTTCTTCAGGTGGCCGTGGTGGAAGGCGAGCATGTTCTTGCCGAACTCGTAGGCGTAGAACGGCGAGGCGCTCCGGATGACCTTCACGCGCGGCTCGTTCTGATAGAGCGCCCGCAGCACCGGCCGCATCCACATCGACCCGGCGATGTCGTGGTTGCCCTCAGCGCCCAACACGACGACCTCGTCGTGGCGGTGCAGCGCGAAGTCGATCAGCTTCTGCATGATCCGGATCGCCGCATCGACGATCGCCTCGTAGTGGGCCGCGGCGTCGACCACGTGCCGGCTTGTTGGCGTCAGGGGCAGCAGACCGTCGAAGTGCAAGAAGTCGCCGAGTTGCGCGATGAAGCCGACGCGGGCCGCCGGCGCGCTCGCAACCATGTGCTCAAAGCACTTGAGGATGAGCTCTTCCGCGATCTGGAGATCCCAGTCGGCGCCGCCCTCCTCCGCCCAGGCGCGCATGCCCAAGTGGTAGTCGGTGAAGATATAGAGGTTCAGGAGGTGGCGCAGGGAATGCGCCGGCGCCGGGAGCGGGGCCAACCGCGGTGCGTTGTTGTGCGCCAGCTTGGCGAGCGCGGCCTCGATCCCCTGGAGGCGGGCGGCTTCGTCAGCCTTGGTCTTCACCCATTGGCCGCGCACCTCGCCGCCGGCGCCATAGTAGGTTGAGACGCCCTGGATCTTCCAGCCATCGTGGCCGTCGCGCGCGGGGCCCTCGAGCTCGCCGCCGTGCCCCAGGACCGGCTCCGGTCCTTCGCGGACCCATTCGCCATCAACCTCGCCATCAGCGTCGTACGCCGTGGTGATCTCCCGGACGACAAAGCCATCCGTACCTCGCGGGGCGATGGCGGCCTGGCGGGCGGCCTGCGCGGCCTCGGCGCGACACTTCTGGATCCCCCTGGAGATGGCCCCATGGTCGACGCCGATCGCCCGGCCGGCCGCGCGCACGCCGCCGTGCTCGAGCACGGCTTCAATGTACTGCAGGCGGCGCGGGTTGGCGTACGGCTTGAGGCTCTCGAGGTCGAGACAGGTGAGGTCTTCTTCGGTCGGAATGAGCCGCAGCGTCACGCTATCACTCCTTGCCCACACGGTCGAAAGCCCGGTCGAGGCGGTCGCCGAGCCTGTTGATCGCGGCTACGAGCCGGGCCTCCATCTGCTCGATCATGCGATTGGAGGCGTAATCTCGGGCCACGTGCTCCTTGAAGGCCGCGAGGTCGGCGTTGAGGCTGTCGATGCGCGCGTGCAGCTCTGCCCTGGCGGCATCGATCTTGGCGAGCGCCTCCTTGGCGTCCTTCGCCGCGCTCTCGCCGCGATACCGAGCAAGCACCCATCCGCCGTAGAAGGTCAGGAAGGCCAGCAGGAGCGATCCGGCTCCGAACACCCACGCGTACTCGCTCACTTTGACTTGACCCCCAGCAGCCCATAGCGGGACGCGTCGGCGCCCCTAGCCTTCAGTTTCGTGCCGCAGGTCCGGCCCCAGGACAGCGCGTCCGTCTGGTAGGCCTCGACCACGCCCTTGGTGGTGTCCTGCGGCGGAGCTCCGGGCTCGTCGCCGCAGTCGAAGTCAGCGGCCACCCAAGTCGGAAGCGGCTTGCCCGGCGCCCCCGGCAGCTTGAGCGGGACGTGCCCGCATGAAGCCGTAAGCAGCATCGGAATAACGGAAGCGATCAGCAGCGCCCGGCGCATTGGCGATCCCCTGTTTGGCGGCGCCCGCGGATCGGGCCAAATCGATGAGGCGGTTGGTTTCGTCGGCGTGGGCCGCGGCCGTCTTCTCGGCGAGCGCCCGGTCGGCCTCGACGGCGGCCTTCCATTCGGTGGCGCGCTGAACGGCGGTGTCGCGCTCGCTGGTCACGGCGCTGAGCTGGGTCGTGAGGCCGGCGCTCTGTCCCTGATAGTGCCTGGCGCACAGCAGCGCGCCGGCGAGGGCGAACCACACCCAGTGCCTCAGCAGGAAACCGCCGACGGAGCCCGCGATGCCGCTGAAGGAGAGCTTAGGCATCGTTCGAGCCCCATTTCTTCTCGAGGCCGCGCATCACACCGAACGGCGCCGCAGCGGCAATCAGGGCAGCGAGCCCCGTGAGGTCGGGATAGGTCTTGGTGGTGATTGGCAGGACGATGCCGACGTTGATGATCGAGCCGGCAATGCCCAGGCAGATGCAGGGCCGCCACCACTTGCGCACCACGCAAAGGGCGATCTCCTGGACGCGAATGGCCGCCCTGAGCGCGCGGTTCATGCGCACCCCCAACGGTAGGCGGCGCAGGCGACTACCGCAGCCACGACGAGATAGACCTTGACCGTAGATGCTCTGATCACGCGAAAAGCGCCTTCAGCTTTGCGGCGCGCGTCTGGCGGTCAACCGCCCCGTTCTGGCCGCCGTTGATCCGTTGAGTGATCTCCGCGCCGTAGTCGGCCGCGGCCAGCTTGCCGAGGCCACGCGAGCGCCAGAACTCGAGCGCCGTGCGGATGGCGATCTCCGGCTCGGCGGCGCGGGCCGGCTCGGCGAGGAGGTCGACGCCGAGCTTGGTGCTCATGGTCAGGTAATTGGCGCGGCCGGTGATCTGGAAGATGCCGCGGCCGCGGAAGCGATAGCCGTCCCCAGGACGGCTGTTGCCCAGGTCTTTGCGGCAGTCGTAGCGAGAGCAGTACCCCGGCCCGCCGACTTCGGTCAGGTACCTGAAGCCCTGCGTTTCGTGCCCGGCTTGGGCCAGGAAATAGATAACCTCGAGCGGGGTGTCGATGTCCCGGCCGTACTCGGCCATCGCCGCGCCGAACTGCGCCGCCAAATCTGGCCGCGCACCTTGATGGGCGAAGAGCGCGGCCCAGGTCTTCGGGCCGCAGTCACCATCTGCGGCGCCAGCATAGAGGCCGAGCGTGCTCAGCTTCCTTTGGGCGTTCGAGATGGTCAGCGTGCCAGCCATGCCGAAACACTGTCGTCACGACCAACTCAGAAGCCTGGATCCCCGGCGTACCATTCGAATACGCCAGCCCCGGCGCCCGCCGGCTTGGCGATATTCGGGGTGGGGTAGATGCGCCCCTGCCCGCCACCGCCAGGCCCACACGCCCGGCTCGGAATGTTCGCGGCCCAACGTCCGCCGAAGCCCCACGCCTGCTCAAAGGTGGAGTCGCCGCCGCTGCGGAGGCGAAATTGGCCGCCCTCGACGAAGTCGCCAACGCAGTAGGCCGCGTTGCCGCTGACCTCGCCGGAGCCCCGGCCGCGGTCGGCAAACGCAAGGATCTCCCCGGTCGCCTGGCGGCGCACCCAGCTGTGGCCGGAGTTACCGCCGGTGTGCGTCTGGCCGATCTGGAATTCGAAGACCTCGCCCTCTCTGGTCGGGGCCTTGCGGTAGGCGAACGCGCCAGAGCCGCCCAGGTTTTCCCCCTCGCCGCCTGACGAGACGATGCCGATACGGACGATTGTCGCACCAGTCGGCGCCATCACCGTCCCGGACGTTGCGAGCTTCAGCCACCCGCGCGAGATCAGCCGCGACCGATCGGGAATGACCTTGCTGTGGAGGATGCTCATTCGTACCCCGGATCCACGGCGTAGAATTCCAGGCAGGCGCGCCCGTCCGCGGCGGCGAATTGCGGATAGGTGAACGCTCCCGACACCCGGCCGCCGCCGCCGCCGTACCAGGGCGCGTTGGTGATCGACGCTCCCACGCCGCCAAACCCCAGCGGGAACGGATCGGAGTCGTCGCCGGCCGACGCCCCGCCGGAACTTGGGCCAGCGGCTCCGCCGCTGCGGGTGATCAGGCCGGTGGAGTTCGCGCCCAGACCAGGAGAGCCATCGGGGCGGCCGCGGTCGGCCAGGACGAGGATCGAGCTGTCTGCCCGCTTGACCCATGTGTTGCCCAGCGCGTCGTTCGCCGCGGGGCGTGAGTGCTGCGTGTCGCCAACTTGGATTTGGAAGTCGGCGCCGGGAGCGCACGACTCGCTCGAGAAGGCGAATGCCGCCCCCCCACCCCATCCGTCGGCGTCGTCCTTGAACCCTCCGGCGCCGCTCGCCGCCGCGCGGACCCACGCCGTGAGCGGCGGGGCCTCAGCAGCCCACACACCCGGGTCGCTGAAATAGATGCGGCTGATCAGCGGGTAGCCGAGCGGAAAGAGGACGTCGTGGCGGATCACTGGATCAGCCCTGCGTCACCAGCCAGTAGGCGGAACCGGTCGTCGGAACGACGTAGGTCAGGACGTCCGAGGCGTTGTTGCGGTTGATCTGGTAGTCGGCCCCCTGCGCCGTTCCAGTCTCGTCGGCGATGAGCTTGCCGTTGCGCAGCACCGTCAGATTCGACGTGAGGAAATTCCCCCGGATGCGCACCTGATCGCCATCCTGTGGCGAGGCCGGAAGGGTCAGAGCGAACACGCTCGCCGAGAAATCGACAGTCACGTCATCGCCGGCGGCCAGAAGCGTAGCCGCCGAGATCGTGCGCGGGCGCGTCGAAAGGTCGGTCTCCGACGATCCGACGTTGGTCCCATCGCAGAAGATGGCCTTCGACCGGCCCTGTGCGACGGTGACGCCGGATCCGGAGGCCGTCTTGCAGGTCGTCTTGGCTGAGCCCGTCGTACGATTGACGACGAGCCAGATGTCTCCCCGCGCCGGGAAGATCACGTTCGTATTTCCCGGCAGAGCGCCCGTCAGAATGATGACGGCGCAACCCCATTGGTCGGATGTCAGCACGACGTTGCCGCCGGCCGAGATGTCGACCGACACGAAGCCGCCCTGCGCGCGGTGGACGAACGCCGTGGTGGCGTAGCTCTGCGAGCTGTTCCCCGCCGCCTGCGTATCCGGGAGCACGCCCAGCGCGGCCTGAATCGCCGCAACGGCCGCCTCGAGGTCGTCGACGTGGGCCTTCAGGTAGCCGGTCCGATTGGCGAGTTGGCCCGCCTGCGTGTTGGACACGCCGGTCGGTCCGCCCTGGACCGGGTCGACCGTTTCGAGTTCGTAGATCCCAGGAACCCAGCTGGCAGTCTCGGAGAGATCGCTCATAGCGGCCCTAGAAGTTGATCGTCCAGGTTCCGGAGAAACTCAGGTCGGCGTCCTTGTTGAGGGCACCTGAGGTCCGGACCTTGCGCGCGTAGAGAGTGTTGCCCTGCGTGAGCAGGCCGAACTCCTGGATCGCCATGCCATTGTCCTCGGCTGACCCGAGCGAGAAGGCGAACTGAACCGACGTGCTGGTCGGATAGGTGACGGCGTCGATCGCCTTGACGAAGGCGCCCGTGATCGCCGTGTCCGCGCCGGCGGCGGCGGTCCCGTTCGTCCCGTAGGCGATCTTCGTGACGCTCTGGTTGGAGACGTTGCCCCCCAGGAGGGCGGCATGGATCCCCTTGGAGCCGTTCACGATCAGGTTGGGATCGTCCACGCAGAGCTCCGGGACCAGGATCCCGTTGCGCCGGACCTGAAGGATGAAGCGCCCCGTCGGCGGCTGGATGGCGTCGGCTGGATTCAACGTCAGACTCCTTGGAGCCCACACGTTGGCGTCACGACCGATGCGACTGGCCGTTACCAGTTGACGTCGAACTGATAGATCGTCGCGTTGGCGTTGGCGTTTCCGCCGGTGACAGTGTCATGGACGGTGAGGGAGATGGTCGTCGAATAGCCGTGGGTATCGTCCGGGCCCATCTGGTAGTTGAAGGTGCAGCTGGAGCCGGTGGATGATCCGGAGATGCTGCAGGTCCAGTTGCTCGACGTGATCGACCACGCATAGCTGTAGCTTCCGCTCCCGCCACTTGGGCCCGCCGTAAGGGTGACGGTATGGTTCGATAGCGGAGCACCAGCGGGGGTGATGTTGTTCGGAGCGATGTTGGTGCTGAACACGGTCATCGCCGTCAGGTCGACCGCGACATCCGCGTAGGCCGTCTGGCCATCGTCGCGCGTTACCGTGCAGCGGAAGGTGGCGTTGATCGTCGAATTGCTCGGCGCAACGCCGCTGAAGGTCGTCGTGGCCGACGTGGAAGAGGTGACGTTGATCGAGGTCGAGCCGCTGATGCGCGTCCACGCATAGGTGAAGGTCCCAAGGCCGGTCGGCGTGACGGTCGTGGACGTGGTCGTCTCGGTCGAGCCATTCGCCCCGGTCGCCGACAGCGAGCTTGCCGAGGCCGCAGCGGTAAACGGCGGCCGAGCGCCCCGGCCCACCATGGCGTGCAGGAACGGGAGCATCAGGCCTTGAAGTCGCGCGCGATGTTCCACTCCACCTCGGTGGCGGAGCGGACGTAATAGTAGATCGCGTTGACAGCGTTGGGCGCCGACGTGGGCTGATTGAGGGTCAGGCCCCCCGGAGATCCGCCGGCCGCCCAAACCGACCCGATGGACGTGATCCCCCAGCCGCCAGTGCTGTCCATTGCGAAGCGAATCCGGCCGCTCTTGCCGATGTTGGCCGACAGGCCAGTCGGGTTGGCCAATACGAAGTTCGAGGTGACGGGGCTGGAAAGGTCGAAGCACATGCCCGCTGTCAGGTCGACCACTAGCGGCGCGGCGAACGCCATCGACACCGGCGCATTGGCGTCATAGAGCCCCTTCGCCGTGGGGTAGTGGAAATCGTCGCCGTTGCCGGCCCGCAGCGCCGCGATGGCGGCCTTGGCCAGGACGAGCGCGGTCACGTCGCGCACCGTCAAGCGGCGGATCCGCGTAACGGTGCTGGGATAATACGCGCTCGCGTCCGCCTGCAACGCCACCTCAACGAATGGCCGGAAGAGGATCGCTGTCGACGGATCTTGGACCGCGAAGCCGCCCGCGGGCGCCGACAGGCTGAACCGGCCGCGGACCACGACCGCACCGCCGGCGGCCACGGGCCCGACGACTGCGCCGAAGGAGTCCGGCGTGGCGTCCGTCGCCGTGAAATCGGCCTTGAGCGAGGCCATGCCGACGCGCACGTAAGGCGTCTCGCCGCCGCCGACGCTGACGACGTCGATCTCCGCCTCGACCTCATAGATGCGGTCTAGCCCCATCGGCAGGGCGCCGCGCGTGTACAGCCGGAGGCCGCCAGTGACCTGCGCGACGTAGCCGTACGAGGACTCGACGACGATCGAAGGCGGGAACCACGTCGAGAACGGATCGCCGGCGCGTTGTGTCGTGAAATAGGTTCCGGCAGCGTCAAAGCGCTCCGGAAACACGGCCAAGTTCAGCGCCGCGTAGCTCTCGCCGAGACTCGCCACGTCGCCGGAGGTGAACCGCTCCGTCAGGCCGCCGGACGATTGGTCTGCCGGAATCACCTCGAGGCCGGTCAACGGCCCAGCAGCCTTGGGTGGCAGACCGGAGATCGTCGTCATTGGGCGCCTCGCATGGGCCCGACTATGCGGTCACGACCGCGAGGCTTGATTCAGGTGAAGATTGACGCCGTGCTGATCAGGATCGGCACACCCGAATCATCGGTGATCGTCGCGCCATCGGCCGTGGTGAGGGTCTGCGTGATTACCCCGGTCGCCGCATCCGTTGGAGCGGTGAAGGTGTCCGCCAAGGCCGCCAACAGCCCGGCCGCGCCGCCGAAGGTCTCGCCCGGCGCCGAGAGGCTATCGGTGAAGGCGCCCGTGGTCATTGGCACTGACATTGTGTCGGTGGGGGCGGTCAGGGTGTCCGTCAGGGGCGTGCCGTCTGCGCGCAGAGCGAGGCCCCGCAGGTGGGTTCCGGCCGCCCGCAACCGATCGACGATCGTGTGGACGGTCGTGAGGAACGTCGAGATGTCGCCGCTATTGATGAGGTCGTAGGCGACCGAGACGTCGAACAAGCCGTAATTCGGGAAGCCAACGACGTCGTAGTCGTACGTTCCGTCATACGTGATCGAGCCGTCATAGATCGGGTAGACGCCCCGGTACACCGTCACGTCGACCACTTGGCAGGGCTGGCCGGTATAGTCCTCAATCGCCCGCTCCAAGGCGATATTGTTCGACATCGGTCGCAAGACCTCGGCCAGGATGCGCGGGCCATAGATGCGGTCGTCCTCGTTCGTGAGGCGAGGCACTTTGTAGTAGGACCCGAGCTCATCCAGCCACGACCCGGCGGCCGTTGGTGTGCTCAGCTGGCGCGGCGCTTCCGGGATCTGGTCCGCCGCCGTTTGCAGGCCTCGCGCGAACGCCTCCGCCACCGCCCAGAGAAGCGAGCTGTATCCGAAAATGGCGTCGCCATTGAATTCGGACTGATTGCCGGTTCCGTCCAGCAGCACCAGGCCAGACAGGTCTGACCGATCTGGATCCAGGTAGCCGACCTCGTAGCCCGCGTGACCGGCGATCGAGTCGACCAGCTGGCGCAGAGTGACCTGCGACAGGTCATAGGTGAGAGACGCGTCCGGCCGATCGTCCACGGTCAGCGTCAGGACCCCATCGGTCACAGCCCACGTCATCGACCCATCGAACGTCACGCGCAGGGCGACGAACTTCTCGGGATCCTTGTCGAAGACGTCGTTCAGGTTTTTGAGGAGGCTATCGGTCAGCTTCATCTACGAGGCCGTCAGCGTGATTGTGCCGGGAACGAGCTTCTCGTTGCGGTCACAGGTGACGTCGCTGGTTCCGATCGTGAAGACGATGTTCGCGACGGCCGGCAGGTCGCCGACGAGGATCACCCGATCCTTGTAGAGGCTCGGCATGCCGTTATCGAGCTCAAGGATTTGCCGCTGCAGCAGGGCTGTTGCATCGGCGATCGCCGTGGGTCCGTCGTAGCCCGGGTTCAACGTAATCGCCCCCGTGAGGTCGACCTCAACCTCTGTCGCCGCGGCCGTGACCAGCTTCACGCCAGCCGCCTTCCAGCCTGGCACTTTGACTCCGGCTGGCGTCGTGTACCCGCGCAGCACCTTGTCGACCTCTGCAACGAGCGCCCCCGACGTCGAGCCTTCGCCGTTATGGACGTAGACCAGGATCAGCGAAATCGGTTGATCCGGATCATCGAGATAGGGCTCGACCAGAGAGACGCAGCGCGCGCGCTCAACCTCGACGCCGGCGGCGTTGAACAGCGCCGTGGTCTTGGCCCCGTAAATCACCGCATCGTTCGTCCCTCGCGGGAGGGTCGAGATGTAGGAGTTGAAGCGCTGCTTTTGCTCGTCGTTGGATTCCAGGTCACGGCCACTGTTGAACGGCCGCGCGTTCGTGGCGCTCACAAAATTCGCCGGCGCCGGCGTCAGGCCGAATTGCACATCCGCGGCGACGTTGCCCGCGCTCCCCGACGCCACGGCGACGATCGAAACTTCGACGGTCGAGGAGCCGGCCGCGATCGTCATCGTATCGGTGTTCGTGAACGCCATCCCGCCGGCGACAGGAGTGAACACGGTCGCCGCGGGAATGACCACGTCCTGGCTCGAGACGTCGACCGTGACCGTGACCACGCCAGCGGCTGGGCCCGGCGGCAGCTTGTCGAAGCTGAACGTCGCATAGGTCGCGACCGGGATGGCGTCTTTCACGCTATTGAACATGTCCAGGTAGAACTGATCGATCTCTTGAGAGACGGACTCCAGCATGGTCCGGCCGACGGCCCCCACGTTGAAGTCCGTCACCTCGCGCTGCGACGCGCGGAGATGGTTGATCATGGACGCCGTGATGGACGTGAAATCGCGGATCTGGAACGACATATCTACACCGAAGTCTGAACGTCGACGGTCGAACCCGTGATGGGCTGCACTGTGGCTTCGATCGGCAAGGCGTCGGCCTGCGACCTGACCGAGACGGAGGGGACGTTGGAGATGCGCGGGTCGTTGAGAAGTGAGCCGCGTACGAACGCGGCGCCCAGCGCCGCCTTCGTCGGGAGGTTCTTCTCCCCCAAGAGCTCGTGAACCTTGCAGCCATAGTCCGGGTGGAAGGCCAGCCGCCCAGTCGGGGTTTGAATCCTATTGACGATCGCCTGATCGAGGTTCTTCACCCCGCTGACGGTGGCAAAGTCGCCATTCTCGGCGCTGAGCCGGCCGTTGGTCAGTTTCAGGTCGACGCCGAAGATCCGCGTCGGGTCATCGACCGAGGTGGCCGACGCCGTCGCTGCAGGCACGCGCAGCTGGTCCCCCGGCCCGAGCACGCGCGGGCTGGCCTGGGCGGGGTCGTTCGTGATGTAGGGCGGGGCCAGATCATTTATCGCGATCAGGTCGCGCCAGCGGTCCGCATTCCCAAGTTCACGCAGGGCGATCGACTGAAGCGTGTCGCTATGGCGGACGGCCACGAAGCGCCAGCCGCGCAGCGTCCGGGTCGGCGCCGTCACAGCGTCACCTGCACGCCGCCGGCGATGACACCGAGCCGCGCGCCGATTTCGGACAGGCTCATCGGCGACAGAACGGGGTCGCCCCTCTTGAGCAGGTCGATCTGCTCGCGGGCGTCCTGCGTGATCGCCGCGACGCCCGGAATCTTGGGGGCGAGGACTTCCCATGGGTTCGTGTCAGCGTAGATGCTGAGAGGAGATCCCCCGACGGTCGAGGAGCAATTGAACGCTCCATACAGACCCGAGTAGTCCGGGTACTCCTCGACCTTGCGGAAGGAGTTCTTGAGGATACAGAAGGCGTTCTGATAGTTGGCCGCCACCGCGGACACCTCAGCGCGCAGGAAATCTGGCGCGTTGGCCACGGCATTGTAGGCCTGGAAGGCGTTGCGCCCCGCCAGCGCCAGATCGGCGCCGACGCCGGCCAGTTGCGCGGCCTCAGCCCCCACAACCCCTTTCACGCCATCCACCAGGCCGGAAACGCCCGTCATGACCTCGTGCGTCATGCCCATGAAGGCTCGCACCGGCTGCGCGATGGTCGCGTCGATGAAGCCGCGGGCGTTGCTCACCGCAGCCTCGATCTTGCCCACGCTGGCCTTGAGGCTGGCGAGACCCGAAAGCACGCCGAAGCTGGAGCTGCTCGAGCCGATGCTGAGGGGATCGTCCTGTGAAGGAACGACGCCCGTGTCGGTCACGATCATGTTGATCTGGTACATGGCCAGTAGCGGCCGGGTCTTGTTGCGCTTCAGGACGAACAACCCGGGCATGACCGTGACCACGCGATCATTGAGCGCGTCGACGAAGATTAGCCGAACGTCATTGGGATCCTGGCCGCGGCTGAGCGCCGACTCGCGCTCCGCATGCCACCGGACCCAGACCGTGTCGTAGAGGCGCTTGAACTGCTCAGCCCCGTCGGGCCGCGTTCCCTGCCCCCAGCCAGTCGTGCCGGAGATCGAGATGGATTGGATGCCGCGGCCGAAGTCGTCAACGAACGCGCCGCCGAACGTGGCCGCCGGCGTCTGCATGGCCGGCTCGCTGTAATTCAGATCCTCGGGGCGAATCGGCAACGTGAAGCTGACCGCCGCGCCGCTGGCGGGCTCGAGGCGGAATCCGATTGGCGCCGCATCTGCCTTTTGCGTGGTGGTCGCCGTCATGCCGTGATGATGCGATCACGACGCATAGACTGTGTTTGATCGTGGCCGAGCTGTCCGCTATGCTCGCCCCGGAGGAATTATGCGCTTAGCTGCCCTATTAGTTGCGCTCACCCTGTGCGGATGCAGCCAGGCGCAGGCGCCGGACGAGCCCCAGGCGGCGGCAGATGCGGCCCCGGTCGCAGTCCAGACCCGGTACACCAAGGAGCAGTTCGCCGCGCATGTCGTGAACCTGACCAAGGCTCAGGTCTCGGCTGAATTCGGATCGCCACAGCAGGTCCACGACAGCAACGACACATGGTTCTATGCGAGTCCGCCGGTCTATGACGCCCAGGCCGGAACCCAAACCTCAGCCTGGATCCGATTTGCCGGCATCGACGGTTCAGACGATTTCGTGGCCGACGTGAAGTTCGACTAGGTCGGCGGATCGGATTCCTTCGTCGCCGAGCCTGACTGCACGTTCTTGACCGCGTGAGTGTGGCTCTTGCCGCTGATGTCGTCGGCGATCACGTCGACCGCCCCATGGACCGTTCCATCCGAGGTGATGTCCCCGGTCGCATGGAAGGGCCCAGTGTGGGTCCAACTCGGCGCGCTGGAGGTGATGGCTCCAGACGGAGCGATGTCGATCACTGCCGTCTCGGCCCCCTCCCCGTCGGCGACGGAGAGGTGCACATGCGGCGCGACGGCCCTGTTGCGCTTGATCTCCCACTTGGCGTCGAAATCCTTGCCGGTCAGATCTTCTTTCGCCGGCGCGGCACCGACCTTCATATAGGTCCCGTTCGGCCACGCGAAGGTGAACGAACCGTCGTCCTCGAGCGTCGAATAGACGTCGGATCCGTGACGGCTCACGCGGAAGTTCTTGCGGCCGCGGAACAGCAGTTGCGAGACTTGCGGCGGCAGGAATCCCCAGACCAGGGGGATGCCGCCGACGGGCATGACGACAGCGTAGAGGTCGCGATCCTTCGTGGCCCGGTGGGGCGCCTCCTCGTCAGAAGGCGCCGCGGGCTCGGGCAGGTCGACATGTCCCGTGTCGGTCGAGACGCCCGCCATGATCTGAACGAGCGGGGCCCGGCTGAGGTCGTCGAGGTAGATGAGGTCGCAGGCATGCGCCTCTGGCATCACGCGCACGACCTTGGCCACCCGCGCGGCGCTGAAGGGATTAGCTGGCATAGACGCCCCTGCCGACTTCCGAGAGGTATGGACTCGCGGTCCCCTCCCGCTGCACGCGTTCCAGGAAGCCTGTCCCGCGGTCGAATTCGATCGTGGTGGTGAAGACGCCGCCGAAGACGAACGTCTGCGTCACGGTGTGCGCGTAGTAGCTCGCCGTGAACGCGTTCCGCCGGACCTTCACGTACATGCCCGGCTTGATCGTCTCGTCGCCCTTGACGCGCATGTAGCCCGTCTCCAGCACGACGTTGTCCTTGTTGTTCTCGATCAGGATCCGCCGCTTCTGGTTGACCATATCGACCGCGTCCTGGTCGCCCTGGGTCACGCCGGCCTCAGACTGTCCATCGTAACGGCCACCCTGATTGGAGCTCACCCGCAACAGCCGCGTCCCGTAGATCTTGGGGTCGCAGTTTTGATAGCTGGTCAGGTCCGGCGCCGGGTCGAGGTTCTGGTCCTGCTGCAGGATCGGCGAGCCGATCAGCTGGTAGCGGGGCGCATCGACCCAGAAGTAATTCCCCACGTCGTCATCCGAGCGGGACGCGTGCAATTCCATGACGTCGGCCGCGTCGATCGTCACGCTATCCGCCGCCGCATCGGCCTGGATCATCGCGCCCGTGGCGTCCTTGAACGGCGTTGGCCGATAGTTCAGCTTGGGCCCGTCGTCCTCGTCGGACACGTAGAGCTCCTGCCAGGGCCCGACGTCGCCGAATTGGGCCAGCAGATCGTAGATCGTCCCGCCGGCCCAGGACTGCGTCCCGAAGGGGCTCACGTTGGAGCTATCCGCCGGCGACACGTTGATACCCAGCTGGAGCTGCTCGACGGGCGAGGATCCGGACCCCGTCGCGCCCTGCAGACGCCCGATGAACGGCTGCACCGTCTTCTCGAGCACCTCTTTCACGAAGTCGGCCGCCGTGACGTAGTTCTTAGCGTCCACCCCGTAGTTCAGGAAGAGGTTCATGGGCGTGAGCAAGTCCTGCCCCACGATCATCGTGGGCAGGTAGATCACGCGCATGATCTGGAGCAGCTTCATGTAGTCGTGGCCAGCGATCGCGACGACGCGTTGCGGGCCGTTGTTCGTCATCACCTCGTCGCGCGAGACCTGACTCACGAAGCCACGGAGCACGACCGGTAGCGCCGCCGAGCCGCCGGCTCCCGTCGGCGACCGCGCCATGCGGATTTCGATGACGTCCATCGGCTCGACGAGCCCATAGAAGCTCTCGAGCTGGCCGCGGCTCATCTGATCGGGAAACTGGATCGAAAACGAGCCGCTGTCTCCGCCGCGCACCGAGCGGCGGACCGTCACGGCGTTCCCCTCGCCGAGGAATTGCGCGAGGTCGATTTCCTGGTTCGCGAGCCCGTTGACCCGCGAGGAGACGTTCACGTCCTGCGCGACCTGGGTCCGCAGCACCGACTTCTTGAGGATGACGGAAAACTGCGGCCGGTAGGGACGCACGCGGCGCGGCGGGGCGGCGGGCGGCGCCGTGACGACGATTTCCTGAGCGACCGGAATATCCGCCATCAGCGACCCTCGATCCATTCGCCGACACGCCACGCAACCCCGCGCAGGCCGGCCGGCTGCGGCGCCGCGACCGGCTTGAGCGGCACGTTGTGCTTTTCTTTGCGGCCGTCCGGATGGCGGACGTTGACCTCGACGGAGCCCGCCAGCCGGACCGCCTGGCCGGATCGGCTGTCCCAGCCAGTGGCCGCCTCAGGCCGGTATCCGTGGGCACGGTCCCAGCCCTTCGGCCGCTCATAGGCGAGCATGGCTGCGGCCGCCTCGCGCGCAGTCCCCGCGCCCCGGAGCGCCCCGTGAGCGCCCGCCTCCCGCCCATCCTGCGTCAGCTCGTACTGCACGTATTGCAGCTGCGTCTGGTAGTCGTCGGGGTTGAGGCCCTTGGCCTTGGCCCACTTCACCAGCCGGTTCCAGCGGTCCGCGTGCCACTGCGCAAGGCCCCGCGCTTGCGGCGCGCCGGCGCCATTGTAGTCGCCGAGCGCTTTGGAGTTGAGGTTCGACTCGGCGATCAGGTTGCCGACGATCCCGGCCGATTGCGCCTTCGTCCACCCCTGGCTCATGAAGTAGGCCATCGCCTGCTTCTCAAGCGGGGAGCGCGCCGCGTTCCCCTTGCCGGCGCCCTGGTTGCCGCCGTGCCAGGACTCCTGGCCGATCGGCACGCCGCCGGTCGAATCCAGAAAGCCCGGAACGGAGGCACCCGCCATTGCGACGACGGCATTCCGAATGCTGTTCAGAGGCTCGAGCAGCTTGTCGCCGACCCGCGTCAGGCTGTCGTTCAAATCGGCCAGCGACTTGCGGGTATCCGTTCCCTTGGTCGATTCCTGGTCGAGCAGGGCGGCGACCCGGACGAGAGCCTTGCGAACCTCCTCGTCGCCGCCAGCCTTCATCGCTCGGTCCAGGGCCGCCTTCTGGTCAGGCGTGATGTCTTTGCGGCCGCGGATCTGGTCGTAGATCTCGGTCAGGCCGCCACGGCCCCTCGCACCGGCGATGCGCCCGATCAGCGGCATGCCCGTCGCGCTGATGGAATTCGGATCCACGCCGGCCGCCTTCAGCAGCCCCATGGACTGCCCGAGCTGGCCGGATGTGGCCATGTCGGTCAGCGCTTTCGATTGAGCGAGGTCGAGCCCCGTGATGCCGCCCATGGCCGAGGCGAGGTACAGCGGATCCTGGTAGCCGCCGCGGCCGCGGAGCGTTTTCACGATCTTCTCGAACGTCGTCATGTTGCCGCCAGCGGGACCCATGCCCATCAGCGGCCCTTGGCCGAAGGTGTTCGAGTTGGTCGAGAACAGACCGCCTTGCCACATGGCCATCGCTTGCAACGGCGACAGACCGGGCGAGAAGTTGCGCAAGGCGCTGTAGATGAAATTCTGCGAGGCCTCGCCCATGGCGCCGCCGCGGCGAACCGCGCCGTCAGCCTGCCCGATCAGAGCGCTGGCCTCGTTCGGCCCCAGGCCCGTGTACTTCCCGACGAGCGAAGTCAGTGCATTCGCGTAGGCCTCGACGTTGGGGGTTGTCAGCGTTTGCCGGGCCGCGATCGCGCTGTAATTCGTGATGGCGCCGAGCAGCTCGTCGACCTTGCCCGAGTAGCCGGAGCGCGCCACCGAGTCGCCGATCATCAGCGCCAGGCGCCGCTGGGATTGCTCATCGCGCGCGACGCCATATTTGGCCATCGAGCCGAAGAACTGATTTCCCTCCTCGAGGTCGAGCCCGTAGCTCCGCGACAGGCCCATACCCAGCCGCACTGATCCACCCAGCCGCCCAGCGTCCGAGAAATTCAGATTTCCGACGGTCCGCGCGTAGGACTGGGCGAGGCGCTGGCTCTCGACATAGGTGACGCCCAGGCCTTGGCCGGCTTGGCGCGCCTGGTCGCGCAGCCCCTCGAACTCGACTCCCAGGTCGCCGATACGGCGCTTGAGGTTGTCGATGCCGGTCGCCTCTTCGTTGGCGTTGTCGATGCCGCGGCCGGCCATCGCCATGGCGCTGTTGATGCCGGCGAGCGCCAACATCGACTTGCCGAACGCCAAGGCTTGCGACCGGGCGCGCGCCAGACCGCCGCCCCAGGCTCCGCCACCGCCACCGCCGCCACCGCCCTCGTCGCCGCCCCCACCGCCGCCCTCGTCGACCGTGGGCGCGCGGGAGCGGGCATAGTCCGTGCCCTGGAGCGCCGTGGTGATCATCTGCCGGCGATGGCGCGCAGCCTCTCGCGGCGACGAATAGAGGCCTTCATGGCCGCGATACCAGGAGTCGAAATCGTCGAAGCGCCGCACCGCAGCCGTCGCCGGGCCGCGCGCGCTGCGCATCGAGCCCCAGCGTTGCAGGAAGCTGTCGGCGTCGCCTTCCGAAAGGCCAATGCCGAGCTTTTGGAGGCTCTCCTGGACGCGCTTGATTTCCTCGAGGCGCGTGGTCAGGCGGTCGAGCGATGCGCCGGCGCGCTTCGCGGCGCCGTCGATCGAGCCGACCGCCTTCTCGACGCCCTCGAACGCGTCGGCGAGGTCTCCGGCGGCCTTCTTGGCGCCGTCGACCTTCGCCTCGACGGGGATCTTGATTTCTTGCCCCACCTCAATCCCCGCCGTTGTTCACGATGTCGAGCCAGTCGTCCGACTCCATCGCCTGCAGGACGGAGTCCTTGTCGAAGTCTTCGTCCTCGACTTCATCGTCGACGGACTTTCCGGACCGCACGAGATTGTCGTAGTGGTGCGCCCAGTACTCGGTGATGATCTGCTCGGGCGTCGCGTCTAGGTATCTCGCGTCAGTCGGCGCCAGATTGAAGGTTCGGCGGAACCAAAGATCCGCCGTCCCCGCCTGCGTCTTGGCCGCCCGCTTGCACGCCCGCAGCAGCTCCGCGAAAGGGACGTTCCTTCTCGCGGAGCGCCCCCCACACCAGCAGGACGCGGCCGTACGTCGCGTCGTCATAGGGGTCGAGGTCGTCGAGTTCTTCGGGGGCCCAGCCCTTCGGCGCCGACTTCGTGAGCGCCTTGAGCTCCGCGGTGGCGCGCAAGAACGTCAGCGTGAAGTCGTCCAGGTCGACTCCTTCGGTGAGCCGCCGAAGCTCCACCGCCGCCTTGATTTCCAGGCGCATGTTCCGCTTGGCGAAGGTGAACTGGCCAACGCCCTTCACCTCCACCACGAATTCCGTCGGCGATTCGTCCGTCATGCCCCCAAGCTATTGTCACGACGAAAGAGGCCGCCCCGACGCGAGCCGGAGCGGCCTCAAGGCTTCGACGATGACGCGGCCCTAGATGCCGTCGCCGTCCACATCCAGCGCGTTGAACTGCGCGCTCGACATCACGATCGCATGCTTGGCGATCTCGACGTCGCCGCTCGCGTACGAGCAACCGCGCCAGGCGCGCAGGACGGTTCCGTCCTTCTGCATGGACACGAAGTCGAACACACGGCCCTTGAGGACGTCGTCGCCATTCTTGGCGGCGATCCCCTGGCTCCGGAGGTTCGCCTTCCGCAGCACCATCGTCGAGACGGTGATGTTGTGCCGCGCCATGCTCGGCACATATTCCTGCACGTGGATGTCGCCGATGCCGCTGGCGGCCTCTGGCGAATAGTCGTCGCTCCCGCGCACTGACTGGATCAGACCGACCGCCTTGCCGTCGAGCATGACGACGATCTGGTTGCCGGACTGGACCTTGAGGTTTTGCTCAGACATTCATGTTGCTCCTAGCCCAAGGCCGCGCTTAGCCGATCGAGGCCGTGCCCGAGTACGGGACGGCGTTGATCGTGATCGGGATGTAGTTGATCGGAATGACCGGCGAGAGCTGGCCCACGAGCGCCAGAACGTCGCCGTTCAGCGACGCCTTGAGGCCCATGTAAGCCGGGTTCGCCGCGTCGCCGGCCAGCACACCGAGTCCACCGAGCTCCTCGGGCTTCGCGAGCTCCTTGCAGCAGGTCTCCATGGTCGTAATCGCGACCGAGAGCATCTGCGGCGAGCCCTTCTTGCCCTTCACCGCCGTCTCGACCCGTTCGCGAATGAAGCGACAGGCGAAGTCCAGTGCGGCGCCGGTCGACTGTTCGCGACGGTTGAACTTGCCGTCGGTCAGCCACGTGGAGATCGACTGCGTGACACGGACGCCGGTCGCTGTGTCCTCGATCGGCAGGACGCCGCCCTGCAGAAGACCATCGGTATCCACCGGGTTGCGGAGGGTCCGCTCGGCACCGACCACGCTCAGCGAGACGCCAGTCAGCGCCGTGCCGGGCGTGACGCCGGCAAAAGCGCCGGAGATCATCGCGGCCGCCATGTAGGGCGGGTAGAGCTTCAGCGAGCCATCGCCCAGCACGTCATAGTCGTAGACGCCGAGGTGCACGAAGCTGGTGCGGTCCGAGTTCAGACCCTTGGCCAGCGTAATCGCCGTGGCGTCGGAGGTCGCCAGCGGGCCGCCGCAGATCGCCCGACGTTCCTTGCGGCCCTGGTCGGACATGAACTGCACGTGCGCGTCAGCCATCGCGTGGACCGCCGGGTCCGAGGTGAGCGGAGTGATCCACTGCACATCGGCCGTTTGCAGCGCGGAGAAGGCGTTCGACCACTCGGTATTCGTCGACGTGCCGTCGATGCCGCCAGACAGGTAGGTGAACGCCGCCGGCGCGGGCAGCGTACCGACGCTCGCCGCGCGCGCCGCGGTCACGTAGGGCTCGCCCGAGGTGTTGAACCAGTCGACCACGGCCTGCAGATCGGCGCGGGCGTTGTAGACCGCGGTCTTGACGTCCTGCGCCGCCACCGTGTCCAGGCCGTCGAGCGCCTTCTTGGAGCCGTTGCCGTCCAGGACCGCCGCAGAGAAGCCCGCAGTGGCGTTGATGCGGTCCACGAGCTGCTGGATGGTCTGGAAGGTGTTCAGGTCGATGGTCGCGACCGTCGAGCCGGACGGCGCCTGAAGGACAACCTGCGACTGGGAGATCTGCGCCACGGCCGAGGCCTGGGCGCCGCTGTATTGGACGCTGAACGCGTTCCGGAAGATGTTGTCCTGCGTGTAGTAGGACGACCCCCGCTGCGTGGTGATCTTCAGGCCGCGGCCGCCGGTGGCCGCCTCGACCTTCACCTTGATCTGATTTTCGCGCAGACCGTAATTGGTCGACGTCAGGTTGATGACCGTGGCGGCGATGGAGTCCTTCAACGCCAGGGTCGCCGGCGTCGCCGGATCGACGCGCACGGCGATCACGGCATCCGGGCCGCCGGTTTCGGCGGAGGGCGCAAAGGCGCGGATCACGCCGTCGAGCAGCTCTCCGCTGGCCAGCACCGAGCGGGCGTCATCCGGGGATCCGAACTTCAGAACCACGCCGGGCGCGCCGCCCGTGGAGTGGCCGATCAGCGCCGCGAAGTTGCCAACGCTCGGCGCGGCCGGAAGCATGGCCCCGTCGTTCACGTGGGTCATCGCCTGCGGCGTGATGTTCTGCCGGCCGTTGAAGAAATATCCGGTCATTCGTCAGTGATCCTTCCTAAGGTGGCCGGCTTAGACGGGGCGGGTGATGAAGGCGTCGAGAGCCGCCTGAAAGGTCTCGCGCGACGCCTTCGTCGGGCCCTTCAGCGTCGCGTCCGCGAAGAACCCGCCGAGCATTTCGATGCCGTAGCCGCGGGTCGACGCCTCGGCGCAGAACTCGTCGAGGGTCACGTCGAAGGTGGTGGGCGAGGCCGGGGCCTCTTCGGGCGGGGTGGTGGGCTTGTCGGCCATGGAGTCCTCTATGCGGTGGCGGCGAGCGCCACATCGCGGATCGGCGGGGTGAGCGCGTCCACGGCGATTGGCGCAAGGCAGGTGAAGGTCGAGACGGTCTGGAACATCGCCGTCTCGTAGGTTTCGAAGTCCTCGAGGTCGCTTTGCGACACCTCGACCATGCTCAGGCCCTGGTCGTAGAAGACGGGGATGTTGCCCAGGAGCACCTTGATCACGGCCTTGCGCAGCGCGTTGCGCACGTCGACGTTGCCGACAACCCACGTTCCGATTTGCAGCTGAACCCGGGCGAGGAATCCTTCGCTCTCGGTCCAGTCGTCCGAGGCGACGTCGTATTCGTCGGAGGCGACCATTTCGCCGACGCCGGATTCTGCGCGCGACAGGCTCTCGACCCGCACCGTGACGATCGGGAATTTCGTCCCCTCGAACGTCGGCGGCGCCGTGAGGCACGGCACATACCCGTTGTCGTGCATGAGCCGCCCGGCCTCGACCTCGACCCGCAGGCCCAGCTCGAGGCGCTCCCGAACGAGCGCTTGCGGATCCGGGCCGCGCAGGGCCGCCGTGGGCGATGGCGTGCACGTGACCGACACATCCGTGGACCACTGGTCGGACGCGTCCATGTAGTAGGGCTTGTAGTAGTAGGCCGTGCCGTTGATTAGGCCGGCTACGTCGATGACGCTGTTCTCATCGCCATCGTAGACCACGCCTGCATCCGGATCGGCGTGGCCGCTGAACGTGTCGCTCGTCTTCCGAAGGATCTTCCAGGCAACCGCGTCGTCCGGGGGCGCGAACAGCACCCGCACGGCGTTGCCGATCGGCATCGGTTGGACGAAGGTGATCATCGTCCGGGATCATGTTGTCACGACAGCCGAGGGTCGTGAGACCAATGCTCGAGCATGCTGAGCGTCAAGGTCGACCTATCGGAACTCATGGCCGCCGGCCCCATCGCCGGCGCTGGGATCTTCGCGAACCTGTCAGCTGCGGTCCAAGCGGTCGTGGAGACCGGCGAGGAGCGGTGGAAAGCCGCGGCCCTCAAGGCGCCGCTCTGGGACGGCGAGCGCCGCGCCTACGCCGACTCCATCCAGGGGCGGATGACGGGGCCGTTCTCAGGTGAGATCGTCTCGAGCTACAAATACGTCCAGGACATCGAAAGCGGCCGGCCACCGTACGATATGAAGCGGATGCTGGACACGAGCCCCAAGGTGCGCGTGTCGAAGAAGGGTCGCCGCTACCTGATCATCCCCTTCCGCCACAACACGCCCGGCCAAAGCGCGCTGGCGGTGCCCATGCCGAAGGCCGTCCACGCGGAGGCCCGCAACCTTGCGGCTTCGCAGATCGTCGGCCATGGCGTCCGGCGCTCCGGCCTGAACGCCAGCGACATCAAGACGCGTCGGCCAATGGAGGTCCGCGCGCGTCGCTACGTCTGGGGCGGCCGCCTGGGTGCCGGGATGGCGCCGAAGCTTAAGCCGCAGCACAAGTCGGATCCGTACGCGGGAATGGTCCGCTTCAAGGCCAACAATCCCGGCGGCTCGCGCAGCTCGACCTATCTCACCTTCCGGGTGATGGCCGAGGGTAGCAGCGGATGGGTCATCGGGGCGCGGCCGGGACTTTGGATCGCGCGCGCGGTCTCGGAATCCCTCCAGCGCACCGCGGCCCAGGACTTCCCAGCCGCGATCGCCGCGGATCTTGCCGGCCTCTAGCGTCCGAGCAGGTCGAACTTCCGCGCCTGGAGCTTCAGGGGCAGGCCGCTGACGCCGGAGTTCCGGTCGCTCGCCAGGGAGTCGTAGACGAAGAACTCGTCTTCGCGCGTGCCCTCGACCGTGAAGCTGGTCTCCGCCGGCGGCGCGCCGGACGCCCACGTCATCGCGCCATTCGCCGCGACGGTGGGAATGCCACCCTCGACGATCGTCTCGCCATCGGTCGCCAGCCAGAACACCCGAGAAACCGAGACGACCGGCATGCGCAGCTTGTCATTGCGGCCTGGCACGATCACCTCGGAAAAGGGGTTCGTGGAGCCGAGCGCCCGGATCCGATCGTACTGGCGTACGCCATAGAGCGGCGAGTCTGAGGGAATGGTCAGCGTCGCGTCGCCAGGCTCCCAGTTGATCGGCGTCGCCGACTTCTTCGGGATCTGGTTGGACATCCCCGCCCAGCCGGGGACCTCCGCCGAGGCCCAGATATGGCCCTTGCCGTTGCACACCGGGCAGTCATAACGCGCGGCGCCTGAGGACGCGCTCACGCACGGGCAGGCCGAGCGCCGGCGCCACATGAAATCCTGGCGCACGCTGCTGCCAAGGAACTGATTGAAGAGCGCCGGGGACAGCCGCACGTCAGGCGGCCCGCGGCCGGTGGAGCGTCTCGCCCTCGTTGACGTCGAAGCGCTTCAGCAGTTCGTCGCCGATCACCGCCGGTTCGAACAAGCCACCGCCGGCGTGACGCATCGGAATGCCGTCGATTGTCATGGTCTCGCCGATCGCGAGGTGAGCGAACTCGGGGCGAGCGATCATGTGGTCACTCCGGCGACGCCAATGCCGATTCCATGGATGGAGGTCCAGAGGCCACCGTTGGAGCCCTTGCCGCCGAACAGCTTCGCCTCGACGACGTCGCGGTACTTGTCCGCGTCCATAGACATCGATTGGGACAGCCCGTCCGCCGATATCGAGGCGCTCTGCGGCGTGAAGTTCTCGTCGACGACGTTCAGCGCCGCCTGCTTGTAGATGACGTCCATCAGGTCCGCCCACTGCGGATCCGACTTCACGTTCTTCAGACCCGCGACATACTTCACCTGCAGCATGAAGGGGATCATCGCGCCGCCGCCGACAGCCTGAAGCATGAAGGCGTTCAGGGGCGCGGCGAACGAAGCCGACGCCGGCACGAGGTTGATCTGCCCATGCTTCTTGTCGATCCGGATCCAGGGGTCCGGGATCGGGAAGAAAGCCGCTTGCGGGTTCGGGTAGGCGAAGCGGATGAACTCGACGGAGACGATCGGCTTCTGGCGCGTGACGATGTAGCCCCAACGGCCCGAGCCGAAGAACTCCGGGTCATAATCATAGCCCGGCTCTTCCGCGTATGGCGCGCCGCTCAGCGCTTCAACCTCGTCCTCGCTGGGCTCGTACGGGAAGATGGTGGTCGGCTCGAGGTAGACCCTCAGCCGACGGGCGATGCCGGCTTCGGCGGCCTGCAACTCGTGAAGCAGGTAGTCGTCGCCGAGGGTGACGCCTGGCCAGAGGCTCTGGGCCGCGCGGAACAGGCGGTCCGCCTTGAAGCTGGCCACGTCGCCGCTGCTGAACAGGCTCACGTGGGCCTCCTGAAGAGAGAGGCGACGGCCGAAGCCGCCGCCTGGAACTTAGCGCAGCGAGAGAACCGTGACGGCCGCGGCGGTCACGGCATAGTTCGTGTCGGTCACGCCGGCGTCGGCGTTGAGCTTCGCGGCCATCGCCACGTTGTCGGCCACGACCGCGTTCACGGTCGTAATCAGGTCGTTGATGATGTCGCCGAGACGGACCTCGGAGGCGGCCGGCGTGGAGCGGTTGAGCTTGCCCTGAGGCGTGTGGGGCGACGGATTACGGGACATGGGCTGATTCCTTCTATGGCCTGTCTATGGCCCGGCGCTTATTCGGCGGCCGGCTCGGGCGGGGCGGTCGCTTCAGCCGGATCCGCTGGCGCTTCCTCGCTGCCAGCCGCGGCCAGGGCGGCGGCAATCGCCGGCTCGGGCGCTGGGGCGGCCTGCTCGTCATCGGCGACGGGCGGCGGGGCGGCGGGCTCGGGCGTCACGGCCGGCGGCGCACTCGCAGCGGCGCGCGCCGCAATGTCTGCAGCGCTCGGGCGGCCGCGACGGCGCGGCGCTTCAACGGCCGTGTCAGCGGCCCTGGCCGCCAGAGGCACGAACTCGGGGGCACGGTGCGCGTCGCGATTCGGGACCGCCGGCGATCCAAGATTCTCGATCTCGTAGCCGGAGATGTCGGCGAACTGGGCAGCGACCTCGCCGGAGACCGGATCGACCGTACGGACGTGCACGACGCCGTCCGGCTCAAGCGATGGGCTCATCACCACAAATGAGACGCCGTTGATCTCGGTCGACGCGTTGGGCAGCTTGCAGTGAACGTGGAACATATGAGGGTCCTTGCTTCCTCTTTCCGGGGAAGCGCCCCGCGAGGCGCTTTCCAGGAAAGAGGGCGGCCCGAAGACCGCCCTCCCCTCCACTCCTGGCAGGGACCGACTAGAACGGCTTCCAGAGCGACGAGCTGGGCAGGATGTTCTTGAACACCACGACCCGGCGGCGCTTGGTCATCCGCAGATAGCCGAACAGGAGCTGAGCCCAGGGCAGGACCGGCGCGTTGGTCGGATAGAGCTGGAACTCCATCATCGGCAGCAGCTGGCGCCACGAGATCGCATCGGCGCCCGGCCCCATCGGGAGCATGTAGCCCTTGGAGGTGCCGGGGATGTCGAGGTTCTCGTCCACGAACGTGGTCGTCGCGCCGGCCTTCGCCACGCGCTTGATCAGGCGCATGTCCGACGGAGCGTTGGTCCCGTTCAGGCGGCCGCGATAGATCGCATAGCCAGTTTCCTGAGCGCCCGCCGACGCGGTGATGGTCAGAGTGACCTTCTGACCGGCCGCGACGGCGGTTTGGGTGGTGACCCGACCGTCAGACTGGCCGGCGGCGCTCACGCCCGCGACGAGGTAGTAGTAGTTCCCCGCGCGAGCGGCGGTGAACTTGTTCGCGGTCGTGCCCGTCGTGGCCGCGGCGGTCACGGAGGCCGGCTTCAGGGACGTGAGGGCGGTCGCGACGGCCGGGAACAGCACGTCGAACGGCATCTGCCGCGGCTCATCGAAGATGAACGTGTCGTTGTTCGTCTTGATGTTGCCGTGGCTGGTGCGGATGCCGACCACGGGGGCGCCGAGCTTCAGGCCGCCGTCGCCGACGTTGTTCAACGCGACCCGGAAGGCCGGGTCCAGGCCGTTGTCGAAGTCCGCCTGGACCTGCTGCGAGAAGAACAGGTCGCTCGCCCGGCCCCAGTTGCCGTACGAGGAGATCTGAGCGGCGGCTTGGTTGACGGCGTTGATCGAGGCCAGCGAGGAGCCGTCGACGTTGATGACGTTGCCGCCATCGACCGAACCGTCGGCCACGCCGGCGTACATCTGAGCGGCGATGCCGTCGAACTCGGTCGGGACGACGGTGGAGTCGCCTTCGAAGCTGAGATATTCGGCGTCGGTCAGCAGCCGCAGGGCGGCGGCTTGGGCTTCGACGGCCTTCGCCGCCTCGATGTTGTTGCCGAGGGTCGCGACCAGCGACACTTGGGCCTGGGTCATCAGGTACTTGACCAGGCCGACGCGCCGCTTGTAGTTGCCCTGCGCCTGAGAGATGACGCCGGTTTCCGAGTTGGTCGAGCCGCCCGGGAAGCTGCCGACGTCGGTCCGCTCGGTCCATTCGTCGACGGTCGCGCCGGCGCCGGACTTGGCCAGCGCGTTGAAGAGAACGAAGTGCTCGTTCTCCTGGATCGTCGACTTCATGGTCTTGTCGAGCGACTGGATGCGCAGGGCCGAGCCGCCGGTCAGCTGCGACACGTCCGTGCCATAGCCGGCCGTCAGGGCCTTTTGCAGTTCGTCGATCACGGACGCGTCCGCAACGCCGCCCGCGGTGGCGTTCAGGGCCACGTCGAGGTTGATATTCATGGGATCCTTACCCTCTGCTTGTGGACGAGACCGACGTGGGCGGCGGCTCGCGGAGTGCGGTTACTGGGCGTCCGGGAGGACGGCGCGGACGATGTCGGCGGGCGGCTGCTTGCCGGCGTTGATGTGCGCCTCGGCGATGGCGACCTGCGTGCCGTTGATCCGGCCGGCGACTTGGGCGGACAGGGCCTTGGCCATGAACGCGTCCCCGTCCAAGCCGTGGGTTTCCTGCGACTTGCGCAGTTCCTCGGCCGCGGCGGCGGGCTTCTCGGCGATGGTCAGGACGGCCTTGCGGCCCTTGCCCTGGCCTTCCAGGGTGCCGAGACGGGTCTGCAGCGACTTGATCAGCTCGCCTTGAGCGATGGCGATCTTCGCGGTCTCGCCGAGCACCTTGAGGATGCCCGTCTCGTTGCTTTCGATGCGGGCGACGAGCGACTTGACCAGCTCGGCGCCGTCAACGGCATCGATCTCCTCGCCATTTTGGAGGGTGATCTTGAAGGACTTCGCCATGGGCGCGGCTTCGCCGTCTTCCTTGTCTTCTTCGCCCTCACCGTCGGCCGCGGCGGCCTCGATCTTGGCGTCGTCTTCCTTCGTGTCGCCGTCGGTCGGCAGCGCCTTCGTCAGGTCGGTCGAGATTTCCTCGAGCAGGGCGTCGAAGGACCCCGCCGTCTTTTCAGCGCTCATGCCGCTTTCCTCTTTGTCAGTCCGGATTGGAGGTCGCGCACGAAGCGCTCCACGTATTCGGCCGCCTCATCGTGAGAGAGCCCGAACCTCTCGGCGGCGAACCGCACCAAGTCCGCGGACTTGGGGTTCTTTCCCGCCGTTCCTTCGCGCATCGCCTGAGCCAGGCGCTCGCGGAAATCCCAGTAGCTCTTGACGCCGCCGTCGAGCGATTGCTGGCGCAGCGACGCACCGCCCGACAGCGTGGCGGAGTCCGTGCCGTAGCCGGCCGTCAGGGTCTTTGAGAAATCGATCACACCCTGCGCCGCGAGGCACTTGGCGAACATGCCGATCGGCGCCGCCGCGCAAGCGCTGACGTGCTGGTTCACGGGCGTCCGCGAGAGCCCGACGTTGGACCAGCGCACCTTGGAGATGACGGCGCGACGCGCCTGCGTCGCCTCGTCAACGTGGATAGCCTTCTGCAGGACGGCGCCGCCGACGCTCGGATACCAGCGCTGGGGAGGGTCGACCTTGGTCAGGCCGTCCCAGACCATGTTCGCCTTCTCCAGCATCGGCGTGGAGATCTTGTCCGAGGTCGCGGCGTAGAGCTGGCTCTTGACGAAGGTGGATCCGCCGCGCTGGCCGACCTCGACCGGCTGTCCGATCTCATACGTCGGATAGTCCGGGATGCCGGCGCGCGCGCCGATCTGGGTGTAGTGGTCGATGTCGACGTTGCCGTAGCGGAGGTAGAAGTCCTTCGAGTCCGCCAGGGCCTTCGACAGGATCACCTCATCCTGCTGGTCCAGACCTTCGTTCGAGGCTTCGAAGTAAACGAAGCGTCGACCACCATCCTCCTGAGGATGCGCCTTCAGAAGCGAGCCCACGGACACGAAGTCCGGGCATGCATCCATCAATGCGGCGTCGCTTTCGACCATGCCGAGACGGTATCGTCACGACATAGTCGGCCGAGAGGTCAGGCCTCGACGGGGTCGTTGATCGTGTGGTGGTGAGGGTTCTTGTCCGCGTGCATCGCGAGGAGCTCTTTCACGATCTCCTCCATCGCATCGATCGCTTCGGACATCGGCGCGGCCGGAGGACGATCATCAGTCAGCTTGCCGCACAGACCGGCGTCCAGGATGATCCCGGCGCAGGCGATGACGCTGGCGAGATGCGGGACGCTGGTCTTCGGATCCGCCCATTCGCCGTTCCACCACTTCTCGAGGTGGCGCTCGAGCGCTGACTTGTAGATCGACGATCGCACGCCGGCGGCCCGCCAGTTGAACGCGCCATACTTCGCCGCGCCCTCGGTAAAGGCCAGCGCCGCATAGATCTTGACCGACGCCGGGACGAGGTGGAGCGGCAGCTTCGTGGAGCCGATCGCGTCCTTGGGGTTCGTGGGCTTCACCGACATGCCGGTTTCTTCGCCTTCTTGATGCGGCCGAGGCCGTTGAGGATGGTCGCGTGATGGCAAGGCCAAGCCCGCGCGATCGACGCGATTGAGACGTTTGGCTTGGCGAGCCGCTTCCAGGCCTCTACCCGCGCCGCTCGGACTGGCCGGCGCCGGCTAGGGCCGCGGATGTCGCCGGGATGCAGCCGCAGCTCGCTGGCAACCTCGGAGATCACCGCCGAGACACGCTCAGGGGTGACGGCGATGCGGCTGGCGTTGATCCGGTCGCCCAAGACGTGAGGTTCAGTCATCGCTGCGCTCTGCCAGGACGACGTCCAGCTGTCCGCGCTCGCGGATGAGTGCTTGATATTCATCGGCCGCGCCGGGGCTGCGGTTCACGAGCGGCACGAGCTCGGCGATGCGGGTCTGGATCGCCTCGCGCCGCTGCTCCGCCGCCCGACGGATCTCGCCCTCGGACTGCTGGGTCCGGCCGGCGGCCGCGGCGCCATCGGCGAGATCGCGGCGCAAGCTGTCAGGAGTGATGGTCATGCGGCCTCGCTGAATTTGTCGGTCTGGTTGCCCCACGCTGACCAGCCGGGCCGCTGCTGACGCGCAAACAGCTCCAGGTAAGGTCCGCCAGCGAGCGCTTCGATCCGCTCATATTGCTCGTCTGGCTTCCGGCTGTGCTCGCGGCGAGGAGCGATGATCAGTTGGCGGACGCTCCGGCTCAGCCGACGCGGCTTGCCGCGGGTGTAGAGCTTGCAGATCTCGACCTGCTGGCGCGTCCAGTACCCCATTCCGATCGAGCCCTTTTGCCAGACGAAGGCGAGGCTCTTCGGCTTGAAGCCCCAAGCCCTCGCCACCTCCGTCGCCTCGTCCTGGAGATACGACACCGTCCATAGGAACAGGACGCAGTCCTTCGCGGCGACGTCCCCCACCGGCAGCTCTGAAAGCTGAGGAATCGTCATCGTCGCGTATGGGTCGACGGACGTCCGACTCGGGACGCTCTTCTTCCGGTCAAACGTCCGAAAGTTCCACGGCGGGTCGGCGAGGATCACCCCGAATGGGCCCGGCGGAAGCTCAATGGCGGAGCTCATTCTCACCTCTTTTCAACGAGGTAAGTCTACCGAGCACCTGGACGCAGGTGATGTGGGATACCGGGGCGTTCGCGGGAACTACCGGGGCGCACCGTTATCCCGCATGATCTGGCGCTGGCGGAGAAAATACGCCAGGCCCGTGTCGTCGAGGCTCTCCATGGGCGTCGTCATCATCTCACGCAGCGCATACTTCTTCTCCAGCCGGTCGCGCCGACGGCGTTCTTCCGGGTGGTCAGAGACGAGGTCGATCAGGTCGACGTCCTGCGTCTGCCCGATGCGGTTGATCCGCCCGTTCCGCTGCGCGTGCGTCTTCGCCGTGTCCGGGGTGTCGTAGTTCACGAGCCATTGGCCGGACTGCAGGTTCGCCCCCGTAGCGCCGGCATCTGAGCAAACCATGACGTCGATCGCCGCGGCGCCGGACGCCGGCCGGAATTCGCCGATCCGCTTGGCCTTATCCTTGGCCGAGTCCTTGCCCGTGATCGTGCCGACCCGAAAGCCCTCGCTGGCCAACCGCGACTTGATCGCCTCGACCGCCTCGAGGGAGTGGGCGAAGACGACGCCCTGCTTGCCCTTGCGCTCGGCGGCGACCTTGAGCACGTCGCCGACCTTGGCGCTTTCCGGGTGCGCGTCGAGCAGCCGACGCACGGCCGTTTGCTTCAGGATCCCCAGGTTCGCCTGGAGATCCCGCGCGATGGCCTCGTGCTCCGCCGGCGGCACCCCCTCGAACGACGAGGGGCTGATCGCCTTCACGGCGGAGACGTCGACCTTGCCCTGCATGCGCGCGATCCGAGCGTTCGCCATGTGGCCGTCGAGCTCGCTCAGCGCCTTGTGCTGGGCGTCCGAAACCGAAACCTTGCGCTCGACCCGGTTCGCCGTGATGTCCGGGTCGATCTTCGACGGATACTGGAAGCGCGCCAGCTCGCGCCGGAGGCCGTCCTTGGCATCCAGCGTGTCGACGCCATAGCGCCGCATGAAGGCGCCTTCGTCAGTGTAGCGCTCCGGATCCATCTTCTGCAGAAGCGAGAAGGCCTCGGAGACGTCGTTCTTGATCGGGTCGGCGCTGGCATTCACGTAATAGGGCGTGTGGTCGCCGAGCGCGTCGATCACGTTCGACATCGCCGAGTTCTCCTTGCCCCGGCGGTTCAGCGTGTCGTGGCCCTCGTCGACGTTCAGGTAGTCGAAGGCGATCCCCTCGCGCCGCATGACGCCCTTGATCCAGTCCTTGCGCTCGGCGCGGGACATCGTCGCCACCTTGGCCGACAACTCGGATTCCGGGACGCCTGCATGTTGAGCGCCGAGGTGGAGCATGTCGTCGCGGAACGACTGGTGGGTCATGACGCAGAAGTGGTGCGACGGATCCTTGTATGCGGCGATCCGCTCTGAACGCGACGCGCCCGGCTTGGCATGCCAGCGGTACGCGCCTGGCTTCAGGAAGCGCAGCGACTCCGCCCCGAAGCCACCCTGCGCGATCGACGGGACCAGGAACAGCCCGCGCTTCACGGCACCCTTGGAGTGCAGCTGCGTGAACCCGCCGAGGCCGATCAACGTCTTGCCGGAGCCTGTGCCGAACGAGAGCACGACGCGCTTGTTCGCCTCGAGCATCTTGATCGCGCGCTGGCGCGGGTAATTCTTCCCGCCGCTCATCGACGGCCGGAAGAGGTGCACAGGCTGGCCGGGCCGGAAGTTGGCGCCGACCTGCGGCATCATTTCCGCAATGCGGCGCTCCGCCTCGTGGCCGATCGTCCAGCGCTCATCGCCACCGAGGGGCTTCTCCGTCGCCGGCGCGGGCTCGTCCGCGAAGAAGCCCATCTGCGCCGCCTCGAGGCCTGCTTGCTCCTCACGCGCAGCGTCAAGCCGGTCGCGCACCGAACCGGAGGCATACCGACCAGCAACGCGATTGCGCAGCGAGTCCGACAGCGCCCGCTCTTTCGCGAGGCGCGCGTCCCGGGCGGCCGGATCGACCGCGTCCAGGTGGTCAAGGTTCGAGCGGATGACCGAGCGACCGACCTTCAGCGGTGAGGCCGGCTTCAGGGTATTGTAGGCGTCCGCGAAACCGCGCGTGATCTGGCTCCGGACAAGATCCTGCGTCGCCGCGTAGGCCGCCTGCGGCGAGCGCATCGCCTCCACATACTTCGCCCAGGTCATCGACCCGGCGTTCACATGGCCGCGCAGTTCGTCGCGCCGGTTGCGCCAATCCGACCACTCCGGATTCGTCGCCTGCTCGCCGAACATATCCTCGACGTGGCGCTCCGGCTCCCTGGCCTCCAGCTTGCCCAGCTCCGCGCGGTGGCCAGCCACTTCCGGCGATTCCTTCGCGACGTGCTTGGCGAAAAAGTCCCGCAGCGCGCCCTGATCCTGCGGCGTCAACTCACCGACCGGCTTGTAGGCGGCCACGCCTGTCGGCTCCGACGTGAGCGCGCGGTGCAACGCGTCGATCGAGGTTTCATCGACGTGGAAGTTCTGGCGATGGAGCGGCTCGACGGCGCCGCGGGCGCTGGCGAAGGCGTCGGCCATCTCCTCGAACGATGGCCGCAGGGCCTCCGGCTGGCGGAGGTTGCCCTTGTCGTCGGCCAGCGGGGCCAGCCGATCCAGCGCCGCGCGGTAGTCATCGACGCGGTCCGCGCCGACCTTGCGCATGAAATCAGCCGACTGCAGGTCGGCCACGATGTCCGCCGGCGCGTCGCCGTCGGCCGCCCGCCCGCCAATGTAGTCGCGGACGGACGCCTCCAGGTCAGCGCCCGGCGCGAACGGTTCGGCCAGCTGCGGAGCGACGCCCGGCTTGGCCTTCATATCCAGGTCCGGCCGGTCCGAAATGCCTTGCGGCATCCAATCGTCTTCGTCGAACCGTCCGGAAATGATGTCGAGGTTGCGCCGCACCTGCTCCAGGTCGGCCCGGTTGACCGGCGCAGCCAAGCGGTCAAGGCCCTGTGGGTTCACTTTGAGCACACGGTTGCCCGCGGCGGTCTCGATCGAATAATCGCCGCGCTGGAGGCCGATGGCCCGAACCTGCGCGATCGCCGACTCCATCGACACGTCGCCGAGCGGGACGACGAACGGCTTCTCGGACTTTCCGCGGCCGAGCGCATAGACGAGCGCGGCGTTCGCCTCCATCTCGCCCAGCGCCGTGCCCAGCACCTTTCGGGACTCGCCCAGCGCCGCGCCGCGCTGGCGGTTGATTTCCTGGAGCGCCGCGAGATCCTCACCGTTCTCCGCGGCGCCGAGTTCCATCTCGCGCGCCTGCGCCTGAAGCTCACGGGCCCGGCCGATCGCCTCCTCCGACGCCTCCATGTAATGATGGAGGTGATAGGCGGTCATGCCCTCGGAGACGTCGCGCAGTTCGTCGGGCGTCAGATCGGCGTGCAGCCGCCGGGCGAGTACCTCCGCCGCGCCGGCGATGCCCAGGACATCCACGACGCTACGGTCGACGAGCGCCGCGCCGCCGGCGGCCAGGGCCAGGGCGTTGACCGAATTGTACGCGCCGGCGCCCACGTGACGGCGCAGCGTGACGGCCGCGTCCGGGACCGTCTTCTCGACCTCTGACAGGAAGGCGCGCGTGGAGATCGTGCGAAGGTCGTTGGCGACGTCCTCCGCCACCTTCGCGTCGACCTTCGCATCGTCCACCTCGACGATATAGGCCTTGGGCGCCTCGATCGCGTCGTCGATCTGCTTACGCGCCTGCTTGGCCTGGCGCTCCGCCATCTTGCGCTTCTTCTCCAGCTTCAAGAGGTCGAGCGCCTGTTTCGCCTCGACTAGCTTGGGCGCGAGCTTCTCGACCTGATCTGGCTCGCGCAGGAGGGCGACGTTTTCGGCGACGAGCCGCGCGGTCTCGCCGTTCTGGACGGCGGCCTTGCGTTGGGCCTCCGTCTGCTCGCGCCTGTTCTCGGCGGCCTCGCCCTTGATGGCCGCCTCGTCGGCGCCGTTGGCCTCCGCGCGGGCCTTGTATTCCGTCGCGAAGCCCAGCCCGAGCGGGGCCGTCCTGACCGGGTCGAGATCCTGAACGGACAGGGTGTTCGCATCCTCGGAGTCCAGCGGGACTTCGCCGAGCTCCTCGTGCGCGCGGGTCGACGCGTCGGCCAGGATGCGCTCACGGTTCAGCTTCACCGCGGCTTCGGCGCGCTTCACCATCTCCTTCAGGTGGGCCGCGTGCATCTTCGCGACGACGTGGTCAGCCTGCCCCTCTGGCGGCTGGAACTTATAGTCCTCCGGCGCCCAACCCATCGCCTGCGCGACGCCGCTCACGAAATCCCTCTGCGCGGCCTGGGTCTTCTCCGTGACCTTCTTGTGCGCGTCGGCTTTGGCCTGCTGCAGACCGAGCGCCTTGTCACGGTCCCGCTGTCGCTTCCGGGCGGCGCGGCGGTCCCGCGCGCGCTCCTTGAGGGTCTCGGTGTATTCCGTCTTCGGTTTGATCCCGGTGAGCCGCATATGGTTCAGCGATCCGCCGGCGCCGCCGATTACCTTGGCCGAGCCGTCCGGCTGTGGCTGGATCAGTATCGGCTGACCCTTGGAGTCAGGGCCGTGCGGGTGGACCGTGACCCACCGTTCGCCGGCCGCCGTCGCTTTCAGCATCGCCGTGCTGGCGAACAGAATGACGCGCGGCTTCTGAAGCATGACCGCATGCTGCGGTCACGACATCAGCCGCCCATGTCGGGATCGCTCAAGGTGAAGAACTCGCCATCCCGCGGATCCTCCAGCTTGTCGGGCGGCGTGCCCAGCGAGCGGTTGACGGCATACTCCTCGCCGGCGAGCTGCAGAAGATCCGCCAGACCCAGGCCCTTGGGCATGCGGTCGATGACGCTCGGATCCTCGTAGACGCCGAGCAGGGGAATTTCCGCCGGCTCGTAGACGCGCCGGAGCAGAGCCTTGACGAGGAACCAGTAGGCGCCGAACGCGGTGTAATTCCGCGGCTGCTCCAGGATCAGCGTCCGGGCATTCGCCGCGAAACCAATCGGGTCCAAGCCATCGTTGCGCATGACGTGTTCAGGCTGCACGCGGCGCCTCCTCGAGTTGGCCCAGGTGAGGATGCTTGGCGATCAGGTGGCGCTTGGCGTCCTCGCGCGCCGGGTGCTCGGGCAGCCGGCCAAGGTTGGACATGGCCTCTTCCGGCGTCTCGGCGTGATCGACGGCCATGGCCGATGCAAGGTCGACGTGACCGTTGGCGACGGCGAGCTTGGCAAGGGCCGAGCCGACCGGCTCCTTGACGACGGATCCGTAGGTGCGTCCATCGGAGAAGTGATCCTCGCTGACGACTGGCGTCTGGTAGCGGCGCTCACTGAGCCCGTAGCCCTGACGCACCTCCTTGGTCTCCAGGTGGTCGAGCAGCGGCGTACGCAGGTGGCCGCCAGCCTTCGCCTTCGCGTAGAGCGTGGCCAAGGCCTTGCGGCCCCACTTGCTCTTCACCGTCGGCATGTAGCCTTCCTTCCGGATGGATGTCGGCAGGGCGTGGGCGATCGCCGTCTTCAAGTCCGGTGCGCGGCGCGCGGCCTCCATTTGCCGAGACTCAAACTGGCGGTGGGCCTCCGACAACCCCTCCGGGCCCCAGAGATTCTCGATCACGCTCGCCCAGCGGTTCTTCGTCTCGCCGTTATAGTGGTCGCCCGGGTAGCGCAGCTCATCGCGATACCGCCCCGTGGAGGCGCCGCGGCGACCGGTCTCGGGCACCTTCGTGAACTTCTTGCCGGCCTCGTCCGCAGCGTAGGCGTCGAACGCGAGCTTCTTGTGCTCGTCGATCGGCAGCATGGGCAGGTCGGCGTCCGTCAGCTTGCCGGCCTCGTAACTCGGCAGCGCTCGCGCGCCCTCTGGCCGGATGATCCCGATCCGCGCCTCGTAGCCGTCGCGGAATTTGTATTCCTTCAGGCCGCGCTTGACCGTGTGGCTGATCGCTTCCCGGTTGGCCTCGATCGCCGCCGACGGGAACTCCCGCAGCTTCTTGTAGCTGTCGAGATCCTTGGCGCCGGCCGCGAGCACCTCAGCCGTCTTCGCCGTGATGTGCGCGTCCTCCGCCGCCTTGTCGTGCTCCGTCACCTTCGCGTGGGAGAGGTCGGCCAGATCGACGAGCATGCGCCCGGCCTTCCCGGTTTCGCCCCAGCGCCGCAGCTCAACCCAACCGTGATCCGGCGACACCTTCTCGACCACATATCTGCCCGTGGTGATCTTGCCCTCGGGCGGCACGTCGAGGCCCGCGCCAGGCGCGATGGCGTCGCCAGACCCCGGCGCGATCATGATTTCATGGTCGGCGTCGATCGCGGATTTGGCTTTGAAGTACGGGTTCGCCTCCAGCGAGGTCCGCATCATGCTCAGCTTGTGCTCGAGGCGCTGGCCCGAGGCCTTGGCGCGCGAGCCCGCGTCCAGCTTCTTGAGGCTGGCGCGCATCTTCCGATAGGCCCGGTACGCTTCCGCCGCGTCGGCGTACTGTTGCGCGTCGAGCTTGGCCTGCGCCAACTCCTTGTTCTTCGTCAACTCCTCGCGCGCCTTGTCCGGATCCTCGGCGAGCGCGATCAACATCTCCTCGTGGTTCATGCCGCCTTCGAACGCGAGGTTCTCAACGCGGTCGCCGCCGTCCCAGAGGAGGGTCTGCCAGTCCTTCTTCGCCGAGATCGTCTGATAGCGGTAGCCGTCGAACGTGCCCTTCGCGAGGTAGTTGTGCAGGCGCACGGCCTCTGCGGTGTTGCCCTGGCGAAGGCCGCGACCGTTCCGCTGCTGGATGGCCGCCGGCGTCCAGGGGATGTTGAGGTGGTGAATGTCGGTCGTGTCGGCCTGCAGGCCATCGACGCCCTCTTCCATCGTCGAGTTGCCGATGACCACGCGCAGCTTCTTCGCCCGGTAGGCCTCCGCGATGTTCTGGCGCTTGGCCGAGGTGGGCGCGACCTTGGCGTTCAGGACTCCGATCTGATCGCGGGGAATCCCCGCTGCGACGAGGAGGCCGACCAGCTTGTCATGGGTCTCGATCGCGTCGCAGAAGACGATCTGGCCGCCTTCCTTGATGCCCGATGTGATGTTGGTGACGGCCTGCTCCAGCTTGGGCGACCGGGCGCCAGCGTAGCGGACCGGGTCGTAGAGCTCCAGGTCGAGCGTCGCCCGGTCCATCTTGTGCATGATGGAGAACGGGTGCGCCTCGCCGCTGGCGTCGTTGCCGGCCTGCTTCGCCTTCTCCGCAAGCTCGCGCAACTCGGCGTAGACTTCCTTCTGGGAGGCCGAGATATCGACGAGGTGTTGCCGATCGTCCTTCGCCGGCAGCTGCAGGCCGACGTCCTCAGCCGTCTTCCGGTCGATGTAGCGGCGCATGATCTCGCGCAGCTCGGACAGGTTCTTGAAGCCCTTGACGCAGAGCGAGCGGGTCATCCGCCCATTCGTGTCCAGGACGTTCTCCTCCTTGAACTCGCAGAAGCGGTCGAGGAAGTCTTCGGAGTTCCGGATTCCGATGTTCAGGAACGCCTCAGGGGCGATATGCGAGAGCATCGAATAGACCTCAAGCGGGCTATTCTTCGTCGGCGTGGCCGTCAGGCCATAGACGTTGCGACCGCCGGTCTGGTCGCGCAGCCAGTCCGTCTTCCAGCGCATGTCCGCCGCCCGCTTTGAGCTGGACGAACCGCCGAGGAACTTCGGTTGCTGGCCGAAGCGGTCCCGCGCCTCGAACAGGTTCTTGTAGGCGTGCATCTCGTCGGAGATGAGGGCGTCGACGCCCAGGTCATTGAAGTAGAGCGCGTCCGAGCGGCTTTGGAAGTCCTGCTTCGCGATCTTGGCGTCGTGGGCTTCCTTCTGGCGGGCGAGCTGTTTGGCGCTCGGGCCCTTGCCCAGGCCTTCCTTCCGCTTCTCCCAGAAGTCGGAGCTGGCGTATTTTTCTTTGGTCTCCGGATCCAGGTCGAGCGCATTCCAGGCCGGCTGCGTGATCAGGATGAAGTCGTAGTCGTTCTGCCGGATGTCGTGGAACTTCTGATTCCGCTCCGCCTCGGTATCGCCACGCCCCTTGAGCTCGCCGTTCTTGTCGCGGCTGTAGGTCTCGCCGATCACCATGACGGACGAGCCGGGGAACCACTTCTCCGCCTCGCGCATCCAGTTGGCCGCCACGGACTTCGGGACCACGATCATGGGGCGCTTGGCCTGCCCCGTGATCTTCATCAGCTTGTTGAGGATCAGCGCGCGGGCCGTCTTCCCCAGGCCAACGTCGGCCGCGATGATCCCCTTGCCGGCCTCCAGAGCCCAGCGCAGCCCGCTCCACTGGTAGCTCTTCAGGCCGTCGGACCGCAGGCCTGGAACCTCGAACGCTTCCTCCGAATAGGCCTTCTGGCGGAAGCCTCGGAATTTCCGGTTGTAGAGCTCCTCGACCTCGTCGCGATAGGCGGAGGCGCAGAGCCACTCCTTGAATGCCCGGTTCCACCGTTCGATCGTCGGCAGATCGTCGTCCTTCCGCACGCCGTCGCGGTTCAGGTACTTGCGCAGCGTGTGCGCCTCGTAGCCGCCACCCATGACGGCGAAGACGCCCTCGTCATAGGTGATGGTCATCGGCGTCTTGTCGCCGTAGCTCGACGGGTGGACCTCGTTGAAGAAAGCCGACACGACGTTCAGCGGCACGAAGCCGCTATTCACCTGGATCTCGACGTCCTCCAGCGACTTCGGCGCAATCGCCTCGTCCAGCGCGGCCAGCTGGCGTTCGATCTTCGCCCGGTCTTCCGGCTTCAAGTCGGATTCGGCCAGCGCCGCTTTCGCGTCGTCGTACTTCGGCCAGAGCTCGCCGGAGAGGTACTGGTCGAGGCTCGTCCAGGTCCCGCTGCGCGGATCGATCGCATAGTCTGGCGAGGCATAGAGGTGGTCGAGCACCACATCCTCGGTCCCGCCATGCCAGCGGCCGGCGACCATGGAGGGCGAGAAGTAGCCGACTTCCAGGGCGAGGGTCTTCGCCGCCGTGTCAAAGTTGGAGACGGCGGCGGACTCGCGACGGCCCTCGACAACGTCAGAGAGCGAGCCGTCCTGCTTAACGGCGCCGAGCAGGCGATATATCGCCTTGTCCTGCTTTGCCGCTATGACGAGGTTCGGATTCTTCGCCGGGATCCCGTGCGCCGAGACATAGGCGCGAACGCGGTCCGCCAGGCCGGGCACGTCTTCGCCCTGCACCGCGCGTTCGATGTCGGCGCCGAGCGCGCCGGCGTCGACGACGGCCTGCTCCGCCATGAACTCGTCCACGCGATGCCAGCGGAGCGGCGAGCCCTCCAGGACGTACGTCACGCCGTCGATGACCCGGGTGTCGCCGCGCTTCGCCTGATCGTAGGGCTTGCGCGCGGCCGCGCCGCGGATGCGAGCCTTCAGATCCTGGTCCTGGACGGCGCCGAGCACCTCCTCCACGCCCGTCGGGCCCGACGGCTGTTCAGGCTCAAAGCTGGCGATCGCCTCCGGGACGCCCACCATCGACCCTGCCACGGTGATGTCGTCGCCCATGCCGGCCTTGGAGCGCCACCCGGCTTCCAGCGTGCCAAGGATGTTGCCCTCACCGCGGCCGCTGAAGTAGCCGCCGCCGACGAATTCCTCGTCCCAGGCGCCGAGCAGTTTCAGGGTGTCGCGATCGACCACGGACAGCGCGCCGGCGACCTCGTCTGGCCGCTTGCGGAAGAACACGACGTCCGTGGTCACGCCCGTGTGGCTGGCCTCGAACGCGGTGTTCGGCATGCGCAGGGCGCCGAGGAATTGGCCCTTGCGGATCCAGCGATCCCGCAGCTTGCGCGCAGACCGACTGTCCAAGATCCCGGTCGGCAGCACGAGCGCGACCAGGCCGCCGGCGCGCGCCTTGTCCAGCGCGGTATCGACGAAATATTGCTCGGGCCGGCTGATGTCCGGCTTGTCGGCCGCAACCAGGGAGCCACGGCTATCGCCGAACGGCGGGTTGCCGATCACCGCGTCGAACTGGCGCGTGTCGGTCGTCGCGAAAGCCTCGAGGGCGGAATTCACCACCTCGTGGGTCGGGTGCAGGGTGGCCGCGATCTTGGAGCTGGTTTCGTCGAGCTCGACTCCTGTGACCTTGACGCCCTTCGGCGCCAGCTCGAGGAAGACGCCCGTGCCGCAGGACGGCTCCAGGACGCTCGCGCCCTCCCCCAGGCCCATGCGATGGAGGACGGACCACATGGCCGCGGCCACGTTCGGATCGGTGTAGAACTCGTTCAGGCTGTCGCCGCAGCCGCCCCAGCCCGAATATTGACGGAGCACCTCCGGATTGACCGGTGCCGGCGCCTCGTCGAGCAGGGACTTCCGGCCGTTGACCATTGAGGCGGCCAGCGCATTGATCGCCCGTCGCTCGCCCTTGGTCGTCCCCGGCGCGACGCCGAAAGCAGGAAGCTCGGCCGGCAGGCCCTCGGAGTAATCGATTCCGGAGGCGGGTAATTGATTTTGGAGGCTGACCGCCGGTTCTAACGGCGCGTGCGGCTGGATCGCTTCCGGCGCGTCGGTTGAGTACCCGGCACGCAGCGCCTCCGCAGCGGCGGCCTCCTTGCTGTCGTACTCGGAGTGGCCCACCGGCCCGTCGGCATCCAGGCGGGTGAATCGCCAGCCGCCGTCGCGTTGCAGATCCGGGGAAAGCAGCGCGGCGCGACCGTCAGCATGCTTCAGCTTGACCGACCCGACGCCGGCACCGATCTCCTTCGCCTTGGCCTCGCGCGCCAAGCGCTGATCGCGCGACCGCGCCATCATGCCGTTGAGGTCGGCTTTCGGCGGATCCGGCCGATGCTCGAACAGGTCCGCCTGCGGTGCCGGCGCGGGCTTCTTCGGCGTGACCAGGGCCGGCTTCGGCTGCGGCGCGTGTCCGAAGAGGTCGAGCACCTCGGCATGGCGCTTCGTCGGCTCGACGCGCCGGACGTGCCGGATCGCCGTGTGCGCGGAGATCAGACGGCCAGACGAGCTGATGCTCGCCTTCACGGGCACGAGCTTTTCGAACAGGCCGAGCTGATCGGCCTTCATCAGGAGCAGCAGCATGACCCGAGATTCGGGTCACGACCGCTCAGCTACACGCGACACCTAGACCAGAGCGTCGTGACAGGAAGGTCGGTCGGCCTGAGGGGGCCCCTCACCCGATTCCATCCCGGAGAATTTCACCACATGCCCAGCATCTACACCCGCATCGGCGTCGCCCTGCAGAAGATCCTGCACGCCTCGAGCGTCGACGACGTCGCGCGCAGCGAGATCCTCGAACTGACCAACGAGCTCCAACAGTTCGAAGGCACTATCACCGCCTCGATCACCGCCCAGGCTGAAGACGCCGTCGCCGCCGCCCTTGGCGCGGTGGAAGCCCGCCTCGCCGCCGTGGAGGCGCGTACGGGCGCCCTCGAAAGCCGCGCCGACGACGTCGACGCCGGCCTGAAGACCATCGACGGCCTGATCGAAGGCGAAGACACCGTGGCCGCCCCCGCGGGCAGCGATACGGTCGCCGGCAGCTCCGGGTCCGACGTGGTCCCGACGCCGGAACCCACCCCGGCCCCCGAGCCCGCCCCGGAACCGGCGCCCGAGCCGGCCCCGGTCGACGCCCCGGTTGAAGCTCCGGTGGAAACCCCGGTCGCGGACGCTCCGGCCGACGCCCCCGAGGAAGCTCCGGTCGCCGATCCGGCTCCGGAAGCCCCTGCCGACGCCGATCCGGCCGCGGAGCCTGCCGCCGCCTAATCAGCGGACAGCGCGCAAGCAGAAGCCGGGCGAGTCACCTCGCCCGGCTTTTTCTTTGTTCAGGGGAAAATGAGAAGAGGCGCGGCCTTGATCATCGCCGGCGCCGTGCGGGTCGCCCTCGCCTTCGCTACGAACTCCGCCACTGGCATCGGGGTAATCGGGCCCAGGAACCGCGGGTCATCATAGGACGACAGGAAGGCGTCAATCGCGTCCTGCTCTGACATGAAGCCGAGCATGCACTTATCCTCGTCGTATTCGTCCCAGGCGCCGACCTTGCGCTGGTGGATGACGTAGACCAGCGGCGCGACTTCCATGAAGGGCCCGAGGAACACGTCAACCGGATCTCCGTCGACGCCCTCGGTCCGCAGCACCTCGCCGTAGGCGAAGTGCATCAGCGTTTCCCATTCGGCCCCGTCCGGCTTGCGGCCGCGCCGATAGGTCCCCGCCTCGTTCTCGATCGCGAGCGTCAGCCCCTTCCACTGCACGCGCCGCTTCGGGTAGCGCCCAGACCGCAGTTGGGCCTGACTGGGTTCGGTCAGATCCAGCCGAAGCAAGACAACGGGGAGGCTCACAGGCGGAGCCGTTCGCGGTAGGCGTTCTGGACGTCTGCTTCCGTCTTCATCAGCAGCGCAGCCGTCGTCTGCTCGCCGTGGAGGTCGTAGACCTTCAGGACGTTGTGACCATTCCAGTTGATCGACATTCCTGCCAGAAGGCAGCGGATGCGCGGAGGCAGGGCGTCGTATGCGTCCATGTGGTCGGCGAGCGACCCGCGGCTCACCTTGATATCGTCGCCGTTGACGTTGTTCCTCATGTGGACTTCCGCTTTCCGAGGTTTTCGAGGAAGGCTTCAAACTCTGGATCCGCCGACGCACCGCCGGCCTTGACCCAGGCCCCGCGGCAGTGCGGATGCATCGCGCCAGCGGCGACCCACCACATTTCGTGAGGCTCCCGCTCGACGAGCGCTCCGCCGGCGCGCTTGCGCGGGCTGGCCGACCGGCCGACGTTCGTCTTTCCGACCCAGATCTGCGTCTCGCCGTCCTTGTCCGGCGCCGTCGGCGAGACGACCGTGACGACCTTCCCGTCGATTGAGCGGCAGAACGGGCAGGCCCCGCGGTACTTTTCGACGCGGCGCACCCGCGCGCCTGGCGGCATGGAGGCGATGAAGCCCTGATTGGTGTTTTCGGTGGCCTCTGTGACGGCGATGCGCCGCCAGTCGCGCGATAGGAGGCCGAATTCGTCGAGCAGCTTCGTCTGGATGTCGTGCGCTGCGGCGGCGCGATCGCCGAGGTGGATCGCCTCTTGATGGTCGACCACCATCCGCCGGAGCCGGTGGCGGGTGGAATCGGCGAGGCCCGTGACGCTCTCGGCGCAGCGCGCCCGCCCGTAGTCGATGGCCGCTCGCTGCGGCGCCGTCATGCCCCAGCTGGCGATAGCGTCCTCAAGGCTCGGGAGCGTCGCCAGGATGACGTCCACTTGCTCCGGCTTGGCCTCGCCCATCGCAGCCTGCACGCGACCCATGAGCCCGGAGCGCGTGGCCAACCAGTCGGCTTCGCTGCGGAGGTCCGCCTCCGGCAGGTAGCGCTGCACGAGGTAGTCAACGAGCAGCATCCAGTCGTCGATCGCGAACTCGCCGGCCGGCAGGTTGCGGAGATAGAGGCGGACGACGCCAAGCTCGGTCGCGTCCCAGCGGCGCATCGCGCCATCGGGGCGCAGGGTTGGAGCTTCAGGCGTCGATTGATGCTCTTCGCCACGCAGCCAGCGCGTCAGCTCGGCGCGCAGGCCCTGGATGCGGTCGAGGCCACGCTGCGTAAAGAGCTCGACGATGCGTCGGACGAAGGGATTCGGATGCTCGGCCCAGATGTCGCCGTCAGGCGGCTCTTCGCCGATCGCCTTGTAGATCCCCTCAAGCGCAGCGTCGCTGTGCTCGTCGCAAAGGCAGGCGATGTCGAGAAGAAGCGGTCGGCCCATGAGCCGACGCTAAGGTCACGACAGGAGAGGCTTAGTTGTAGGTGCGGTTCAGCGCCGTGCGCAGCGCGACGACCGGCGCCGCCATCTCACCAAGCCGCGCCTTGAAGACGTCGTGCAGGGCCCAATAGTACCAGTAGGTCCCGGCCCGGCCGGCTGTGAAGCGGTCGAACACCGCGTCGCCGATGGTGGACCGATCCGCTTCGATAGCCCGTGCATTGTGGATCTTGTCGCAGATCGAGACGAGCAGGAGGTCGGCGGATGCGGTCTGCAGGTGGCTAAGGTAGGTCTCCTTGCGGGTCCGCCATGCTGGCTTGCGGCCGGTCTCGTCCGGTACGCCGTCGGTGCAGGCCTCAACGAGGTCCGCGACCCGTTCACCGAACTTCCCCATCAGGTCGTCCACCGTCACGCCGCAGTCCTCGACCACGTCGTGCAGAACGCCCGCTATGGCCAAGTCCTCGTCGCCGCCGAACTCCAGGACGAGCGCAGAAACCGCGATGGGGTGCGTGATGTAGGGGATCGAGGTCCCTTTGCGGACCTGTCCGGCGTGCGCGTCGGTCGCGTAGGCGACGGCGTCTGCGTACCGGCTCGACAGCATCAGGCCGCCCGCCGCTTCTTCTGGGGCTTGGTCTCGGCAGGCTTCTTGGCCGCCGCCATGACCTTCGCCCAGTAGGCGTCGGCTTCAGGCCGGACCTTATCCGGGCCGGGCCGCACGTCGTAGTCGTCGTAGATTTCTGGCCTATCCATCTCTCTAACCCTTGGCCTCAATTCACGCGTATACCGGTAGACATTCGCTGTCAAGACCGATGGCGGCGCCCGGCCGCAACGGCCGCGGACTGCTCACCCTTGGAAATGAGCTTTGGCTCGTCCTTCTCGCCGACGTTGTTGTCGTGGAAGGACCAAGCATCGGCGTGCTTACGCACTTCGTCAAATGTCTGCTCGTTGGACGTGTTCCCAAGCACGACGTCCACCGGCACGTAGCGCTGCGTTGCCCCCAGGAATCGGGAAACGGCCCGCTTGGCGGCCTCCTGACGCGGCAGGTGCATGTAATGCGCCTCGATCCGGTATCCAGCCTCCTTGAACGCATCGACCTTCTTCATCGCGCCCTTGGAGGTTTTCATGGTCGCGTCGAGCACGACGTTCAGCCCGTGCAGCTTCGCGAACGAGAGTGCGCGCTCCAACAGGTCGGACGACTCCTCGTGCACCTGCCCGGCGTTCCAGCCCTCATATTCCGGGAGGCGCTGCTTGAACTCGTCGGCGTCCAGGACGAGGTACTTGCTCGGGTCGTAGACGCGCCCCTTGAGCTTGCTCTTGCCGGACCCGCCGCGGCCGCCAAGCAGCATGAAGGTAGGCTGTTCGCCGTCCTTCGGAGTCGCCCGCTCCACCTCCTCCGGAGACAGGATGCCCGGGTGCGTTTTCCCCTTCGGGTCGGTCCAGGGCTCGAACAGCACACTGGCGTGCACGGGCGCCCGGCTGTCGGCGTAGATCGAGTCCTCGCCCTCGCCGGTCAGGCGGTGCGTCTTGTAGGTCTCCTCGAGGGTGGCCAGCCGATCCTGCGCCGCGTGGATCTTTTCGCCGGTGTCCGGCGGGAAGTGGCTGAGCACACTCTCCGGCGTCACCTTGTCGTCGTCGTGCGACCGCGCGTAGTCGGCGGCGCTGAACTTGTCGGGCTCGATGGGGTCCTGACTGCCGCGCACCTCGTGCTCGGCCTTCGGGCCGGCCGCGCCTGGCTGCGGCCGGTGGGCACGCACCTCTGACCAAAGGACGCGGTGATCACGCCCGGACTTGTCGCGGACATAGGCGCCATCGCGGCCGGGCGCGCCGACAATCTCGCCTTCACCGCTGAAGTCGCCCGCCTCGAACTGCACGTGGTCGCCGGGCCGCAGGTTGTGCGTGCCATAGCCGTGCTCAGCTCCGGCCTCGCCGTCGTCTCCATCGGCGCCGCCCGCATCGCCCCCGGAGCGCTTCCAGCGCTTGGTGTGCCGGCCGCTCTTATCGGTCACGTCCTGCAGGCTCAGGCCCGGCCGATTCTTGATCCCCCTTCCCATGGCTTTCGCGAGCACTTCGGGCTCAGCAAAGAACAGGACGGTAGGACGCAGCGCCTTCCGCATCGCCGGGCCGTCGGCCTTCACCTCGCCCATCGGGTCGCGCACGAACCGGCGCTCGCCGGCGCGGCTCTCGACCAGGAACCCATCCTCGCCCTTATCGACGACCCTTACGTCGGGCCGGACGCGCACCTTGTGGCCGAGGAAGTTCTCCCACCGCACCTTGTGTCTGGAGCCGTCCGCTTCGATGACGCAGCCGTGCGCGCCGCGGGAGAGCACCTTCCCTGTTTTGGGACCCGACGCATGGCGGAAATAGATCTCGTCATGGCGCTCGACATCAGGAGCCTCCGAGAGATCGGCCGCCATCTGTTTTTTGGAATTCGTCGACTTGACCATCGCAATCCGAATATGCGGTCACGACAGGCCTTATCGTCGGCACTCTGCCGAAGGTTGAATTTTTGGTTGCGATCGCCATTCGCGCGGTTAGTATGCCGGTAGACATTTTCGGGGGCGTCGCGTGGAAAAGAAGTGGACCGAAATCGACGGGCTCAGGGCCCTAGCGGTCTCAGGCGTGATGCTGACCCATTGGGGTCCCTCCTGGATCCAGCAGTTCAGCCCCGGCGGCTTCGGCGTCCGCCTATTCTTCGTGATCTCCGGCTTCCTGATCACCGGTATCTTGCTGAAGGGTCGAGGCCGGCTCGACGCCGGCGACAGCTTCTGGGAGGAGATGAAGACCTTCTACGCCCGCCGAACGCTGCGGATCTTCCCGCCCTACTACGCTCTGCTGGCGGTGTTCATCGTGGCAGGCCTACTCGGCCACCACCTCGCATCCGGCATGCCGTGGCACCTAGCCTACCTCTCCAACTTCTACGTCTTCAAGAATGCGGAATGGGGTCACGCCACCGGCCACCTCTGGTCCCTGGCCGTCGAAGAGCAGTTCTATCTTCTGTGGCCTGCGGTCGTGTTCCTAACGCCGCGCGCCGCGTTTCGGCCCCTGCTCTTCGGCCTGATCGGGATCTCGCTCGCGTTCCGCCTCGGCCTTGGCCTCGCAGGCTTCGACCTCCAGACCCAGAGCGCTGTGCTGCTCCCGTCCTGCCTGGACACCTTGTGCTTGGGCGCCCTGCTCGCGTCGATCACGCAGACCGATCGTATTCCGACCAAGACGCTGGCGCTAATCGGTGTGTCGGGCCTGCTTGGATACGCGGCCATCACGGTGGGCCGGTCCCACCTGCCGCTCATCGGCGTCGGCTTCAACCTCGCAGTCGGGCTGTTCTCGTTCGCTATCCTCGGCGCGGTTGTCCAGCGCCAGCATGAGCGCCGCTTTGCTTGGCTGAACTGGGCGCCGCTGCAGTACCTCGGTCGCCGCTCCTACGGCCTCTACCTCTATCATGGCGTGGCCGCCCTGCTGGTCGATCGGCTTAGCCACGACAGCCTGACCATCTACCCGCGCATCGCGGCATGCTTCCTTGTCGCCGTCGCTATCGCGTCGCTGTCGTGGGTGGTGCTCGAGCAACCCATTCTGAAGCTGAAGGACCGGTTCCGGTACGGTCAGCGCCAGCCGCAGGTCGGCCGGGCGGCGGACGAGGCGGTCGCTTAGATCCGCCTCGCCTACGCCTACGCTTTGACGCGCACCTTGCGGACCTTCATCGGCGTTCCGATGAAGCCGGCCGCGGGGGGCGTGACGTAGTCGCCCCAGTCATAGAGCGCCGAGTTGTTGAAGACCCAGTACAGCGGGTCGATGAGAACGCCGCCGTGATTGATCCGGTAGCGCTCGATCCCGTCGAGGAAGAAGGCCACAAGCGTCGCGTCCCAGAGGATCTTGTGTTCGTGATAGACGCTCGGATCCCACGTCGACGGCATGACGATGATGCGGTTCCCGCTGATCACCGTCCCGAACTGATTACCGCCGCTCAGGATATTGTATTCTATTTGCCGAGGACGCCCCGAGAGCACCTCCGGCATGTCGATCTCCTTGTGGGTGTCCAGATTGACGAGCCACCCGGCAGAGAAGGCCCCGCCGTCTCCAACCTGGGGAAAGATTGCCTCGTACGAGAATGTGCCGTTGGTCTGGGAGAAGGTGCGGCGCGAGGTGATCAGGCCGCTGGCGCGGGTGAAGGGCGTACCCTGCGCGAGGATGGGGTCGATCCCGCCAGGTCCAGATCCCGGTGGGAACGGCGCGACGAAGTTCCCGCCAGTGCCGCTGATCGCCGCCGGCGTGATCGCCAACTCGCCCGCGACCGGGTTGGAGAAGACGTTGAGTGCCTGTTCCGTCGGATCGGCGAAGATCTGCCACTCCATCGGCCGGGCACGGCCGTGGGCGGCGTGCCCGTAGCCCACATAGGGATCGTTCTCCCACATGCAGGTTTCCCAGGTCCCGCTGGGCCGCGCAGTCGGGTGCCAGAGCTTCGGGAGGATGGTCATCAGAAATCCTCTTGGAAGGTGAAGACGTCAGCCGCCGTCGGCGAAGGCGTGAGCGCGTAGGTGATCGCCACCTGCTTCGAGCTGGTGAAGGCGCCGGCCCAGGGGTTGACGTGCCCAGCCACCGACTTCTCGCCGATGTTGGTCGCGATCACGCCGCCGACGCCGATCTGGGTCCCATAGGAGACCGCCGTCTGGACGTTCGACAGGCTGCTGTTCGTGAAGCCCGATTGACCCGCCGCCGTCGCATCGAGAGCGAGACCCACGAAGGTGCGGACCAAGCAATGGTCCGACGGTGTCGTGGTCCCCGGGGCCGTGACCGCCGTCGTTGCGACGGACGCGCCGCTGATGGGGTCTCCGGAGATGCTGGCCGAGATCCCGACGATCGGATTGGTGGGATCAACTCCGAGGGTCGCATAGCGCCGCGCCGTCAGGTTGTTGTAGGTGCCGGTGATCGTCAGAGCCGCGGCGGAGCCGGTGCTGAACTTCACGAACAGCTGCTCCGCGACCGACCCCGCAGCTCCGGGGGTGCCGCGGTTGTCGATGGCGGCCTTGAGGGTCCAACCTGAAGGTGTTGCGATCGGCTGATTGGGAGTGCGAACGATCAACTGCTCCAGCGCGCCGGCGACGATCGAGGCGCTCGGAAGAACGTCGACGTTGGCGTTCGCCGCCGTTGCGTGGACCGCGGCGCCCGGGACCAGCTCGGTCGGGGTCACGACCGTGATCCCGTGGCGCGCCATCAGGTATTTCTCGGCGTTGACGATGTCCGAGGTCACCGTCGTGTCGGTCGAGAAGTAGATAGCCCCGAAGGCGCCATCAAAGGCGAAGGCCGTATCCCAGGTCGCGGCGGCGCTCTTGGTCGTGCCGACGGTGAAGTTGGCGATGGTGATCGCCGCCGTCGTCAGCGCCGCCAGAGGGCTTTCAGCAACAGCCACCCCATCCTTGCGGATGATGTAGTTCGTGCCGTCGTAGATGAACGTCCAGATGTGGAGTTCGTCGAGGTTTGCCTCGCCGAAACTCGTCGTGACTGTGCGGGTCGTGCCGTCGTTCCGCTGGCAGCCGAAGCCACCGCTGGAACCGATGACATGCTGGATCGGCGTGCTTCCGGCCGAGGTCGACCATGCGAGCGGTCGGACGCTGACCCCGGAGGTTCCGCGCTTAACGGCCATGACGATCGCGTACGGGGTGTTTGTCCCGGCGATTTCGGTCGCCCAGTTCGAAGCGGTGCTGTCCAGGTGCGTCGGGGTCGCCTTGGTGTATTTCACCATCGGGACGCCGTTGAGCAGCTGATAGACCGGCCGGGTTGTCGAGGTCGCGTTGGAGAGGTCCGCGGTCCCCTTCTTGTCCTTCAGCAGCGCGACCTTGTCGGTCCCGGCCGTCGGGCTGGCCGCGGTCGTGCCGGCGGTGTCGGTGAAGACCGCCGTCGCATCGGAAGGGTCGTAGACGTGCTTGAGCGCCGTCCAGGCTGCCGGAGTCCAGCTCGCCGCAGCGACGGTGACAGTGAACGCCGGCGCGCTCCCTTGCTTCGCCGTCGGGCTACTGTCGGTGGCGCGGCGGATGATGTTCGCGTAGGTCGCCGCGGTCGTCAGGACACCGCTGATGATGCCCGTCGCGGGATCCATCGTGGACCCGTCCGGGATCGGGCCCCCCAGAGTGAGGTCGAGGTCCCAGGTGTATGGACCGATGCCGCCCGAAGCGACGGGGGTGGAGCTGATGTAGTTGGCTCCAACGGTCCCGGTGATGACCGGGGTGTTGTCCGTGACCGTGACCGGCGGCGTGCCGCCCAGGCCGAACTGCGCCATGAGCAGGTTTTCGGCCTGGACCACGTCGGTCGAGATCGAGGTGTCCGTCGACACGAAGACGCGGCCGATCGCCCCGTCGAAGGCCAGGGCGGTATCCCAGGTCGTCGCGTTGGACCGAAGGGTCCCCAGGCAGATCCCGACAAGCGCAATCGAGAGCGGCGCATTGACGAGCGTCGGCGCCAAGATCTCGACGCCATCCTTCCGGAGCGTGAGGTTGGTCCCGTCGAAGCAGAGCGTCCAGACGTGGATTTCATCGACCGCCGCGACGCCGCCCGCACTGGCGATTGTGCGGTTGTTCGTGCCGTCGTTCCGCTGGTAGCCGAAGGAGTTGGAGCTGCCGTATAGGACCGCCACGGGCGAGGAGTTCGCGGAGACCTGGAGCGACATAGGCCGCACGCTGACGCCGGCCGTTCCGCGCTTGACCGCCATGACCACGGTGAAGGGCTTGTTCACGCCGCCGAACTCCGAGGAGATCGCGGCGTTGGCGCTGTCGAGATGGGTCGGCGTGGCCTTGGTGAACTTGGCCATCGGGATGCCGCCGATGTTCATGTAGACCGGCCGCGTGCTCGCCGTGGCATTCGTAAGGTCCGCAGTGCCCTTCTTGTCTTTCACCATCGCAATCGCGACGGTCCCCGCCGTCGGATCGGCGAGCGTGCTACCCGTGGTGTTCGAGTAGACCTTGGTCGTGTCGGTGAAATCCCAGTCGTGCTTCAGCGCCGACCAAGCCGACGAACTCCAGGCCGAAGAGACGTTGATTGTCGTCGTGAACGGCGTGACTTGGCCCGCGCCGTTAATCGCCTGTCCTGATACCGTCACGATTTGATCAACCCCCGGTGCTGTCCCGGTGAGGGTGAAGGAGCGGTTGTTCGCCCCCATCGTCACCGTGACCCAGGACTGGTCGGCGCTGACGCTCTGGTAGGAGTGGGTGAGGTCGCCGGAGTGGAAGTCCGTGTACGCGACCGCCTGGTTCAGGACTGACCCCGAGTTCATCCCGATCACCGACGGGAAGGTCCCCTGCTTCGCAGGCGCAACCTTGAAAGTGACCCGGGCGCGCGTCGCTGCGCCGCCGGCGGTGTAGGACCCGACGATGTAAGCGCAGACCGTTCCGCCCTCGGTCGACGGGACATCCCAAGTGATCTGACGCGTCGTCGCGCTATAGGTCATCCCGCCGGGAAGCTTGGTCGTGCCGTTGCGTGTCGGCGCGCCGGGGCTGTCGTAGGAATAGAAGCCGCCAATGACCTCCTCGAGGTTCGGCAGCACCTTGCCGGCCCACAGCGTCGCTGCGGCGGGAACCTGGAATGTCACGCCCGTTTGGCCAGGCGCGACGTTCACCGTGCCCAGATCGACGGTCGGGAAGTTGCGCGGCCGGCTGGCAGGCGTCCAGGCGCGGAACATGAGGATCTTATGATCCTTGCCGCCCGCCCATTGCGAAGCGTCGAAGGTCCGCGTCGCCGCTCCGGACGCGCCATACGGCGCCGCGCCCATACCGATGCGGATATCGTGCGCACCGGAGTACCGGTTGATGTTGTTGACGGCGGTTCCGCGAAGGGCAAGCGTCCCTTGAACATCGAAGTCGTCGTAGAAGGCGACCCCGGTCGACGTCTTCTTGGCCATAAACCAGTAGGGTCGGCTGTCCGAGATATCGAGGAAGGCCGGTGTTTCCGAGCCCGCGCCGCCGCCGTCGGACCCGTTGGTGATCGAGTTGTACCGGATGTAGGTCTGGCCATCGGCGCGCGACGACGAGCCAGGCCCGGTATCGATCGCCAGGGCCTTGAAGAACTCCGGAACGTCGATCTCGGCCTCGTTCGGCCAGAACTGGCCCGAGGTCCAAAACGAGGACCACATCCCCAGGAGGTTGCCCGCCGGCGTCTGGATGATCGCCTCGACGATGAAGTCGCCCTTGGCCGAGATCAGGTATCCAGGCGCCGAGTAGAGTTGCGCAGCCAAGAGGTTGGGCTTGCCGCCGGCGCCGGTGAAAACCGTCGGGAGGGTGGGAACCAGCGCGGCGTCAGGCACGCGCATGTTCAGGTTCGCGCCGCCGCCTGGGATCAGCGTGACGGCGTCGAGACCGAAGCCGTCCGGGACCTCAGAGCGCGCGCCCAACCAATAGGGGTCGATGGCGGCGCACCACGGGCTCGGAAAGCCGAGAGTTGAGGTGTAAAGCGGACCGCTCTTGAAGAACCCATCCGGGTTCTTCGACGGGTGCCACCGCTGCGGCATTTGGGTGAATTCACTGCCGACATCGAGCGCCATTCCGGCGTAGAGGCCGGTTCCTGTAGCACCGATTTCGACGCCATAGACTGACGTGCTCGACAGTTTCGTCGTAATCGTGACACTATCGGTTAGCGTTCCGACTGTGTACGAACCACTTACCGGCGTGGAATAACTATTCGACGAAGTAACCTTGACGGTGATCGTATCGCCAAGGACGGCATTTCCCGGAGCTTGCCCGTAGGCTCCTCCACTAATCTTGACCTGAACCGCCCCGGTCGCCGTGACCGCACAGGGCGCGTCGACGCCCGCGACCACGAAGCTGTAGATATAGTCGGTGGACAGCTCGGCGTTCGAGACGTCGGCGAAATCAAAAGCGACAGGCGTCGTGTCGGGGGGACCAGCGACTCCCACTGCCGAGATGACGAAGTCCTGATCGATCTCGATGAACGGACTGCCGGTCGCGCGAATACGAGCGGTCTGCGTGGTCCCCGCAGCCCCCGTGACGCCGGTGGTATAGAGGTCGCCACCGCTGATCGAGAACGGACCCGAGACAACAGTCAGCGCCACGCCCGACACACTGCAGAGCAGGTGGCCGACTCGCGTGTTTGCTGCGGCGCCGGCTGCGACCTTGTTTCCGAGCAGCCGGATGGGGGTCGGGAAAAGACCGAACGGAGGGAGCTTGGACACCGGTTAGAAGCCCTCGCGGAAGGTCACGACCTCGCCCGATGGACTGCGCATGTAGATCGCGTCAGTCGGGCAGACGCCGGGCTGCAGGCCGAAATCTTCGCCCGCGGTCAGGGGAAAGCCCTCGACGTTCGCCGTGCCGGCGGCGCTCGCGTCGGTCGTCCAGTAGGCGTCGTAGAAGGAGGTCGACGGCGCAAACTTGAGGAAGCGGCGCAGAGGGTTCGCGTCGAGAAGCTTGGTCCAGGTTGCACTCAGCGTGACGTGGCCTTCGGGCGTCCAAACAGCCATGCGATCCCCTCGGATGAGAGCTCCACTATCCCGTCACGACAGGTCGAGGACGTAGATCGGCAGGCCGAAATCGAGGGCCTTGGCCACTTCGTCGCCGCCGGCAGGCGAACCGAGATCCGGCGCGCCTGCGTCTTCTGTCTGCTGTTCGGGCGGGCCTGCCTCCAGCTCTCCGCTGGCGGGCACGCCATCATCGGCGCCGGCGGCGTCCGGGTCGCCGAAGTCCTCTTCCGGCTCTTCTGGCTGGCCGACGCCGGACTCCTGAGCCCAGATGCCGATCAGCGTGGGGTTCATGGGCGCGTCGCCCAGCGGCCCATCGATCGGGTCCATGCTGTCGACCGCGCGCACCTCGTTCCAGGTGAGCGAGAGCTTCTGACGCTCCCAGCGCTTGTCCTCGTCCTCATCGTCGAGGCCCTTGAAGGTCAGCCGGTACTGCGGCGAGAAGGGCTGGAGGATGAAATCGGAGTAGATGTCCTCGACGAAGTTGAGCAGCGGCACGAGGCCCTTGTCGTTCGCTGAGACGAGCTTCTCCTCGGTGTCGTTCCCGCCGAGCCCGCGGCTCGTCGTGGCAAACGACTCCATGGAGATTTCTTCGGGGGCGACGCCGAAGATCGCGCACGCGATCGACGTCAGGAAGGAGAGCCATTTCCCGAAGGCCATCTCGTTGAGCTGGCCGCCGACCTCGGTGAAGTTGGTCCCGGACTCCTGGTCCTTGGAAACCAGAACGGGCAGGTTGTGGGAGTTCTGGACCCCGCGAACCATGGCGTTCCACTGGCGCTTGAACGCCGCGACGTCTTCGTTCGTGAACTGACCGTAGACGTTGAGGATGCCGCGCGGGATCGAGTTCTTGTCGAAGAACGACCCATTGAACGTCATCGTGTTCAGCAGGTAGGTGACGATGCGGATCAGCATCTCCGTCTCGGAGTAGCCGTAGCCGCAGGCGGTCACGTCGGTGCGCGGGTTCCGCACCTCATAGATCAGGTCGTCGTAGGTGTAGGCGGTCCGGATGTTGCCCTGGATGACCTGCAGGGCGAAGAACTCGTCGTCACCGTTGTAGCCCTCCTCGGTGCACAGGCGGATCGTGGCGCCGTCCAGCGCATAGAGACCGTCCAGGCCCAGGCTCCGCGACCGCTTGAACTCGGTCTCGATCGGGCAGGCGTCCATCGTGAGCGTGTCGCGCACGAGCTTCGCCATCATCGCCGCGAACGGGTCGCGCTTCTTGCGCTTGCGGGCCCTGGCGTCCGTTTCCCAACCGGAGTTGATCACGAACTGCGTCAGGCGTTGGATCGATGCTTGCTGGTCGTCGTTGAGCTCGACCTGCGGATCAACGTGTTCGATCACGAAGCCGGGGCCCGTGTTGCCCATCCGCGGCCGGCAGAAGCGGCGGACCTGGCGGATGCGCGTGAGCACGATGCTGTTGAGGATCGGCGTTTGCTCGACCATCGACCGCATGGCGTCGAAGCCCAGGACGCCAGGCCGATCCCAGTAGGGGCCCTGCGTCTGGATCTGGAAATTGTCGAGGAAGACGGACTGGCCGCCGTCTTGCGGCCGCTTGTTCTTCCAGGGGCCGACGATCAGGTTTCCCTGCGCGGCCTTGTTGAGATCCTGCTCGAACAGAACCTCTTGGATCCGGGCAATGACCGGCTCCATCGCCGCGGATGGAAACAGCTCGGACGCGATCCCGGCCGTGCCGTGCGACTTCTGGAACTCAGCCTGCGCGTCGTGGCGCTCCGACGCGGGCGCGTTCGGATCTGTCGCAACGGCGGCGGGATTGTCGGCCATGCGCCGATACTGGCGTCACGACCGAATTGGGAGGGGCGGGGGAAGTCTGCCCCAGCGGCGGGGCCCTACTCCGATAGCTCGGATGCCCCGCCGCCAGATGGTTTCGCCGGCGGTTGCCATGTGCGCGCCACGGACTCGAACCGCGATGCCATTCACGCTTAAGGTCGCCGCCCTGCGCAGAGCATTGACCCGGTTGGCCAACCTTGGCTGGAAGCGGCGCTAACCGCCTCCCCGCCGACAACTCGTGTGCCCCTTCGGGCGCAACTCCTGACAGCTTTGTTGAGGGGGTTCAGTCAATTGCCCCCGGACAACCGGATAACCGCCGGCACACCGCACGGGCCGATGCCCAAGGACTTACGATCCCGTCGCTGAAGTCGAAACCTCGCGGGGGCCGCCCCTGACCGTCTGTCGGCACAGACCTCTGTTGCCCGTTCGGGCGAATTCATGCCCCGGTCATCAGGATCCCCCGGAAGGGCCTGCCCGACCGCGTGGAACGCAGCCGGGGTGACTTTCCCACGTTCAAGGCCGAAGCCACGATGGGCGGGGATTCCGCGGCTGCGCCAGCACGCGCAACCGGTCCGGGACCTCCGTACTGGCGCCGGCGGTGCTGCGGCGCGTTCGGGCTAGCCAACCTGATCTTGTCGCCCTTGAGCTTCGGTATCAGCGACGATCAATCGCTTCCCCCCCAGCCCTCAGGAACGGGAGCGGTCAGGCTCCCACCAGATTCACCCATTTACTAAGACTGGTACGCTGGCGCGCTGTCGGTCTTCTCGTTGGCCCAGAGGCCTAGGGTCGAACCAACCGGCCGGGGGAGTCGCCACGATCGGCGCCGCCGTGGTCCCTTTCGGTGATCGGTTGGCCCGCCTAGGCCTCTGGGTGGCGGGGTTCTGTTGCCAAGCCCCCGCCGGGCTCCTGCTAGGCCGCGATGGCCTGAGCGATGGGATAGTTGTCGTTCAGAGTTATCAAATGCGGCTTTCACCGCGCCCCTGGCTCGTCGATCCTGATCGGCCCCCCGAAGCCCATCGTCCCGTTAGCATCAACGCCCCTTCGCTCCGGGCGCCGCCCGCTCTCGCGGCGGTCGATGGGCTTGGGTGGAGCCGCCGGGAATTGCACCCGGGTCCGAACCAAAGCTTGTGTGCCCTGCAAGGGCGAATTCTCATTTGGAAGTCTTGGGCGGTCTCCCGTCGGTGACCGCCCATTAACCCCTCAGGTTTTGATCGCTGGCGGACGAGGCCGCCTAGGGCGACCAAACCACCAACCACGTCCGGCACTCGCTAGGTGGCCCCGTCGGGCAACCGCAGCCGGCTCTTGCACCTGCAACAAGACGCATCGGACGCCCCGAAGGGGCGAAACTGGCGCCGGGCTTCCACCAACTGCGGCCCATTGGGCCTCTGACGCCGTAACCGCCGGCGCCAACGGGCACCCGAACCGCCTCGGGGCCGGCCTACTAGGGGTGCTACGTTCGGCCCTTCCGCGGGCCTCCCATCAAGCGCGCCCCGTTCGCACGGGATCTTGTTGCCGGCCTTTCAGCCGGCGCGGGCCAGAAGCTTGCCTTTAGCGCCATGCTCGCCAGTCTTTCGGTCCGCAGGCCCCGGAGGGATTGCCACCTATTCGAGCGTGGTCCGCATCTCGGATGCCCTGAAAGGGCGAATTGGGAGCGGGGAGCGGATTCGAACCGCCGACCTTCAGGTTATGAGCCTGACGAGCTACCGGGCTGCTCCACCCCGCTGAGAGGAAGCTACCCTCCCCCCAGCGGCCGTCTCAACCCCATGTCCCCCGTATACCCGGAGGTTCCCGCGCTACCCTGGAAGGTGCAGCAAGCCCGACCTCAGCAGGCCGTAGGCGAAGAGCGCGGCGCCAAACACGCCGCCGCCGACCCTCTCGATGATGGCGTTCTCGTCGCCCACCAGTGCATAGCCGCCGGCCCGGGCCATGCGGGTCATCGCGCCGAAGTGCAGGCGCATGAGCATGATCAGCACAATCGCCACGGCCAGGGGCCCAGCGAGCAACCGCCAGTCGTCGCCGCGCCAATACGCCTGCAGCGACAGAGGAAGCCAGATCACGTAGCGCTTGGCGCACTGGAGCGCGTCCTTGAGGGTCGATGGGTCGAGGTCCCCGTCACCAAAGCCGATCGACCGGCTTGCGGCCCAGAGCGCGCCTACCGCGACGAATGACGGCCCGAATGCCAGGACGCCGAGGATGCCGCCGCCGATGATGGCGATGTCCATGGCCGGGACGCGTGAGACGAGTCCCTCTTTGCCGTCGCCGACTTCGCGGTCGGAGAAGCTGAACAGGGGGATGAATAGGGCGGATAACAGCAGCGCGAGCCAGATCGGCAGCACAGGGAACATGGAGCACCCGATTTGAGGGAAAGGGAGTGGGGGCATTTCACCCCTCTCGGCCGGTATCGTCCGTGCTCACGCCGCTGACTGACCCCCAGCGGCAGGGAACCAAATCGTTTCGCCTTAGGCCTCAGGCGCCGGCTCTGCTTCCGGGCGGCTCGACCACTTTCCCCAAGAGGGGCGGCAGGTGACGCCGATCAGGTTCAGAGCTTCATGGTTGAGCTCGTGGGTTCTGTTGGGCGGGAGTCGCCGCCCCGGTGATGAGGCCTCAGCCTGCCGTCACGACGGGCCGGAGCGCTCAGGCGCGCTCTCCCGGCAATCCGTCCGGCGCCGGCCAGCCCATGGGCGTGTGGCCGGTCATCCCCATCCAGCCCTTGCCGCCCATCAGCTCGGCGATGACGTCCATGACCTCGCCCAGGGCACCGATATGGCCAGCGTCGTGCAGCCAGACGCCATCGATCCGCCCCTTGATCGCGCGCAGCTGGTCGAGTTGCGTCGAAAGGTGGATGCCGAGGTTGATGCGCTCGCCGCCTGCGCGCTCGTAGGCGCGGCGGATCTCATCAAACGCGGCCTTGCGTGGGGTAATGGCGACGACGCTGCGGGACGCCGCGGCGCGCTGGGCGACCTCACTCATGCGCTCAGCCTTGTAGACGTCCCGCGCGGCCATCGCCGAGCGGATCACGAGCGCCGGCTGCTGAGGGTCCAGGGCGGAATCCTGGTTGGTCGTCTCAAAACAGAGCGTCTTTCCGCCGGCGCCTTCCATGGTCATCAGGACCGGGCAGTAGACGGGCGAGCCGCGCTCCTTGCGACGGTAGTAGATGGTCGCCGTGGCGTCGCGGTCGAGCGCGATCGCTGTGATCGACAGGGCGTCCTTGCCGTTCAGATCAGCGACGAACGTGGAATAGTGGTGGAGGAGTTGAGCGAAGCGGTCGGCTGGGACCGGCTTCCACTGGTGCACGGACGTGAGCACGCCCGCATGCTCAGAGGCATACTTCATGGGTTCATCCTTTCCAGATGCGCGGGCTCCTGCCCGTCACCCGGAAAGGGTGGCGTCACGACAGACTCGTCGCTCCCGAGTCGGATTAGCGGCCGCGCGCTCTCGGCGATCGCCATGCGAGGCCGCTGGCGCCGGCGGTTCTGAGGGCGGTTAGCCCTCGACCGCCGCGAACATCGGGCAGGCCGGATCCGCCGCGGCGACCTCGAACCCGCGCTCCGCGCACATCCCGCGCGCCGGCGGCCCGTTGTCGTCGCCGAAGGGATAGGCCGAGCAGCGGCCGCAGACGCCAGGCGGCAGGTCGTTGAGCATGCTGACGACGTGGTTCGGAAGGCCGACCATGCCCATTTCGGCAGATTGCTTAGCTTGATCAGTTGCCACGTCGCCAGTCTCCGGGAGGATGAAGCTCGCCGTGCCGTGGGCCCGCGCCCAGGCGACGTCGCACAATTGGTTAGCGTACGAACCGTGTGGATCCAGCCCCACCTTCTTGACGGAGCGCTTGTACTTGTTGGTTTCCTTGTCCTTCTCGGCGACGAGCGCCGTGCGCGTGAAGTGCAGGAACAGCCGCGGCAGGATGGGCACCAGCTGGCGAACGCCCTTGTCGACGACCTCCTGGATAAGCTCCTTCGGGTCCGGGAACAGGCAGTGGCCCTTCACGATGCGCGCGAGAGACGTCTGCATGCATTTGTACTGGTCGGCCTTGACCGTGTAGCGCGTCCGTGAGTCCTCATCGGTTCGCCGGTCCGATACGTCGAGCTTCGGCCCGTCGCCCCAGACGATCATGTCGCCCTCGATCGCCTTGAACCCGTCGCAGAGGAACACCTTGCCCGGGTGGCGCTTCGCGAATTTGTGCGCGTCGTTGAAATTCGGGTTGATCTCGACGACGCAGGCCTGGACGCCGTAGGCCTCCATGAGCTCGCTCGAGCGTGCGAACGGATCCTCCGCGTACGTCTCCTCGTAGTGGATCACGGCCTGGCGGCCGTCGGGCAGGCGCTCCTTGATGATGTGCACGTTGAACTGGCCCATCTGGTCGATGCCCATGAAGGTCCCGCGCGCCCGAGTCTTCCACTGGACGCCGGCGGCGCGGCCGAGCTCGACGGCGCGCGCACAATGCTCGAGCGTCACGGGCGTGACGGTCGGGTCGAGGAACGGCTTCCCAAGCTTCCGGTTGTGGTAGTTCTTGAGGTCGCTCGCCTCGTTGTAGGCGGTCATCATGTCCGAGGCGCTGATCGTCGGCGACAGGAACTGGGGGAAGTGGATGGACCGGATCCGCTTCGGCCAGTGCTTCTTCGGGATCGTGTAGTCGATCGCCGGGTCAGCCTCCTCGTTGAAGGCCACCCACTCGCCGATCTGAGGGTCGTCGATCCAATGTCCGGCCTCGCAGACGTAGCGATAGACCCGGCGCGCCGCATCCCACTGGATGCACCTCGGGAAATAGTCGTCGAGCGGTTTCTTCACCCGGCACGTCGGGCATTCGGTGTGAAACTGGTGCTGCGACCCCTTCTTGTACCAGAAGTGGATGTCTTCGTCTGGCCAGTTGGCCGTCGAGCCCATCAGCGTGAAGCGGACCGGCGAGGCGCTCAGGCGCTCTTGGGTCTTTTCCAGCTGCTCCTTCGTCATCTCCTGCACTTCGTCGAAGGAGAGGATGTCCATCGGGACGGACTCGGTCGACGCCTTGCCGGACGTCCAGGAGAAGACGAACAGGGCCTTGGCGATGCGCCGGCGGTTGACGTTGCCCTCGCCCCGCTTCTTGCCGGAGCCGTCGGCGGCGTCCTGCGTCATCAGCGCGTGCACATCCGGAATCGACCGGATGATGGGCATGAAGCGCTCAGTTGACTTCATGCCCGCCAAGTTGATGTCCGGCAGGAACATGCCGACCGTGCAGGGCCCAAACTTGAGCCCCAGGTAGACCGTGGCCAGCATCTCCATGACGGTGAACCCGACCTGCGCGCACTTCATCAGGACGAGCACGAGGTTGTAGGCCTCGTCCGCCGTCGACGGGATCTGGTCGTAGATCCAGGCCATCGCCGGCCGGTCGTGGAGCGTGAACGGCTTGCCGTCCACCTCGAGGCCCTCGGCCCCGAGCTTCTCGCACCACTGGCGGAACGTCATCCCGTCCGGGATCGCCTTCTGGTCCGGCGTCACCTTGTGCCCGGTGCGCGCCTCGAGCTGGGCGATCGCCGCCGACAGCGCGTCCGTTTGCGGGATCGGGCGCGGCTTGCGGCGGTTGAATGGCGACGGCGGCCGGCCCGCCATCAGGTCGGCTCGGCGTAGAGCGTCATGCCCCGCCGGTTGTTCAGGTCAGCGAGGCGCCGGATGACGCGCTCCTGCACGTCAGGGATCGCCGCCAGCTCCGTGACGATGATCTCAGTGATCTCGTCGTAGAACCGCTGCTGGTACTGCAGGTCCCAGATTTCCTGCATGACCTTCAGCGCGGTCTCCATCACGCGGAGCCGCTTGTCGATCGCCTGGCCGAACAGGTGCGGATTCTTGACCCGCTCGCCGTCAGCCGCCGCCTCGTCCGCGACGACGGACATTCCGCGCAGCTTGCCGACGTCGGCCATCAGCTCGTGCACGATCGCCAGGAAGTTGATCTGGTTTTCCGCCTGGGCACCCTTGCGCATCATGTACGACGGCGACGGCGCGGCCGGGATGTTCTTCTGGGCCGCGAGCAGCGCGCGCCGCTGCGCATCGCTCAGCGCCTCCGCGGCGACGTCCCGCCCCTCATGCGGCCGGCCGGCGCCGACGGCGTCATCCGGCCGGGGCGCGCAGACCACGTCGACCCAGCGGAAGAACTTCCGCCGGCCGCCGGCCCCGGACTCCTTGCCGATGATGGGCGCGAACTCCGGCCGCTCGCGGACGCGGTCCCACTGCGTGCGCCCGTAGACGCGCACATGGGCCGCGATCTCCGCGAGGATCCGGTCTTTCAGATCGGGGGACGCCTCCGCCATGTGGGACTCAGAACGGAATCGTGTCGTCGACGTCCGGGCCCGCGTTGGCGCCGCCCGAGGCTGCGCCGCTCGACTGGCCGCCGCTGTAGCCGCCGCCATGGTCGGAACCGCCCTCAGCCTTGCCGCTGAGCAGGATCAGCTCGCCGTTGTACGGCTTGAGCACGATCTCGGTGGAGGACTTCTCGACGCCGGCTTGGTCGTTCCACTTGCGCGTCTGCAGCGCGCCCGAGATGTAGATCTTGGAGCCCTTGCGGACGTAGCTCTCGATCACCCGGACCAGGCCGTCGCCGAAGACGACGATGCGATGCCACTCCGTACGCTCTTTCTTCTCGCCGGAGCCCTTGTCCTTCCAGGTCTCGGAGGTGGCGAGCCTGATGTTCGCGACCCGGTCGCCGCTGTTGAGCGACTTGATCTCCGGATCGGCGCCGACGTTCCCGATCAGCGTGACCTTGTTGAGGCTACCAGCCATGCGTACTTCCCTTGTTCGGGTCGCATCGTCCGGTCACGACCGGTCGGCCGCGGCGGTTTCAGGCGGGCAGACTCGTTCCCACTGATTCTGATGCCGGCCGCCACTCCCTCTGTCGAGCACGGCGGCCGCGCGGTCAGCTGGCGGTATTGCCGGCGGTGAAGAGCAAGACGACCGGCTCTTCGGCGCGCGTCCGGAGTTCCGGAGCGAAGGAGTTCGGATCCCCAAAGACTTGGTCGTCGATGTGCTTGTCACCCCAAGCCTCGGCGTCAGATTCGCTTCCGAACGGGCCGTAGTCCTTCCAGCCCTTCTGGACGATCCACCATCCATCGCTGCGCTCGACGGTGCGCATCATCGTCTCGATAGCCATCACCCGTGCGCCGCCGGGTTGCCGCCGCGCTTCGACGCGCGCTTCGCGAACCGCGAGCCCTTGTAGGCGCCGACCTTGTGACGCTTGCCACCATTGCGGCGCGCGCGACGCGTCACGTAAGCCTCCATGGGCTCGTCCAGGTCGTAGTTCCGCGGGGCGCCCGGCCGATAGGGCTGACCAACGCCCGTCGCCATCGCAAGAGCTGCGGCCGCGACCGCTCGCACAATTCCCCTCATCCCATCCTCCCCAAAAACGTCACGCGCTCGCTCGCCCTGGTGAGGCCGACGTAGCGCCAACGGTGCTGGTCTTCGCGGAACGAGCCGCCGTCATCGACGACGGTCACGTCCGGCCACTCGGAGCCCTGCGCCGAGTGCATGGTGATGACGTTGCCCCAGTCGACCCACTGGATGCCCTTGCGGAACCGCGGCTCCTGGACGTCTCGGAAGTGGCGGTCGAACAGGTACGGGTCGGTCAGCATGCCTTCGATCGGCGCGCCGTCCTCGGGCTCGATGTCGAGGCGGATCAGCGCCGCGTCGGACTCGTCGTCGCCGGCGCGGCGCTTGTACGGCCGCGGATCCGCGCGCAGCCCGGCGAACGTCCCGTTGAAAATCGCCAGCTCGCGATCGTTCTTGCGGACGAGCAGCGTCTCGCCAGCCATCGGCCGCGGGCCCTCAAAGCCACGGATCCGGCGGATGCGCTGCGTGTAGCCGATGCGGACGCGGTGGAGGCCACAGAGCGCCTGCGTCTCCTCCCGATACAGCTCGCGCTGCGTCTCGGGCCCGTGCTTGAGCACCCGGGCGCAGCCGAGCTCGCCAGCGTCCCATTCGCCGAGCGGGAGTTGCTTCCCCTCGCGCGCCATCGTGGCGAGCCGGATGATCGGCGACTCCGCGGCCTGGCGGTGCACCTCCTCCAGGAAGACGTCCGGCTCGCGAGTGGTAAAGAACCCCTGGCCACGGATCGGCGGCAGCTGGCCAGGGTCGCCCATGACGAGCACCTTCTTGCCGAAGGCCAGCACGTCGCGCCCCATCGCCTCATCGACCATGGAGCATTCGTCGAGTGCGATCAGATCGACGTCCGCGGCTTCGCCCGCCCAGTTGAGGATCCACTTCGAGTCCGCGGACTCGTCACGGATGTAGATCAGCGAGTGGATCGTGCGGGCCTCGTAGTTCCCCTTCTTCCGCAGCACCGACGCGGCCTTGCCGGTGAATGTCGCGAGGGCGTGCTTTTTCAGGCCCCCCTTTTCGCGCAGCTCCTCGAGCGCGGCCTTGAAGATCGTCGACTTGCCCGTGCCAGCGTAGCCAGCGAGGTAGAACACCTGAGGCGTCCGCCGGCCGCCCTTGTACCACTCGACGATGGCGCGGATGGCCGCGGCCTGTGCTGGCGTCGGGGTCATATCGCCGCCCAGACGGACGCCGCCACGCGCCGCGGTCGGTCCTTACCGTTCGTGATCGGCCGCCACGCGGGCCCGCTCACAGGGATCGTGACGCCCGTGACCCAGCATTCTGCTGGCTTGCGCGCCAAGCACCGGCTCCAGACCATGCCGCGCCAGCCGACCAGATCATCGCCCAACCGAACCGCAACCTCACCGGCCTCTTGGCCGGCGCGGCGCAGTTCTTCCGGGAGCGACGGATTCCCGCCGCCCTTGCTGGCGATGACAGGCGGGAGGACGCCGCCGCAATGCGGGCAGCAACTCACGACCAACGGCCCAGCGCATGGCGCACCAAAGTCGTGCGGAGGCTCACCAGCGCGCGGACCCCGCCCGCCTTCTGAACGCGATACGCCGCCCGGCTGGCCAGCACCGCGCGACCACGCGGGACGTGCAGGCGTTGGACGGTACACCGATAGAGGTCCGCCATCAGCAGCACGTCGCCGTATTCGACGCCGTGCTCCGCGGCGATCGCCATCAGCGGGAAGGACCCGGAGTGATTCGTCATGCGGACTATTGCGCCGTCACGACCGCCGCGGCCGGCCGCCAACAGACCGGCCGACTCGCCCCCCACGAGTCGGACCTCCGCCCCATCCTCCGAGTGGGAGGCCGACTCCTCGACCGCAACGCTGGCGGTTTTGCTGGCGGGAGGCGTCACACCGAGTCCTCCTTGAGGGCCCGGATGTGGTCCTTCGAAGCCCTGCAGAGGCGGTAGCCCTGCCCCCAAATCGTCTCGATCTGGACGCCGAACCGGCTCAGCTTCTTCCGAGCCTTGCACACGAAGACGTCGACGATCTTGATGTCCGGCGCGTCGTCAGCCCGCAGGCTGTAGAGCGCCAGCAGGATCGCCTCCTTGGAGGCCATCTCGCGCGTCATCAGAAATCCGAGCAGCCTCGACTCGGATGCTGTCAGCAGCCATTCGACGGGGAACCGGCAGGAGTCGTCATCCATGCCGAGGCAGCGCTCCAATTCCTCCACCCGGAACTGGAGCCGCTCGTTCTCCGCCTCGAGGCCCTCAAGCCGCGCGGCGACGTCCACGGCGAGCTCCCTTGAAGAGCACCACGGTCAAGGCGCGCCAGATCTGGACGTTGTGGGCGGCCGCGAACACGCGCGCTTCCTGGTCGGCCGCCTGGCCGAGCTTCAGCAGCGCTGATGTGATGTCCGGCGCCAGAACCTGTCCCGCATATTCCGGATCGTACAGCAGGCACTCGACAGCGCGGATCCCGGATTGGCTCACCGGCGCACAGCGGGCGTTGGCGAGTACCTCGAGCACCTCGCGCGCGCCCTTCGCCCCGCGGCGGCTGATCAGTGCGCCGATCGCCGTCACGGCCATCGTGTCGCCGGGCTTGAACGCGCCGCCGCCCGGCGGGCAATTCAGCACCCTAACGCCAGCCCGCTCGCAAACCTGCTTGATGGTCAGCGCGTCCTCGTCGCCGGCGGCGACGGCCGCCTGGTGCATCTGCGTCGTCGTCAGGTTAATGCGGTCGCGGTTCAGGCCGACGAAGGCCTTAGCCTGAGCCTGGACGTCAGGCGCCGCGACCACCTTGACCTTGATCTTGGAAATCATCGGGTGCGACGCAGCAGCGATCGCCGTGTGCTGGCCGTCGAGCACCATCAGACCAGCGTCGGTCTTCGCCACGGTCGGCGGCTGGAACTTCCGCCAATCCCACGTGCCGACCATCTTCCGGATCAGCGAGACGGACCGTTCGGACAGCTTGCGCTGATAGACCTCGTCCACCAGGAGCGTGGTCGGATCCACGTCCTCGAAAATCGGCTCCGGCGTGTCTGCCATGCCGGGTTCAATTCCCGGCATGGCCATCTTTTTGACCTTGCGCATGCTATGCGTCTCCTGAATGGCAGGCGGGTTCACCGCCGGCGCCCCGGGTAAGAAATCTGGTTGTGGGTGCGGCAGTAGCGCTCGCCCTTGGCCTCGACCGGCTCGCAGCAGAACAGCTGGCGGCTCATGTCGCGGTCCGGCGGGTCATCCGCGACCGGCAGCGGGTAGAGGCATTCGCCGGCGCAATGGTCCGCGAGGTACTTAGCGACCACGGCGCACCTCGTCCGCGAGCGCGCCGATCGCCGAAGCCAGGGTCACGATGACTTCGCGGTTCTGGTTGGTGATGGTCGAGAGGCCCTCGACCGCGTTGACGAGCAGCTCGATCGTATCGGGGCCGCGGTCCAACTTGATCGGCGGCGCCATGTCGAGCTGGAACCCCGCCTTGGCCTCGCCCAGCATTTCGTGAACCACGGTCGGGCCGTGGGTCTCGCCGATCAGATCGGCCAATTCCCAGACGACCCGCTTGGCCACCAGGAGGGCGATCTCAGACCCATGCGACAGCGCCACCCTCGAAATATTCTGGCGCATCGCCGCACCCTCGACGCGGACGTAATCTTCCGTGCGGCCGCTCATTGGGCGGTCGCCTTCATGTCGGCGAGCATCTGGTAGGCGCCGAGACAGTGGAGCATCGCGCCCCGCGAATGGCTGGCCAGCAGCATGGCGCGCAGCCGGTACGGATTATTCGCCGGGGGCTTTGGGGGATTTTTCGTACGCACCTGGAATTTCCCTTGGCGGGCCGAATCGGCCGCGCCTCCAGGTGACAAGGGAGTGTCACGACCCAGAGGTGACGCTGACACCCGTGTCACCGCTTCAGAACACGTCCGCCGGCGGCGCCGACGGAGCTTTGGGTTGGGCATGGCGGGCGAGCGCCGCCGCGAATTCGGCCACGTCGGATTTCCACGGGCCGTAGCGCTCAGCGATCGAGGTGAATTCCTCGACGTCGTGCGGGCGGATGCACGGGATCGGCTGGCCGGTCTCGCGGTGAAAGCGCGGCGACCCGAATTTGTCCTTGGCGTGCCCGGCGTGGAGCGCCTCGTGGCAGACCAGGATTTCCCGCTGCAGATCGCTGGCGTCTTCCCACCACTGGCCGTTCAGCAGGATCAGGAAATTCGGGTAATAGCCGAGCGTATCCTCGAGCAGCTGCTCGAACAGCGGCCGCAGGTCGCCTTGCGCCGACGGGCCGCAGTAGCACTTGCCGAGAATTTCCCGGCCCTGGCTGCTCCACTCGCCGAAGCGGAACATGAAGGCGACGGTGATTTCCGACTCCATCATGGCGGACAGCTCGGAGAGCTCGTCGGTTGAGCGCAGCAGCGCCTCGAAAATCGGCCAGGGCGAGCCGGCCTCGTCTTTTGCGGGGACCGTGAACATCAGGCGGACTCGCTGGAGGTGAATCGGCCGCGGCCCATTTCCGCGTTGAGTTCCAAGCGGGTTTTGGCGTCAGCCTTCAGGGAGCTGGCGGTTTTGCCGGCGGTTTGAATGGCGCGCTGGCGGGCTTCGGCCTTTTTCGCCGCCGCCGGCCGGCCGCGCAGGCAGCCGCAGGATTTCGTTTGACCGCTGACCAGAAGGCCGCCGCGGACGACCTTCCCCCCGCCGCAGGCGCAGTCGCACCAGTAGTGGCGCGCGCCATTTTCCAGGCAGACCAAGAAACCGACCGTCAGGCGGCCGAATTTCTCGCCGTTCTCGATCGTGCCGCCGCGCCACTCGGCCGGCTGGCGGCGGCGGGCGCCCGCACCTCGACCGCACCCGCAGCTGGTCGTCGTCTCGGCGCGGAGATCCTTGGTCCGGGCGATCGTGAAATTTCCGCAGTCGCATTCGCAGCGCCAGCGGAGGCCCTGCCCCTTCGCGTCCTCGCAGGAGATCACCTTGAGCCGGCCGTAGCGTGCACCGGTCAGGTCGATCGCAAATGCACTTGCTCGTCCGCGGGTGAGGCAGCCGCAGCTTGGCGCCCACCCCTTTTCCTCGGACGCCGAGAGGTAGCGCATGGCCCGCTCTACCGACGTTCCGCATCCGCAGCGGAGTTGCCAGACCACGGACCCATGGGTGCGGCGCGGGGTCGGAGCGACCGCGGTCAGGCCGCCGAACGTCCGGCCGGCGATGTTTTTGCCGTGGGGCATCAGCGCGCCGCCCTCAGCTCGGCAGCGACCTGAGCGTTGACGCTTTCGATTTCCTTGAGCACGACGTCGACAGGACAGCTGAGCGTCGAGATCCAATCGTGGGCGACCATTTTCGCCGCCGTCACGAACTTGGCGTCCGGGATGCTGCGACTGACCGCGCGGATTTCCAGCCCGCTGGGCCAGATCTCGACGCGCGTATGGAAGGGAGCAGCGTGCGCGGCTTCGCCGATCCGGCGGAGGTCTTCAGCGTTCAGCATGATCAGACTCGGTCGGCATGAGTCGGCCAAGGCCCGCTAAGGCCACGCCAACAATGAGGTTTTCGGATTTCTCGAGGGTGGCACCGGCGGTTTTGCTGGCGGTCCGGTACGCTGCAGCCACCCGACGGTTACGCCGCCACTGGCGGGGATATTCGCGAAAGCCCTGCGTCCGCCCCTCGACGCTGGCGCGCCACGCGTTCAGCTGACGGCAGCCGGCCCGCGCTTGCGCCGGCGTCAACTCCCGGATCGTGTGGACGCCCCAGCGGACGAACAGCCAATTCGACAGCTTGCCACCGGCCCACCAGGGGCTCGCCGCGCACGCAATTCCGAGCTCGCCCCAGGCGTCGGCGAATTTCTCGTGCGACCGCGTCCAGGGGCGCATCGGCTCGAACCGGGTGCGCATCAGTGCACCGTCGGCTCTTCGTCGTCATCGGCGCCGAGGCCGATTTCGTCGATGATCGCCGTGGCATGCGCTTCGGCCAGCTCCGCATAGCCGTGGGCGCGGATCTCCTGCGCCCGGCCGACCGACTTGGCCGCCTCGCCGAATTTCCAGGCTGCGACCACGGCCGCCACGCCCAAGAGGATTTTTCCGAAATTCATGAGCGGACCTCGCGAGCAATAATTTCAGAGGGAAATTCGGGCCGCGGCCGCTCATTGCGGACGCAGCGGATCCCGGCGTCGCGCTTCCCGAGCCTCGACCCGCACGCGCAGATCGGCGGGTGCGAGAGGCCTTGCCGCCCCTCGCCCTCGACACCGCAATTCGAGCAGCGGAATTTCCGCGGACCGTCCTTGGGCTTGGACTCCAGCACCCGGCCGAAGCAGCTCAGGCACACATGGTCCGTGATGGCCCAGACGTGTTCAGCCACGGCGGAAGGTCCGGGCGACCCGCTCCCAGGCCGCCGCCAGCAGGGCGATGACCCAGAACATGATCGCGACTAGGAGCCAGACGAACAGCGACCAGGCGGTCGCCGCGCCGGCGAAGACGAACAGCATCGCCAGGGTGAGGACGGCCGCCATTATTCGCCGATCCAGCGCAAGACGACCGCCAGGCCGATGAGGAAGAGCGCAACCACCATGGGCGTCAGGCGCCCGGCCACCGTGTCGATCACGGCCTTGACGAAGGCCCCGACCGCGATGGCGATAGCGAAGAACGACGCGAGCGCGTCGGCCTGATCTGACAGGCTCAAAACAGCCTCCCTTGACGGAGTTGGCGGTCCGAGCCCGAGAAGCCGAAGGCGATTTCGCCCTTCGTCGTGCGGAGCACCTGGACCATGGTTTCGGTGGAGCTGGACGTCTCGCGGTCGCGGAAGCGGCGCGCGGTCCCGTCGACCTCGAGGCGAAGCTCGAGGGCGCGCAGCGGGTTCTGGAGCAGCTCAACGGGCTTATTGCCGCGAGCGTTCTTCCCCGCCTTCATTTCCCGCTGGCGGTTGTAGCAGCTGACGCAGACCCGATTGCCGATCATGCGCGTCGTGCCGCCCCCGTGGCGGGGACAGATCGACGTCCCGAAATACGGGGAATATCGGACCGGCGCATATCCGGCGTGCGCGGCGCCGATCGGGCAGCTGCGGCAGGCTGTGAGGCGCTCGCTGGCCTCCCCGCTCGCAACCTGCGCCTCGATCCAGCGGCCGGCGCACCCCTTCATCGACAGCGTGGCGCGGTGGGGTTCGCACCGGAAGAACTTCAGCCCCGGAGCGCTGGCGTCCTCCAGGTACGAGACGCCGTCAGCGTCGCGGGCGGGGCCCGGCGGCGGCGGAAGCGTCTCGACCTGTTTGCGGGCGTGAGCCACGTGCGAACCCCTCGGAAGGTGGAGGGGGCCCGGTTGACTAGACCGGTGAGGGCCGCTGGAGACTGGACGGCCTTACCCCTGCCAAAAGGGGTCTCACGCGTCGGGCTTTATTGTCTCAAGGATAGGCGGGCGTTCGCGGGCACTCGCAGAGCGGCAGGCGAATACTTGGGAAGTCGCGGGAACCTGGGGGATGCATATTCGCCGGGTTGGCGGGGCTTGATGGGCCTGCGAGGCCAGACCGGTACAGTGCAAGCCTCAGAGTTCGCTGGGCTTTTCTGCATTTGTCCCACGGAGCGAAAAACCGGTACAAAAAGCGGTACAATCTAACTATCTGTTTTTGCTCTATTATTATCTATATGTACCGATGTACCGATATAAATAGAAATATAGACCCCCCGTGAGAGGGATATATCAGGCATGGGGTATCACGCGATGGGGATCCATCACGCGCATGCTGGGTATATTTTCGGAGATGGCCGGTACATCGGTACAAATCGCGATTTCGCGTTTCGGTTCAACGCCTTAGCGTGTACCGGATTTTGTACCGCTTTCCGGGCGGCCGGTACAAATCTCGAAATCCCTAATTAATTCAAGGGTCGGATGTGTACCGGTCCGGATCCAGGAACGGCGAAGGCCCCCTGGATCTGCCCGCGGGTTACGACGCCCGCATGTGGACAGACCCAGGGGGCCCGAAGCCCCAATATGCTCACAGGCGGGCCCAAAAGTCAAGGTTCCAGAGGTCATGTTCCCGCGACTGCCCGCGAAGTCCCCGGTATCCGCCTAGAATTCGGGAACTATTCGCCCGACCCTTGCGCAGCGTTCAGAGACGCATGCAAGGAAAGTCCAGATGAGCGAAGTGAACTTCAAGGCCGGTGACCGGGTCGCCTATACCACCACGGGCCGCTATCCGAAGGACGTGACCGGCACCGTCGAGCGCCTTGAGGATCTCGGCAAGGCTCGCGGCGGCGGCATCTGGGCCCACGTAAAGGGCGACGACGGCCAGACCCGCAAGACCCGCCCCAGCACTCTCCGCGCCGCCTAGGCCCCACGGGCGCCGGGCCTCGCGCCTGGCGTCCCCTTCCTGGAGGCCGACATGGCCAGTGTTCTGTACGTCCCCACGCCCGAGCAGGAGCGTGAGCAGCTCCGCGAGCTCGTAATTGCGCTCGTGCTGCGGGCCGACGGCGAAACCACGCTCCGCATGTCCGACATGATCAAGGTGAAGCCCGGCCTGCAGCTAGAGCGCATCATGTCCGGCTCCGGCTCTCACATCATGTTGCGCGTCGTCGACCCGAACGCGCCCGTCGAGGGCGGCACCTATTGGGTGAGGGTGCTCGGCGGCGAAGGTGAACCTAGCCCGTGGGAGCCCGCACAATTCGACGCCGGCACGTTCCTGCTCCCCGGCGACTCGCATCGCTTCCAACCGAACGAGCTGGAGATCGGCGCCCGCATCCCAGAGCCGCCTGAGCCGCCGAAAGAAGGCCCCTTCGCATGGGATCCGCCCGACGGCTACCGCAAGCTCACCGCCGGAATTCGCTGTCGCTGCATGCGCCTTTGGAGAGGCCGGGATGGCTCTCATTGGTGCTGCCGGGGCAACGAAACCGCCAGCAAAACCGCCAGCCGCGTCGACGAGCGCGCCTGATCTCTCAGCAATTTCCGCGGGCTGGAATTTCAGTCCGACTCGGAGACAACGACTGTGACCACGAAAAACCTCGCCGAGATCATCAAGGCGAACCCCGGCTGCGTCGCGATCGTCGATAACGACGGGTGGACGCTGCACCGTTTGCACCCGTCCAAAAATCCGTTTCCCTACAGCAAAGCCCCCAACGACTACGAAGAATGGGAAGAGGGGAACCTCCTCGCGTCTGACAGCGACGCGTTTGACCCGCCACTCGGCGACGGCGGATACGGCTCCGGTTGCTCGTACGGCGGCGACCTCCTGCAGGCGCTCGCTCAGATCGTCGGCGTCAAGGTCGAGAGCGTCTGACCATGCGCGGCATTTATCCCCGCGCCGTCGTGCGCAAGGCCGCCCTGGACGCGGCCGATCACTGGTCCGCTGAATTCCAACTCCGCAAGGAGAAGTGGATCCAGGATGTCGCCCAGCGGCAGCGCGGCGTGTTCCGCAAGCGGCCGATCGGCCGCGCCCTCGCTGAGCAGTGCTTCGAAGCCGGCTATTTCTCGGACCTGCCGGACGAGTGCCACGGCGGCGCCTACTGGTTTGAGGCGCACATGCTGGAGACCGCGGAGCGCCTGGCCACCCAGGCCGAGCGCGTCGAGCCGCACACGATCATCCTGGAAGAGCGGGAGATGACCTGCCTGCGGCCCGTGCTGGCCGAGGCCGAGGTGAAGCCGTGAGCTGGACCGACTGCCCCACCTGCGGCGCCGGCGCGTGCATTGGGCCGCGCGAGACCTGCACCCGTGTTCCCGAGGCGGCGCTCAGCCCGGCGAATCGGAAGCTCTTCGCCCTGATCCCCGAGCACGACGTCGGCATGAAGACGCGCGTGGTTGATCTGGCGAGGTTGGGCTTCGACAGGCTCAACGCCCTCCTGGACTCCGCCCGCGCCGAGGGGAGGCTGCAGGGCCGCGCCGAGAAGGAGGCCGAGCTCGGCTGCTCCATCGGCGTCGGCGACGGGTCCGGCAGCCTGTTCGTGTACGGCTCGCACGAGGCAGTGATGCGGGTTCGGGAGCTCATCCTCGACGCCGGCGCCCGGTCGAGGGCCGCTGTCGTCGCGGAGGGAGAACGTGACGCCTGGAGGGCCGCCTACAACGATCTCTGGTGGCGGCATGTCGGCGAGCCTCTCCTCGTCAAGATCACGGGAGCGTCCGACGCATGACCATCTCCCCTGCCAACCGCGCCCTCCTGGAGCGCAAATTCGGCCGCGCGCTCCCCGCCGGCGATCCGAAGGTGACGCTCACGGTCAGCGCCATCGCGAAACTGCTCGACGCGGCGCGGGCGGAGGAACAGCCGACCAGGCCGAAGACCGAAGGCGAGCGCGCCGCGGATAATATCGAGGCCGTGCTCGACAGGTGCACCGAGATCCTGAGGGCGAAGAAGTGACCCCCGAGGCGCAGGCAGCGTTCCTGGATCGACCGCTTCACGACGGGCCCCCGCGCCCCGCAGAGCCATACACGCCACGCCAGCAGCTCACCGACATGTGCGCGGCCGGAGCGGCTGCGGTTCACGCCGGCCGCTACGACGCGCTGCACTTCGACCTCTTCAACATCGCCGAATGGAACTTCGTGCGAGCGCTGATGGCCGAACGCTACGCTGACGTGCCCTACCGCATCACGCGGGCCGTCTGATGTCGCCGCCGTTCCTTCCCCGCCAGAGCGTCGCCGAACGGTTCGCGCGCATCCAGGCGATCCGCCGGCGCCTGTCGCGGTCCGCCGCGGCGCGCTATCCTGCGCCCATGACCGACATCCCCACGCCCTACGTCGACACCGAGGCCGAGCAGCCGGACAGTGAGCAGCTCGCCACCCTCTACGAGGCCCGCGCTGGCCAGATGGAGCAGGAGGCCGCCGACGCGCGGTCGCCCGCCCAGGCCGAGGGGCTGCGGCTCGGCGCCGGCTCGTTTCGGCGGAAGGCGGCGGCGATGCGGAAGAGGCTGAATCCGTGAGCGCGAAGCCGCCGCTGGAAAGGGTGCTCGTCCGGTTCAGCCATCGCGACGCCGGCGGCGCTGTCGCGATCACGTGCGTCTGGCGCATGCCGGATGGGAGCGAGCACACCGAAGAGCGGGCCTTCGGCCGGCACGAGATGGCCGACGCCTCGGCGCTACTCGCCCAGCTGGAAGAGCAGATGACCGGTAAGCCGCCAATGGAGACCTGAAATGGACGAGGATCCCGTCCACCGCATGATCGTGACGAACGCGGCCATCAACTTCGCCACGGCCCTGACCTGTCGAGGCGTAATCACCGAGACCACGCCGGCCGAGGCGCTTGAGCTGGCCCAGCTGGCCGCAGCCGCCAAGTCGCTAGGGATCCGGATGCGGGACCTTGAGCGCATCCTCAGGCACGCCGAGACGGTCACGGGAACCGACTCGCCGGCTGCGCTCGCCGACCTGGATTGCGACTATCGCGTCGGCGCCGTCATGCTTGCGTCGCGCCGCTGGTTCGGCGGCGACGACCTCGGGACTTTCAAGGGCCGCGCACTGCTCTATTGGAGGAAAACCGAGAGCGACCGCCGGCAAAACCGCCAGTAAAAATTCGCGGAAATTCCAAACACGAGCAATTTCCGCGACTTAATTTTCACGTCCGACTCGTCATGAGCGAGTCGGCAGGCTTCGGAGGAGCTTCTACTCATGACCGTCGAACCGAAGTACACGACCGGCAGCGGCATGATTGAGTCCGCGGGCATCAGGCCGCTAGGCGAGCGCTTCGCCGAGTTGAACCAAACGTCCGGCGCCTTTCCCTTCATCACCCACGAATACAGCGAGGACCGCTCGATCCCTGGAGCGAACCCGGTCGGATGCGCGAAGTGCGGCGGCCACCCGCTGGCGATGGTCCACACCGGCGACCCAGGTCCGGTGGGGCCCGAACTCGACCTATCCGAGGTGCTGGCCACCAAGCCGGTTGTCAGCATCTGCGATCCATACGCCGACATGCCGAAGGCACCGGGAGAGAGCAAGTGACCGACGAACCGAAGCCGCTCGTCCCGCCGCCGGGCAAATGGACTGACTACTGGCTCAACGAAGCGGATGGGCGCGAGATCGACATCATCGAACACCTGGAGATCGATACTTCGCGTTCCGTCTTCTTCGACGGGCCGGACGGCTTCCAGGATAATCTGCGCAGGGTGACCGCTAGCCTACGACCGACGAAGGAAGCCGAAGTGACCGACAGCTGGGATGAAGTGAGGGCGGCGCGGAGCTTTGCCGACGAAGCGCTGTTGGAGCATCAAAAGAGCCGAACTCTGCAGTCTGAGGGTCTGATGCTCGATGCCGCGCTGGCATACGCTGGGGCCGCGAGGCGCTACACGCCGCCAGAACCCGCTGAGCACCTGAAGCAGGAACGCTTCACCATCACCTGTTCCAAATATATGGCGATCTCCATGCTCGCAGCCGCGATGAACTGGCGCATCGGCGGATGGGAGCCGCGCCTTGAAGACGCCGAGGCCATCCTCAACTTCCTGACCAGGATCGCCGCCGAGGAGATGGAGGAGCGCGCCGCGGGAACGGGTGACTGGCCTCCGTTCTCCCAGTCATAACCGCGGCCCCGCTTGTCTCCGCGCGCGGGCGCCTACATCAGTTCCACGCCCCGCACTGAGCCGCGAGCCATGAGACTGGAGACCCGCTACATCGCCTTTTCCATGCAGCTCGGTACGACGCGCTGGAGCGGCGATTGGTCGATCGCAGCGGGCGAGCTTCACGTCGGAAGCGCCTATGGGTGCCGCAGCGCCAAACTCGGCCGGCACAAGGCCGACAACCTCGCCCGCAAACTGCTGCTGGAGATCCTGGAAGCGAAGCTCGCCGCGGCGGCCGCCAGATCGATCAGCGAGGAGCGGGCTGCGCCATGACCACGATCGAGATCCCCGACGACTGGACGCCCACGGCCGACACAATCAACGCCCTGCCCGATCCGTTGCGGCGCTACATCATGCACCTCGAAACCCATTGGGATCCGCAGTTCACGCTGCAGGAGAATTGGCAGCTCCGCGAGCAGGTGGAGCAGCTCGAGGCCATGCTGATCGCCGAGCGATCCGGCCGCGGTGGCGCTATAACCGGCTCAAGCGCAGCACGCCCGGCCCCCCTACGGTGAACCGAGCGCACTGCTGAAGGCGGAGGCCATCCCGCCTGCCCTTGGTAGGGTCTCAACATACTGACCGCGGGAGCATGCCGAAGCAGAGGCCGACCCGCGGTGTACGCGATCACCCTGCGTTCACGACGCCCAGCGCCGACAGCCAGGCGCGCGGAATTAATTCCGAAATGCCGATATTAAACCCCTCGCTTAAGTGTCGAGCGCTCCTCCGAAACAATTCGTGATCTACCGGTAGACGGGTTCTCGTTGCGCCCGCGTCGTCTACCGGTAGATTGGCTTTCGAAAGGAGAGCCCGAAATGCTCCGCATCGAAATCGACATGGTTTTCGCGGTCCGGCCCAGCAAGGGCGAGCGCCGCTTCAACGGCCTGCTGCTCAAGACCAGCGTCTCGACCGTGGAATTTATGGACGAGGCGCTCCGGGTTTTGGTCGCCTTCCGTGACGGCTGCGAGCCTGGATATTCGCGGGTTCTCGCGGCCCGGATCGCCGACGACGACGTCTGGAAGGCTCAGCTCAAGGCGGCTGCGAAGGTCGATGAGTTCCGGCCGACGCACCTCGCCCAATTCGACGCCGAGGGCGTGGACGCGATCGAAGCGCCCCCCGCCCCCGTGGTGGAGGAGGACGAGGAGGTCGAGGCGCTCGACCCCGTGCTCGCCGCCCAAATCGACCTTTTCGCGGCTTAGGAGGCGCGACGATGAACGATTGGAGAAAGAATTCCCTCCCCCTGATCCCGCAGCTCTGGCAGCCGCACGCGGCATGCATCGCGACGGTCGCGGGCGCCGCCGCGCTTGGGATCCTCGCCTCGCACATGGCCGGCCCGATGCTGGCTTTCCCCCTCACGGCTCTGGTTGCAAAGATGGCCGGTGAACAAATCGGAAGGAAATGGGCGTGACCTACCAGACCGAATTCCCAGACTTCCCTGAGGCCGACATGCCCGTGATGCCCGAGGGATTCGTGGACGCGTCTTGGAAGAACGACGCCTGCCCGAATTTCGAGAGCAAGCCCTTAGGCTTGCGGGTCTGGATCGATTACGTCGACGTCGAGCGCCGAGAGTTCACGGTGGATGTGCCGCGGTTCGTGCTCTACCGGATCGACGATGGTGGCGCGCCGTTGAGCGATGACCCCATTGCCGCGACCGACGACTGGAACGAGGTACTCGCCGTGATCCTGGGCGTCGCGTTCACCGCCCGCTGTGTCGAGGCGTTCACTGCGGATCAGATGGCGGAGGTCAAGCGCCGCAACGTCGACCACGCCGACGATGGCGCCTGCGCCACCCATGACTTCGCCGACGCGAACATGATCATGCTCGACGCTTTCTTCCAGACCATGGGGCACGAGCCGGGTTTCCTGGATGGCACGGACGAGAAGGGGATCCCCTCGCCAGAGACCGAGGCGGACATCGCCTTGTGGAACGCCGCGTGGGAGTGGGCGAAGAAGACCACGCTCACCGCGAAGGAGGCTTGAGCACACGTGAAATTCTACCGCATAGACTGGGAAGACGACGAGCCCATGGCCCAGACGGTAGATTGGGCTACCAATCAGCGCGAGGCCAACAGCATCGCCATAGAAGAGCCAACGTCGCGCGTCACGGTCCTCGACGTTCCCACCGATCGCCTCGGCTTACTGAAGTTCCTCAAGGAGACTGTGTGGCGTCGCTAAGCTCGACCACCACTGCCGCGAACTCCTCGACTGGATCGAAGCCTAGTGCCTGCACCAAAGCTGCGAACTCTGCAGGGTCGAGTCTCCGCTCGAATCGCTCAACCTTGGCAATGAAGGATTGCGGACGCCCGAGGCGATCTGCTACCTCTCGTTGAGTGAGTCCACTGTTCCGCCTCAACTCTATGATGCGACGAACAAAGGCACCGTACGAGGGTTCAGCAAGGGCAGATGGCATTGATCCCGCAGGTGCAAGCGCGGTTGCCAAGTAAAACAATAGAGGGTTGAGCCCAAATCGGGATCAGACGGAAATTTCGGGAGTGCCCGGCTTTGAGCAGCCTCGGCAAATTCCACAAGGTTCTTCTAAGGCCCTCTTGGCAGGGCCTGCGTCAGCGGCTTAAAACGACAGCTGTTAATATTCGTTAATGCCCGTCTATCGCTTAATCGGCTAACGTGTTTGTGTCGCCGCGGAAACAAATCTAGTCAGCGGCATCGGAGGGAGTATGGTTTCGGCATTATCTTCCCTTCAACACGACGGTGGTTCGAGAGACGATTCCGATCGCGATCGTCTCAAAGAATCATCGCCCGGCAAGGTCGAGGACCGCCAAGTGCCGAAGTCGCGTTCTCAGGTACAGGCTGATTATTTTGCTCGCCTCAAGCAGTCTGGCTACAAGAAAGTGACTATGTGGCTGCCGTTCGATACGGTCGAAAACCTTCGCAAGCTTCGTAAACTCGGCTTCGCCTCGAACGAGGCAGCGATCACTCACGCGTTGGCCGAGGCCGCCGCTCGCGGAGACAAGCCGAAGAGCTAAGCAAGAGCCAAGTTCCCTGGAGTTCCCGGAAACTCCGGGAGTTACCCACGAACTCCCGGAAATCCGCCTAGAATAGCACTAGGGGCACTGCCACCCTCCTGTCACCCACTCACGGGCCAGACAGGAAGCACCCATGGCACCCCGACTTAGCGTAGTCGCCGAAGCCCAGACGACCGAGCGACGCGCCGACAGAATTCGTAGGCTCCAGGCGGAAGCGGCAATGACCGCTAGTGAGGGCATCAACCGCGCCCTCGACGTTGCCGACGACTTGGCTGGCGAACTTCTGAGCCTCTCAGGCGACGACCTCGTTACCGTGCCGGCCGGGATCCGCGACGCGCTAAAGAAGCTCGCCGCCGAGCTTGAGAGCCGCGTGACCACCATCCGCCAGATCGGCGGCCGGGCGTGAGCGCCCTCCAGACCCCCGAGGCATACAGCGGCCCGTTCGCCGCCGCCGGCCTTACGTCTCCGCCCGGCTGCATCGGCGCGACGATCATCACCCGCAGCGGCACCTACTTCGACTTCCTCAACCCGGAGAGCACGCCGCTCACGATCGAGGATATCGCCGCGGGCCTGTCGCGCTGCTGCAGGTACAGCGGCCAACTGCCGGACCACATCGACCACTACAGCGTGGCCCAGCACAGCGTGCACGTCTCGGAGATCCTGCCGCCGGAGTTGGCGCTGCAGGGCCTCCTCCATGACGCGTTCGAATCGGTTGGCGGAGACATGGTCTCGCCCCTCAAGCAGCTCTGCCCAGACTACAAGGCGGTTGAGAAGCGTGGCGAGCGCGCGATCTTTAAGCAGTTCGGCCTCCCGGAGACGCTCGACCCGTTGGTGAAGCGGGCGGACTACATCCTCCTCAACACCGAGAAGCGGGACATCACTACCGCGCGCAACCACGCCTGGCCGGGGATGGAAGCATACCCGCCGCTGGAAAAGCGGATTTGGGCCTGGGGCGCACGGTACGCCCGCCGGCAGTTCCTCGACCGGTACTTCGAACTCCTCATGGCGGCGCGTCATGGCTGAGCGTCCCCTCCTGTTCAGTGCGCCCATGGTCCGCGCCCTCCTCGCCGGGCAGAAGACCCAGACGCGGCGGATCGTGAAGCCACAGCCCGTAAGCGTCGGCTACAAGCCGCTCCTCAGCTTCAACCGCGGCTTGCCCGAGATCTCGTTTGGGCCTGACGACACCGACGCCCGCGGCCTCCGCTGGTGGCGTTGTCCCTATGGCCTCGGTGGCGACCGGCTCTGGGTCAAGGAGACCTACCGCTTTCCTGAGCAGTTCGATGGCAACCGCCCAACGAGCGTGAAGGAGAACGTCAAGATCCACTTCGAGGCGGACGGTCCGCCCCGAACGACTGGATCTCTGTACGGCAAGCTCCGCCCGTCCATCCACATGCCACGCGTGGGCTCCCGCCTGCTGTTGGCGATCACCGAGGTTCGCCTCGAACGCCTGCAGAAGATCAGCGAAGCCGACGCCCTGGCGGAGGGGATCACGTACCAGCGCGAAGCCATCGGACTGCCTGGACACGATGGGGTCGCCGTCTACCGCTGGGAAGGCGGACACGAGGCCGGCTACACGAGCGCCGTCGCCGCCTACCGCGGCCTCTGGGAGGAGATCAACGGCCCCGGCAGCTGGGCGGCCAACCCGTGGGTTTGGGCGCTCTCATTCGAGCGGGTGCAACGGTGAGCGACGTCATCCAAACCCCGCCCGCCAAGCTCACCGCCGACGCCGTGCGCGCCGGGATCCTGGCCACGTTCGGCGGCAAGGCGACCGGCGGCCGGTATGCGGTCCTGTTCGAGGTGCTCAACGCCACGGGCGCCAGTCACACGCGCTCGGCCGATGCGGTCATCATGTCGTGCTGGCCGTCCGATGGACTGGAGCTGCACGGGGTCGAGATCAAGGTCTCGCGCTCCGACTGGATGTCCGAACTCCGCAATCCGAAGAAGGCGGAGGACATCGCTCAGCATTGCGACCGCTGGTGGCTGATCACCTCACCCGGCGTCGTCAAAGACGAGTCCGAGATCCCGCCGGCCTGGGGCTGGCGCGTCTGGGACGGCAAGCGGATGCAAACCATGAAGGCGGCGGCCCGGACGGAATCCAGGCCGGTCAACCGCCTGTTCCTAGCGTCCTTGCTGCGCAACGCCGGCGGACTCTCCGAAGGCGCCATGGAGCGCGCTCGCCGGGAAATCCGGGACGAGATGGAGCCGACCATTGAGAAGCGGGTCGCGGAGCGCCTCAAGGTGCGCACCCCTGACAAGCTCGGCGCGCTCCTGGAGACGGTCCAGGCCTTCGAACAGGCGACGGGCATCCTGCTGCACGAGGATTCCACCTGGGGATACCTCACGGTCGCCAACGGCTCGCAGGTCGGATCGATCGTCGCCGCGCTGAAAGCCACGCGGCTGACCGACCCACTGTCATGGGGAAACCCGCTCAACTCCCTTATTCATCACCTCGACCAGACGCGCGCGGCCGTGGAGGAGATGGCGTCGTCGGTCGGCGTCGAGCTCCCGAAGGCCAAGCCGAAGCGGAGGCGCGCGTGAACGCCGTCCCCGCCCTCCACTGGCGCTGCTTCCACTGCGACGAGGTCTTCATCGAGCGCCAGTCGGCAGCCGATCACTTCGGCCTGGACGAACTGGAGGTCCCTGGCTGCGTCGCGATCCTCACTGAGGGCGAGCGCGCCATCCTTGAGGATCGCCGTATGTGGCGCGAACGGGCCTTCGAGTCCGAGCGCGATCATGAGGCGACGGGCACTGCCTACAGCCACCTGCGCTGGGACGTTCGCGAGATCGTGCGGCGGGAGGCCAAGCGCCAGGGGGTCCACCTGACGGACGATGTGCGTGACCTGAAGTGGATTTGGGAATCCATGGAGGGACGCGCGCTGGCGGCCGAGGCGGCGATGCGCGCGGCTCCCCGCTGGCTGGCCTCATGGCTGCGCCGGCGCGCGGAAAGGCTCGGTCTATGAGCCACGTCCGCGAGCTGCAGCAGGCATTCGAACGCGAGCTGGCCGATTGGCCTGGCGTCTCGTGTTCGCTCGAGCGCGGCGCGAAGCATCCTCGCCTCATCCTCCAATTCGGCGGCCAGACGCGGTTCCTCGCGTTCCCCGGCACGCCGAGTTTTCGACGCGGCTGCGGTCGCGACAACATGATCGCTGGACTCCGCCAGACCTTGCGCGGGCTCGGCGCCACACGTACCCCTCGCTGTGCTCCGAAGCGCAGGTTGAGGGAGTTTTCATGCGCCGTCCGTCCGTAACCCGTCTCACCGTCGCCGCCCTGGAGGTCGCCCTTGGCTACCTCCGGACCCACGTGGCGAGTGGCGAGACGCCGGAACCGGACCGCGCGGAACTCCGCCGGGCGATCGGATTCCTTGAGGATCTGATCGCCCACAAGAAGACCTCACCGCCAAAGCAGAAGGGCGCACAAAATGCAGGTGATCCAAGGTAGCCGCGGAGGTCTCATCAAGGCCTGGGTCGAAGGTGTTCAGGTCGAGGAGACCGCGCGCGCCCAGCTCGACAACATCGCGGCCATGCCGTTCATCCACCGCCACGTCGCGATCATGCCCGACGTCCACTGGGGCATGGGCGCTACCGTCGGCTCTGTGATCCCGACGACCGGCGCGGTCATTCCGGCGGCCGTCGGGGTCGATATCGGCTGCGGGATGATGGCCATGCGGACCAGCCTCACGGCGGCCGACCTGCCCGACAACCTGCTTGGCCTGCGGACGGCCATTGAGAAGCGAATCCCCCACGGCCGGACCAACGATGGCCAGACTGGCGACCGCGGCGCCTGGGGCGAAGTGCAGTCGCCCGCCGCGACGGTGATGATGACGCTCGTCGGCGAGATGGCCGACATCGTCGCCAAACATCCGAAGATCTCCCGTGCCGCCGAGAAGGCGCCGAACCACCTCGGTACGCTTGGGACCGGCAACCATTTCGTGGAGGTGTGCCTCGACGAGGATGATCGGGTCTGGATCATGTTGCACTCCGGCTCGCGCGGCATCGGCAACCGGATCGGCTCCTATTTCATCGAGTTGGCGAAGGCCGACATGCGGAAGTGGTTCGTCAACCTGCCGGACCAGGATCTCGCCTACCTCCCGGAGGGAACCGAGCACTTCAACGACTACATGAAGGCGGTGTCCTGGGCCCAGCGCTTCGCCAAGGCCAACCGCACGCTGATGATGGGCGCCGCCGTCGACGCGCTGCAGGCCACGGTTGCCAAGCCCTTCTTCTGCGACAGCGAGGCGGTCAACTGCCACCACAACTACGTCGCCCAGGAGAAGCACTTCGGGAAGGACGTCTACCTCACCCGCAAGGGCGCGGTCCGGATTACGCCCGAGACGCTGGGGATCATTCCTGGATCGATGGGCGCGAAGTCGTTCATCGTCCGCGGCAAGGCCGGCGCGCCGCTGGCGGAATCCTTCTGCTCATGCTCTCACGGCGCCGGCCGGGCGATGAGCCGCAACGAAGCGAAGCGCCGGTTCACTCTTGATGATCACGCCGTAGCGATGCGGGGGATTGAGGCCAGGCTGGACGCCGACGTGATCGACGAGACGCCCGGTGCCTACAAGTCGATCGACGCCGTGATGGCCGCCCAGGCCGACCACGTTGAGATCGTGAGCACGCTCAGACAGGTCGTCTGCGTCAAGGGCTGAGGCCGTGCGCCCGCTCGACCGTGAATATGACCCGGCTCTGACGTGGGCCGGGTCGCTCGCGATCCGCGTCCACACTATGGGCCGGGCCGAGCTCGAATCCGCTTGGAACGCCGCGGAGGCCCTTCAGCACCGAGCCGTGCTCAAGGAACACCTCCGCGCCGTGCTCCGCCAGCTGGTGGACGCCGTCCAGGAACGTCTTTCCCAACTCCCGCCAAAGGAAGCCGCCGCATGAAATTCTATGTCGTCATCGACGCCACCGGGCACCCGGCCGTGGTGGGCGAAGTGAAGATGACCCACATGCTCGAGGAGGGAATGGAGGTGGACGTCAGCGACACACACGACTGCTACGATCGGGCGATGGAGGCCGTCGCCGAGATGCGCTCCTCGCGGTCCGCGATCACCGCTTAAGCGTCCCCTCCCAACGAACTCAGCCGCCCTTTCGGGCGGCTTTTTCGTGCCTGCTAGAATGAGATCCGGTCAAAGTCCTCGTCATCAGGAACCGGCAATTCATCGCCGGCGCCGGAGAGCACGAGCGTCAAGGGGAGCTTTACGGCGCGTGAGGGCGTACCCAGGAACCGCACCGAACCGGCGGTGCGGCCGGCGCCAGCGATGCGCAGCAGCTGGCCCTTCAGATCGGCGGCATAGGGGGTCGCCTCCATCAGCCGATCCAACTCGCCGTGCTTGTAGGCGACGAGCAGCGTCCCATTCTCGACGTGCCGCGCGCCGTTCCACTCGATCATCAGCCCATGGCGGCGCAGGACGTTGTCCGCCTCCTTCGTGCTGATGTCCTTCATCTCGCAGTCCACGCCGGCCGCGCGCTGGGTCAGCTCGTAGAGGCTGACCTCCTGCGACTTCACGCGCACCAGGCGGCCCATGAGAGCGGCCAGGGCCTTGTCCGATTCCTCGGTGTCGCTGCCCTCGAGGTATTCCGACCAGTCGTAGCGCGCGATCATGGCGCGGGCCTCGTCGATCGTGGCCAGCTTAGTCGACACGAGCGACCACGCGCCCGCCAGCAAGGCGCCGTACTGGTCGCCGTCGCGCTGCGAGCCGAACGTCTCCGCGGCCGCCTGCGCGAACACCTCGACGTTCTGGACGATGATCGGCAGAAGGGTGAGCGTGCGGCGCAGCATCTTGGCCGGCAGCTCAGCGTCGGAGCGGAGCGCGGTCATGCTTGCGCTGATGCGCTTCCAGGCCGCCGCGGCCTTCTCCTCCTCGCCGACAGCCTCGCGCTTTGGCTTCAGCGCCAGGATCGAGATGCGCTCCATGTCCGCCTGTTGCTTCAGGCCCACCTGGATCGATCCCATGCAGAACATGGACCGGATAATGAAGTGCATGGAGTCGCCGCCCTGCGTTCCCTTGAACGTCTTGGCGTCCGACTCCGTCGACGACTGGCGGATAAGGGAGAGGACGTTCTGCATACGCAGCGCCTCACGCTCGTTGTTCTGTTCGCTCTCGTCGAAAATCACCCCGAGCGAATCAGTCCGCAGCGATTGCCGGATCCCGGCCTCGGTCGAGTTGCCCTGCGCGTACAGGTTCGACCCGTTCAACAGCCAGTGCGTGAAGTTCAGAATGGTCGTCTTGCCCGACCCGGCGCCGCCCGTGATCCACACGTGCGGCCGCCAGCGCAACGCCCCGCCGACGGGCGCGAGCGCGCACCAGCCGGCCATGAGGATCGCCGAGGCAGGCCGCGTCCAGGCGAACCCCTGGAAGGTCTCGAACACCTTCTTGCCGTCCGCGGTGGAGAGCGGTTCTTCAGCGGGCAGCCGCAGCCGGCGCCCCTGCTCATAGATGTAGGTCGAATCGATCTTGGTCACGTCCATCATCTGGCCGTCGACCCAGAGCTGATGGCCGAAGTGGAAGACGAACCGCCCGTCATCGCGCCAGGCGCCCCGGCCGCGGAGCGAGTTCGGATCGAAGTAGCCGCGCTTGAACGCCATGCGCTGGAGCCAATTCACGGCCAGCTTCCTGTTCAGGCCCTTGTCGCCGGGGAAGTTCAGCTCCCACCAGTGCAACGGGGCGATCGCCGTCAGCGCTGACTCGGACCAATCGGCCTCGCCGCGGGCCGTGATCATCTTCTTTTCGTGCTGATAGATAAAGATCTGCGTCCGATCGTGGCCGCGCACTGTGAAATACGGGTTGTCGATCTCCTCCTCTTCCGGCTCCGGGAGATCAGCCGGCAAGAGGGCCGCGGGTTCGTCCCGATCGATCGGCCCGAAGTCGTCGAGGTTCTCGATCGGCGGCGGCTCGTCCGGCTCCGAATCAGGCTCCGGCGCCGGTTCCGGCTGAGGATCGAGCGCGGCCATGAGCTGGCGGCGGACCTCAGTCAGGCCCGACTGGGCATGCATGTCATTCCAGTCGGTCGGCTTCAGCTCGACGTTAGCGAACGCCGGCGCGATCACCTCGCCGCCGACGGCCGCCGCGGCGTCGCGCGCCTTCGTGACGCCCGGGTTCCGCACCGGCCGGTCCGTCCACTGGTCATTGTCCGCGGCGAACACGAGCCGGACCTTGGGCATAAGCCGGCGGACCTCGCGCCCGACGGCCATCAGGTTCCCGGCGTCAAACGCGACGATCACGCCCAGGCCGGTCGCCTCGTGCACGCTGGCGCCCGTGGCATAGCCCTCGACCACGAGCAGCGTGACGCACCCGTTGAGCTCCATCGGCTTGCCGATCGTGGCCCAGGCTCCGGCCTTCTTGGCCCCGTAGACGAAATCCTTGTCGCGCGCCTCGTCGCCCATCTTGAGCGGCTGCGCATAGATCGCCTGCAGGCCGGTTGTCCCGGTCCCGTCGCGCATCCGAATCAGGAGCGCGCCCTTGGCGGCCAGGAAGGGCTTGCCGTCTTCCCGGCGCTCTTTCCAGAAGTCCCCGATCCGCACGCCGTACGCGCCTACGCCCTTGCGGGTCAGGTACGGATGCTCCGTACATTCGGCCGCCGCGTCCCACATCGCCTGCGATCGGGTCGCGGCGTGCGCCTGGCGCTCGGCCTCAGCGGCCGCGTTCGCCTCGCGCTGTTCGCGCTGGCGCTGCGCAATCTCCTCGCGCTGTTCGCGCGTCAGCGGCGCCGTGCCCTTGGCCGTCCAGGCGAAGCGCTGGTCGCCCCACCGCTTGTAGCAGCCGAACGCGCCCGCCGGCCGCTCGTCGACGTGGACGCAGTACCAGCCGTTGCGCCGGTCGTTTCGGTCGCCGTCGACCTGGAAGCGGTGCAGCTTTCCGTCGGCCAGGATCGGGCCGTTTTCCTTCGTGTTGTAAACGATGCCGTGCGAGCGCATCGCATCGAGCAGGCTATCCAGTTGTTCCTGCGTCAGGAGAGCGTTCAACGCGTGAACTCCTGCAGCATGGCGACAGCCTCTTCCGGACTCCGGACGAATCCGGAAATCCCGCCGTCCTCCACCACGCGATCGCAGAACTTCTCCTGCTCAGGACGCCGGCGCCCGCCCTCTTCCTTCTTGACCTCTGGCCAGAGCACGACCGCCACCTTGCGGCCAACCATCTCCGGCGTGATCTCGATCGGGAACCAGCCGACGACATCCCCCTGTCCCACGAACCCCGCGTGGAAAACCCGAGCGCCGCGCACGACAGCGTCGCCTGGGTTCACGGTGACGGTCTTCCGTTGGCGGATCCACTCGACGCCGCCCACGACGGCTTGGCCGACGTTCTGACGGAAGACGGTCGCCCCCGCCTGCGAGAGCGCCAACATCACCCGATGCATGACGTTCTGCTCTTTCATCGGGACGCCTTCCTGCGGAGTGCGGCGCGGCACAACTGAATGCCGGCCGGGGTCAGCGCGTAACCGACGCTGAAGCTATTTTTGATCGCCTCACGACCGAGCGCCCGCCGCACCTGAGCAATGCGGACGCCGATGATCTTAGGCTGGCGCTCTTCCTGCTGATCCTTCGTGGGAAGGTGGGAAAGCAGGGTCTCGGTCGAGACGATCTCGCCGCGCGCGGCGTAGAGGGTTGCCAGGATCCAAGCGTCGCCCGGCTGCAGAACCGGGAATGCCGTCCGGAGTCGATCGATCGTGCGGGCCTGCGGAGCGATTCGCAGCTCCCGCCGCATATCTTCGACTCGGGCGATCAGCTCCTCGACCTGCCGACACAGACGCGCCTGCTCGCGCCGCAGCGCGGCGTTCTCACGCTCAAGCGGCGTCAATAGCTCAGCCTCCCGTAGGCGCTGGCCTGAGCCTCTGCGCGGCGCTGCGCGGCATTCTCCTTCGACGCCCAGACCTTCTCGGCCCACCCGTCCTTGTAGCCGCGCACCTTGCCGATCCGCTCCAGATCCTCGAGGGACTGGGCCATGCCGACTTCGCGCTTCTTCGCCATGGAGATGGCCTTGCGCATCTCGGGCGTGATCTTCTGGAGCTCGCCCTCGACGTGCTCGATCTCGCGCGCCTGCGTCTCGTGTACGTGGCCGCAGCGAGGGCATTGCGGCGGGGGCCAGAACACCGAGTAGCAGCTCTCGCACTGCTTCACGAAGACCGACGGCTCCTCGCCTGGCTTCTTCGCCCGCTTCTTCTTGCCGTCGAGCGACCAGTCGAAATCCGAGTCGGGCAGGCCCAGGCGCATGAGGTTGCCGACGTGATCCAGGATCAGCGCCCGGTCCTTGCCGGCCAACATGCGCAGCGCCCGGCCGATCTGCTGGAGGTGAAGCGACAGCGACTGAGTCGGCCGTAGCAGGATCGCCACCTCGACCGCGGGCAGGTCGAAGCCCTCGCCGAAGATGTCGACGCTCGTGAGAACCAGAATTTCGCCGCGCCGGAACGCCGCCAGGATCCGCTTGCGCTCGTCCTTCGGCGTCGTGCCGTCGATGTGCGCCGCCCGGATGCCGGCCGCATTGAACTGCGCGCACACGTGCTCGGAGTGGGCGATCGAGATGCAGAAGACGACCGCGCGCTTGCCCGGCGCCTTGGCGCTGTATTCTCGGATCGCGTCGCCGGTGATCGTCGGCTTGTCGACGACCTCTTCGGCCTCAGCCTTGACGAAGTCGCCCATCCGCGTGTGCACGCCGGACAGGTCGATGCTCGAGGGGACGTAGGCCTCGTAGTCGCAGAGGAACTTGTTGTCGATCAGCCAACGGACCGACGGCCCCTTGACCATGTAGTCGTAATGCTCGCCCAGGCCGCGGCCATCCAGCCGGATCGGCGTGGCGCTCAGGCCGAGCACCTTCGTGCCGCGGGCCTTGAAGTGGTTGATCACCTTCGCCCAGCCCGCGGCCACGGAGTGGTGGGCCTCATCGACGATCAGCAGCTTGGGGACCGCCACCTTGTCGAGCCGGTTCTTGAGCGTGTCGATCGCGGCGATTTGCGCGAGCGGCCGCGGGTTCGGCGTGACGCCGGCGGCGATGATTCCGAAGTTGTCGAGCCCGACGGCCTGGAAGGTCTGCGCGGTCTGGTCGATCAGGAAATCGCGGTGGACGGTGAAGATGACGCCGCCGCCCTTGCTGGCGGCCGATTGCGCAATCGTCGAGCCGATGACCGTCTTCCCCGAGCCGGTCGGCGACTGGATGATGACGCCGGAATGCTCGATCGAGGCCTGCCGGGCCTCCTGGATCATCTCGACTTGGTGGGGATGCGGCGTGAACGTCACGCGGCCAACTCCCGCGCCCGCTCACCGAGGCGATCCAAAAAGGCGTCCAATGCGGGGTCCTCGTCGCGGCGCTCCTCGATCTGGCGCACCGCGTAGCGGACGAGCTTCCGGTCACGACCGATCAGCAGGCCGACGGACCGGGTGGAACAGTTGAGCTCGACGTTCGCGACGTAGGCGGCGACGTGCAGCGGCCAGGCCGAGCGCTTGACCCGCGCGGGCGGGGCGGCAGCCGGATCCTCGGCGATGGCGCGCTCGACCAGCGGGATCACGTTCGGCGCCGGCGACCCAGCGCGGTCAGGGCGCGCCACCGGCTCGTTGTTCAGCTTCAGGCCCAGCACCGACGCCCGGCAGCGGACTGCCGACAGGGTCACGCCCAGGCGCCGAGCGATCTCGGCCGGCCGCTCGCCCTCCGCGACCAGCTGGCGGAAGCGGGCGTCCAGGCGATACCACTTGCGGGCGAATTGGCCGGGGCTCATGCCGCCAGCTCCGCGAGACGGCGGGTCTCTTCGACCGCTACGCGCTCGCCGATCCACCGCATGCAGGGGATAGCCATGGAGTTGCCGAGCGCCTTGTAGCGAGGCCCGTCCGGGCATTCCGTCGGCAGCCGGCCCTTCCAGACGATGGCCGTGTAGCCGTCGCGATAGCCCTGTAGGCGCTCGCACTCGACCGGCATGAGCCGGCGGACGGCCGAGGCCGCCACGTAATCCCGGCTTGACCCGCCGTCGGCGGCGCGCAGCGTGCCTACCGTGTCGCCGTCGCCGTGGACCTCCGGGAGGGCGCCTTCATCGCGGCCGCGCAGCGCGAATGCGATAGCCGGTGGCACGCCCGCGTTGGCATGCTCGATCGCATTGCCGCCCCGCAGCGTGGGCGATAGGTCGAAGGCCGCGTCCTGGCCATGATCCTTGTTGGAGAAGGCTATCGTTGACGGACGATCGACGCCGACTCCAAGGCCAACCGGAGCGTCGCCGGCAGGTTTTCCCCCCGCATCTCGGCTCGGCGGAGAATGCCGGCGCAGGCCTTCGGGCTCAAAAAGTACCCCGGCGGGATCGAATCCTTCACGAGCACTTGAGACAACGAACACACGGCGGCGTCGTTGGGCCAAGCCGAAGTATTGAGCATCGAGGATGCGCCACGCCGCGACCCTTCGCGGCCCAACAACCAGACCCGCGTCGTCCCAGCGCTGTCCTTTGCCTGGAACGAGGGGGGCTTCTGCTCCCACCAGGCCCGCGAGGAAACAGCCGAAGGCGTTGTCGTCGACGCTGAGGACTCCGGGGACGTTCTCCCAGACGATGACGAGGGGCTTGAGGCCGGCTCGGACCCGAACAGCGTCAATTGCATTGGCCAACTTCACGAACTGGAGGGTGAGGTTGCCGCGAGCATCAGCGAGGGACTCGCGGAGGCCAGCGACGCTGAACGCCTGGCAGGGCGTACCGCCCGCCAGCAGAGAGGGAAGCGTCACGCCCAACCGGCGCAAATGGCGCACCCGAATTGCCGTGAAATCGCCCCAAAGGGGCAAGCCCCGCCAGACGACGCCGGTCAGCCGCGCATCGACGGCGCCTTGGCGCTGCTCGAGGACTGCGCGTGGGAAAGCATCGATTTCGGAGCTGAGAACGAACCGCCAACCCAGCGGCGACCACGCCTCATGCACCGCCCCGATTCCGTCACAGACGGTGAGAACGTCCTCCGGAGCGGTCACTGATTCGCACCGCTACCAGTAGATTCGCGCCGCGCACGTAACCTAAGGGGTGTTCCGCGTGTGCGGTCGAACGTCGCAACCAGAGCGTGGGTCTTCGAACCACACTTTTCCAGGGTTGGATAAAGTCGACCGGTAGACGAGAAATCCCGGATTAACGCTAACGAAGCGGAGCTATCCGCAGGGCACAGCCAAGGCTGAGCCTGAGTAAATGTACCCGTTCGGGTGGTATTCCGTCTAAGGAGGAGCATCGCAGGGCTGCCGGTAGACGCCAATAATCCATGGCTGACGTCGCAACCCTACGGAATCCAATTGGAGTCGTCTTAAGCAAAGCCGGGCGAATACGTGATTATAGAGGGTGACTAGAGAGTATTGATGGCGCTCCGGGAACTCCGGGGTATACGCCGGAACTTGGATGGATTCCGCCTATACAGGGTGACGGAATTGGGGCAGCTTCTCCATCAATCGGAACTCAAAAAAACGGGGAACACCCCAAGTGTTAGAAGCAATTGTCGCTCCCGGACTCGTCCGGGGCATGAGCAATGACGCCTACCATCAAGGTAAGGGCACATCGAAGTCGAAGTGCGATGACATCGCGCCAGAGTGTGGCAACTCGCCACGCACTTACTACGCTAAGCATGTTGACCCCGACCGGAGGCCGTTCGAGCCGACCGAGTCGATGGTGATCGGGACCGCGATTCACGCGGCGATCCTGGAGCCGGACAGCTTCGCGGCCGGCTATGTGGTCGCTCCGGAGGATGCGCCGCCCCGCCCGTCGAGCCGGCAGATCAACGCCAAGAAGCCCTCGCCCGACACGATCAAGGCGATCGAGTTCTGGTCCGACTTCACGAAGGAAGCGGCCGGCAAGATCATCATGGAGGCCGAGACCTGGGCAAACATCTTGGGCGCCCGCGACGCCGTGCTGACGCACCCCTCGGTCAAGGGCTTGTTCACACGCGGCGAGGCCGAGGTCAGCTATTTCGGAATCGACCCGGAAACCGGCGCCCTGGTGAAGTGTCGGCCGGACTATGACCGCCTGAACTACGACGGCATGATTGTCGACGTGAAGTCGACGCAGGACGCCAGCCCGGAAGGCTTCGGCGGGTCTGCGACGAAGTTCCGCTACGACGTGCAGGACCCCTGGTATCGGGACGTCGTCGACCTCGCGCTTGGCACGCAGGGCGTGGTCGAGAAGTTCGGGTTCGTCGCCGTCGAGTCCAAGCCGCCCTTCCAGGTGGGCCTCTACTACTCGACGCCCGAGCAGCTGGCGTTCGGCCGCCGGATGGGGCGGCGCGACCTGCGGCGGATCCTGGAGTGCACGGCCGCCAATTCCTGGCCCGATTTCGCCGCCGACAAGGGGCCGCAACCGTTGCGGATCCGCCCCTTCGCAAGGCGCGAAGCCGCCTAGCTGCGTCCGAACTGGACGTAGCCCAGAACGAGAACACTTCCAGAACAAATTACGGTAGACAACCTACCGAACCACGTTAGGAAGCTTGGCCATGCGCCTCACACATGTCCGCATTCGCAACATCCTCGGCATCGAAGAATTGGACTTCGACGCCGGCGCCTTCACCGTGATCGAAGGCCCGAACGGCAAGGGAAAGACCTCCGCCCTGGAGGCCATCAAGTCCGTCGCCAAGGGCGGCGAGGACGCCACTCTCCTCCGTAACGGAGCCACCGAGGGCGAAATCGTCTGGCTCTTCGACGAGGGGACCACGGTCCGCAAGCGTGTCACGGAGAAGTCGCAGACCGTAACCGTCGAGAAGGACGGCAAGCGGGAGCCGAAGGCCCAAACGACCATCAAGGGCTGGCTCGACATGCTGAGCATGAACCCGGTAGATTTTCTACGGGCCGAGCCCAAGCGCCGCGTCAACGTCATGCTGGAGAGCATGCCGATGCAGGCCGAGACGACCCGCATCCAGGCCATCATCGGCGACGCCACGTTCGAGCCCGTCGGCGACCACGCTCTTCGTCAAATCGACCACGCTCGTACGACGGTCTACGACGACCGCACCGGCACCAACAGGGCGCTCAAGGACAAGCAGTCCACGATCAGCCAGTTGACCGCCACCCTCCCACCGGAGCGCGGCCCGGCGGGCGAGTTGGAGACCGAGGAATCCCTCGTGTTGCGGGTCCAGAACATCGAGGCCCTGAAGGCGGCCGAGATGAAGCGGATCGACGACAAGCTCGACGGCCTGCGCTCGGACCACGACACAGCCGTCGCCGGCTACCGGGCCGCCATCGCCGAGCTGCAGGCCGAGATCGCGACCACTTCCCAGGCCTTCGCGGACATCCAGTCCAAGGCGTCGAGGCAGCGCGAGATTTCGGCCGACCGCTTCAACCAGGAGCTCGCGCCCAACGTCGCCGCCCTCGCCGCCATCCGCGCCGATCGGGAGGCCGCCGTGCGGGCCAAGACGACCCGCGAGACCCTCGCCAAGCTGCGCGAGGAGGTCGAAGACCTGAGCGCGGACTCCGCCCGCCAGACGAAGGCCATCGCTGACCTGGACGCCTACAAGTCGGAGCTGCTCGGCGCCCTGCCCATCTCCGGCCTCGAGGTGCGCGACGGCGAGATCTACCGCAACGGCGTGACCTTCGACCGCTTGAACAAGGCCCAGCAGGTCGAGATCGCCGTCGAGATCGCCAAGAAGCGCGCGGGCGAGCTGAAGCTCATCTGCGTCGACGACCTGGAGATGCTCGACAGCGAGCACTTCGCAGAATTCCAGGCCCAGGCGATCGCCTCCGGCCTGCAACTGATCGTCACCCGCGTCTCGGACGGCGAATTCGCCGTGCGCGCCGAGGGCTGAGGAAAATGGGGCGTTAGACCCCGCAACGGAACTTCAACAAAAACAATATCGAAAAGGGTAATCGATGACTCAAGACGTAGTCAGGGTGGAAGAGCAGGTTATCGAGCCTGCCTTCCCTCGCCATGGCATGCCGGCCGTCGTGAACGCCGGCGCGGTGATGATCGAACAGGAACGCGCCGTCGCTGAAGCCCAGGGGAAAATCGCTGTCGCGAAGAAATTCCGCCGCAACAACGCCGAGGTGACGGTCGAATTCCTCGACGCCTGCAAGAGCCCCGAGTTCGCGACCGCGGCGTTCTACGCGGTCCCGAACCGCGGTAGCGGCGAGTCCATCCGGTTCGCCGAGGAAGCCGCCCGCTGTTACGGCAACTTCGAGTTCGGCCACCGCGAGTTGTCCCGCAGCGACGGCAAGTCCGAGGTCGAAGTCTACGCGTGGGACGTCGAGCGCAATAACTTCGCCCGGCGCCAGATCACGATCATGCATGTGGTCGACACGAAGAACGGCCCGAAGGTGCTCCGCGACCAGGCGGACATCGACAACCGCATCGCCAACGTCGCCAGCAAGCAGGTCCGGGGCCGGATCCTGGCTCTATTGCCCAAAGCCCTCGTGGCGGCCGGCAAGGCGGAATGCAAGAAAACCCTCGCCGGCGGCAATGAGAAGCCGGTCAGCCAGCGCATCGTCGACATGACAGTGGCCTTCTCCAAGATCGGCGTGACCGCCGCCATGCTGGAGAAGCACCTCACCCACAAGCTCGACGAGACCACCATCGACGAACTCGCCGACCTCGCTGGCATCTTCAACGCCATTCGCGAGGGGACGAAGGCCTCCGAGTTCTTCGGCGGAGAGAAGGTGGACAACGACGCTGCAGCCGCCCTGGCCAGCGCCGGCAAGGACGACGCAGCGCCGAAGAAGCCGGCCAGCCAGGCGAAGGCCGAGACGAAGACCGAGGCCAAGAGCGAGACGAAGGCCCAGGAGAAGCCCGCGGAGGCCCCTCCGGCCGCAGACAAGCCCACTGAGGCCGCCAAGCCGCAGGAAGCCGCCCAGCCCGCCCAGCAGCCCGCGCAAGAGCCCGCCCAGGCCGCTGCCGAGCCTGCCCCGCAACAGCAGCCCGCCCAAGCGGCGGCCGCCAGCGAAGAAGCGGTGTTCTAGAGATGGCCGACTCTTACCTCACCCCCAAGGAACTCAGCGACCGCTGGGAGCGCAAGATCTCGGTGAAGACCCTCGCCAACTGGCGCTGCGACCCGATCGGCAAGGGCCCGAAGTTCCGCCGGTTCGGGAACAAGATCCTCTACCCCGTCTCCCTGGTGGAGCAGTACGAGAACGCCAACCAGTTCGGGACCACCCGCGACTACGGGAAGCGGCCCGAGCAGCCGCTCGCTGCGTGATCCACCGCACTACCAGTGACGCCGAGCGCCGGGCCCGAAAGGGTCCGGCGTTTGTGCGTCCGTGACGCTGCCCGCCACGCCCGAGGATCGCCGTCGGCTGGCAGAGGACATTGCTGCTTGGGAGGAGCGCGCCGCCATCATTGAGGCCGACAGCGGTTTGGGGCGCGAGGCAGCAGAGAACGCCGCTGCAGCGCAGCTCGGCTATCGTCCGGCTTGGCGCGGGTCGATCCTCAAGGTGATCGACACCTGCGGACCATGAAAAAAGCGCCTCCCTGGGGAGGGAGGCGCTAAGTCAATCGGAACTTCAGGCGAAAAGGGTAATTCTCGCCGAGCGCTAGGAAGAACTCGCTTCGGGCTCCCCTGTCCAGCCCCTTCGCGCGCTAAGGGAATCTTAACCATTTACCACCCCTAGGCGCGCGACAGGATTGTCCAGCTGACCAGAGAGGATGCGATCCAGATAGGCAGACCACGTCTCCATCGCCGCGCGCTTCTCCGTCAGATAGTCGTACCGGTCGTAGTGCCGGCTTGAGATGTCGTTGCGCGCGTGATTCTGGAGCCTGTCGCGGTCCTCCTTTGAGATCCCCGCGGCGCCGGAGAGCGTCTTCCAAGTCCGACGGAGATCGCGCGGCGTGAAGCGCGGCACGTCAGGATGGTCCTTCAAATACCGCTTCACCATCTTCTCGATCGCCGCGACCGAGGCGCTTTCGCCCGGCTTCGTGACGTGCGGAAAGAGCATTGGCCGAGCCTTGGGCCGCTTAACGACGCCGTCGAGGAGCGTGACCGCCTGCGGGGGAAGGGGGATCGCGTGCGGCATCCCGTTCTTGGTCTTCGACCAATCCAACATCTTCTCCGCCCGGTCATAGGCCGTGTCGGTCAGCTGCAGGATCTCAGTGACCCGCTGTCCGGTTGCGGCGATCAACATGAGAACCGGCGCGGCCACGTATTGCTCTTGCCGGCTGTCGAGCCACTGCCAGAACTGCCGCAGCTCGGCCGGCGTCAGGTGGCGATCGCCCGCGCGGTTCGCCTCCTCGCTCCTGTCCGTCGGAATCGCCGAAACGGGGTTGACCTTGATCCCCCAATCGGTCCGGCCCACGTCGCTAGTGTATGTGTTCGCCGACGTCAGCGCCCACGCGTAGGCCGCATGAAGGTAGGCGCGCGCGTCCCGCGCCAGGACGATCGCGCCGCGGTCATAGATCGAGGCGAGGTGCTCGCGGATGTCCTCGACCGTGACGTCGGCCGCCCGCTTCGTTTTGCCGAGGTCGTTGACGGCGCCCAGGTTCCCGAGCAGGACATGGTTGGCCATCTTGTGGGATGGCTTACCCTGCCCCTTCAGATGAGCGACGTACCCATCGAACAGGTCTTTGACCGTCACGCCGCGCCGCTCGCGCCGGGCCTTCGGGCCGACAGGATCGAGGCCAGCGAGGATCTGCGGCGCATAGTCCTTCTGGAAGGACTGGCGGGCCTCCGCCACGGTCATGTCCGGGAAGACGCCGATCTTGAGCGTCTTGCGCGCCTCGTCGCGCCACCACACGGCGTACCATTCCGCGGTGAAGGTCTGATCCCTCATGCGGATCGCGACCACCAGGCGACCGCCTCCGCGCGCCCCACCGTCGCGCAACTCGACGCTCTTTTTTCCCGTGGCCGGCAGCTTCTTCATAGCGGCCTTGATGGCGGCTTCCGTGATCAT